TGCGTCCTAGTCGACGTTCCGACCTCGATAATTAAATCCAAGATAGAAGTGGACTATTAAAAAGACTTGCTATAAGGAATGCCTATCGGTATGACATTGCGCCCGTGGTGGCTACTAACCTGATCGACCGACTTTACCGTTACAAGAATCTTCGACTTCCGTGTGACGACTTTCGCTCTCACCTTTGCTGTCTGGCGACTAGGCCTTCAACCAACATTAGTGGCTATTATCGTGCAGACTTTCCGATTCTAGAACTTAGGACGGAATCCTACCACGAACGGATACCCCTTTATCGGGCTTCAGACTGACGGTTTGGCTACTAGACCCCAAGCGTTAGACGATGAGACCATTGACCTACTACGTCAACCCTGACGGTTTACCGCTGACTAGACGGACCCCACTCTTACCTCCGTGTTGACATTCCACATCAGGACGTTATCGGTCGCCCCATATAATGTCCAGCGTCACTGGACGACTAGAATGTCCAAAGATCCACGCTCGGAGCGACTTAGCTTATGCACCCCGAGCGCGGTACTGCAGACACTCGACTACTTGCCCATATCGTTGAACGCCTTACGAGTAGCACCAACTGTGTTCCTACGACCGAGAATACTCTCGCCGATTACAGCGGCACTGTCTGAACCGAAACCAGCGTCAACAGGGGGCGTAAACCCTCCGCCATCCTCAATCTGACTTTCCAAGACTTTCCACGCATGACTGAGCGCTGCGATAGCATCGTCCAGACTATCGAAACCAGAAGCAGCATCGACGATACGCTTCGCGTCGTGATAGACGGCCGCGTTAGCCTTGAGCGAAGTCAGATCAAATCCAGCTTCAACGCTCTTTTCGGTAGACGTTCCGACTACTGTGCTATTGGACTGACCCATAGTTATCTCCTGTTTTTTGGGTCCGCCCCATAACCGAGACTACACCGCCCAATTATAGGACGGACAAGTAGAAACGTTACCGGAACTTCAAATTATACTATACGACCGGATTGCCCGGAAGTTATCAGACCTGTGCCGGATTCGACACAGATCGGTGTGCCACAAACACACGCCGATGCCAATTTGTTATCGGTGTATGTTGTTTTCGTCTACACTATATCTTAGGCTTAGTTATAGCAATCGTCAAGTAGCGCCCGCAAATAGATTTTCCGCGTTTTTGGGCTCCAATCCACGATATTATAGACCAATTACCGATAATATGCAATTCGCAAAACGTCCGCTTTCTGAGATCACATATCGGTCCAAAGCCTATAATAACCCGCCGTATTCGCGCCAAAGCGTGTTTTTATCAGCAAGACCTATAATACATATTATGCGCGTCTTAATATGGGGTCCTATAACGCGAAAAAACCTCAAATCGGCGATATTATCGCTATTATGGTATAAAAAAACACGTCCGCAAACGTAAAAGGCTGGTTTCAGGCTTAGAATGGCGATATTATGGGTGAAAAGACACAGGATAAGCTAGTTACCGGCATCGTCCCATATTCCTCACTGCCCAAAGTCCTATAACATATATGAGTTGTCAAGGAATCGTGTACAACTGGATTATGGTCTGATAATGTTCAGATTTGCCATGGGTCCGAAAACCTCGATCGCCATTTCATTATAGGCCCTAGCCGCCTCTATCTCAGTCCGATAAGTCTTTCGAGTTGCCTTACCGTGATACTTTATTTGTGCCACCCAAGGGTGTGATAATCCAGGCTGCTGATAGAAAGAAACGCCCTTATATTGGGACCATTTGGCATCGCTTCTTTTGCGCATATTGCCGTTATTATCGGAAGCTGTTACAATGCGCAGATTGGACCGATAATTGTTTAGTCCGTTTTTGTCGATATGGTCCGTATAACATTTGTTGCCGCGCCAAAGTCCCATAACCAGCCGGTGCATGTAGATTGTTTCTCGGACCTCACGTGGTCCGATACCTACTGTTACAACATAGTGTGTCAAATTGCGCCTAGTCTTGATAAGATGCCAATTATAGCGTCTTATAAGCTCAGCATCATCGTTGTCGAAGAAGACCGATAATCCTTTGATTTTCATTTGTCCCATAATGTATTATACGCCCGAACATTGTTGTTGTTCCGATAATATAAGAATTTTCTTATAAATATAGGACCAAGAGCTGCGAATACCCTTAGTCCCATATTGTTAGTCTTGGCTATTTGTTGTCCGATAATGCCCGTTTCATTCTCCGTTTGTTGTCGGTCCATATCTTTGCGCGAGCTACCGATAACTTCAAGTTTCTGTCTCTCTTGACTTTTCGCCAATTTTTATCGGACCTGCGCTCGTAATACATACACTTCGGTTTCACGTTATCGGCTCCTCCGTTTTCCGGACGTTCCCATCTTCGTCCGTATAATCTGCAATGTCCGATACAAATACGGTGGTGCGCGGAAATTTTATTACAGGATATTCGCCACAATATCCGATAAGTATCCCTTCAAACGGCCACTTATTCAGTGTCACTTTACTACCAACAGGTATCATATTATCGCTCCTTTTCCGATAACTACTGTCCGGCTGCGCCACACAATTCCTGAAGAGTTATAGGACACGCGCTCGTATTCGAGTCAGTTGCGTTTCTGTCCGGTAATCCTACTGTGTCCGCCTCATCCTTATCGGACAATAGCATAGTGCCGATGAAACCGAAGTTCCGCGCCAACCGGGATTTCAGTTGTGCTTTGGCAGATACCTTGGAGCGCCCGAAAGCACACATTCCATATAACTTGCTGTGAAACGGACCAACGATTTCCGCCCGATAACCCCAAGGTGTCTTCATGTACCAAAACCGGACAGCTCGCCGCTTATCTGCGCCGCATTCGTTTTTTTCGGACGACATTGCCGGTGGATTTATCGGATCGTAATCTGTGTCGAACTTGTGGCTCAATTTGTTATGGGTCTCTATGTTGGTCCGATCAGATAGTCGTTGCCTGTTTCCGATAACATTGGATACTCTAGTTCCCATAATTATTCCCCTCATCATTATTGGCGTCCGATAGTTTATCGGTTCGGCCTACACTATATCATAGCATATCTGCGCCGGGAAGTCTAGCCGATAACCTGTAAATCCAAAAAACCTTTTGTGTCCTATAAAAACGCACACAAGCCAAACTGGCTAGCTCAGGTCCGGTAACGTGCAGTACTCGTCCGATAATGATTATGTCGGCGCAAATAGAAGGTCCGATAATCTATGCAAGAGCTATCGTTACAAGTACGGCCAATAACAGTGTCCGAATCCAGAACATCGTTCTCATATCATCGGTCTCCGAGGCATAGGTCCAATAAATATGTGTGTTGCTCGCACATCCGATAATCAGGCCATCTCTCCGGAGCGTGGAATTCTTTATCGGTCTGCTCAGTGTATTCGATAGTGGCACACTCTTGGTCTGATAACCAACGTACTATACTCGACACAAACATGTCCGGTATCACAACAAACGAGGGATGCCCAGTCATTCTAGTCCGATAACGTATTAGTGTCATGTGTCCCATAATGTTATACTCCAATGTCGTCCCATATTGACCAGATACTTATCGAACCTACAACCACCACCAAACAACATCCGATAATAGCAGCTATCATATTGTTCCCCCTTTTTCAAGCGTGTCTTTATTCTTGTCGTATTGTGCAATCGTTTTTCGTGTTTTCTTATCGGCTTTCCACCGTCTGATAAGCTCAGCAAAGAAACGTCTGATAATATTCACAGTTGTCCCCCCCGTGTCAGAACCGAACATTGTCTAAGAACCGAACACGATGCCAAGAATATTCTGAAGGTCCGAAAACAAGTTGCTCAGATTCGCTATCACAATCGTTCCAATCGTTCCTGCGAGGCCGAGTATTGTGGTAATATTCATCGTCGTGTCCCCTATCATAAAGTGTATCGTTCAACCTAATGGAGTATAGGATACAATCCGATCGATTGCAAGTATGGAAAAGATATTTCTTTCGTCCGATAACATCATGCGTGCGATGGTCTATAGGGTGCGAGGTATCGTCCTATAAGTACACAGGCAGAACAAGATGTATGGTCCGATAAAGTTTGTAGATGGCGTCCGATAAGCTCTTGCACGTCGTGCAAGGTTATGTCCGATAAGCATGTGTTGATAGCATAGTCCGATAAGGTTCGTCAAGCATAGTAGTCCGATAACAAGCTCAGGGGGGGGTAGCCCGATATATAGAATGTCCGATAACGGGATAGGGGTCCGATAACGCGAGGGGGATCGCTCATAGTAGAACCCAAAATCATCCTACCCTACAACTTTTATCACACCATATTTATCGTAGCCCGCCATTCTCTTCACCACCCTCCTTCTTCCCCGCTAGGGGCCACCCCTTCTTTACACCCTCAAACCAATCGCTTTATCAGACGTGCATTTATCTGAAAAAAAATCGGAGGGACGTGCAATAGGGAATGCAGTTAGACGTATAATAGATAGCAACCAGATGGGATTGCTCTCGTGAGTAAAACGCCGTGCCCTACTCTTTTGTGTCTTGCAACTTGAGGTATCATGAAACATGTCGGGACAACAGTCATATGCCCTCATATATGTTAATGGAGACTCTGTCGGTTGCTTCGAAGGGGAAGAGTTGGCATACATTGATTTTATAAATTTTACGACAGACTCACCATGTACACAACATGAGCTTTTCAGTATCACGTATAGAAAAGGACCAGGTAGTAATCCAGAAGGAATCTTGGCACCAAAGAAAACAGTAATCGTAACTGACGGTATGATTTTTGATGTTATTGTCACTAGTTAGGAGATAGAAATGATTCGTATTTTGAGCAAAAATGATCAGGTTCTTATTGCTGGTATCGGCGCGTCCGGCGTTACTATAGATCCAGATGGAGTGCTATTAAATCTAGACATAGATGATTTTGATATAATTGACATCGATCTTGATGATGGGAAAGTGGTACAAATCCGATCATTATCCACTGTAACATACGACCTTGAGATCAGTAGATTGATTAAAACATAGAATTTGGCAAGAATAACCATGCGATTACTTTGGTGAGCTTCGTATGGTCTTTTATATTGGAGAAAGTTATGAGAGCTAGAATTGGTGATTTGGCGATTGCAAGATTTGATCCTACAAAGGACGATATCAGAGCTGGTAAAAAATGGAACGAAAAGGTATGTTTAGTTATAGAGGCTTTTACTTATGGACGAAACGATACTAGATCACATAGATTCATCTACTGGGACGGTAGTATATATCAAAAAGATCTACCACCGCATCGTCTTGTTCGTGTTCGCCTGAATCGTGATTACGACTGGACAGGGAACTTCCAAGACATTACAATAGACAAAGTGGTTGAGGTCAAAAGATAGCAACATAATGCTGCTCTCATGAGTTTCGCACAATGAAATCGCTTAAAAGAAAAGCTATCCCAGATTACCCAGACTATTTCGCTGACAGAGAGGGACTTATCTGGAGGAAACTTTATGGTTCGTGGCGTGTTATTAATCCTGTCACACACCATGATGGTTATCAATACACTTATGTTGGTATACAGAAGCGTGTGTTGACACAACGTTTGGTCTGCGCGGCTTTTAAGGGTATGTGCCCAGAAGATATGCAAATATGTATTCGTCGGGCCAAGAATCAACAGCCTCGTAGACTGAGATCACAGAGATATTTGAAATGGGGAAAATACACCGATAAGAGAAAAAGAAAGAATTATACTAGGCTATCAGAAAGCGATCAAAAACAAATACTGAGATTGTATAAAGAAGGAAAGACTCAAATTGATATAGCTCGTCGATTTGGAGTGACACAGCCCGCAATTTCGTATCTAATCAAAAGAAAAACGAGGAGTGTAGTATAATGGAAATCATAGTTTGTCTTAAGTTAGAAGTTGATGGGGACCAAGTGAAGGCAGTCAATGGCACCAATGACACCGAAGACCAAATTAAATCAAAGATTCGGGCTTGGGTTGCAGACAGAGTAGGATACGATTCTGTAGCAATCGCGGGTATCTCATTATATAGTAGTTGTCTATTAGCAGAAATAGAAGGAACAGATACTCTGCGAATAGTACCGTCTCATCCAGTAGTGAAATTACCACCTGACACGAAGATACAATAATGTATTATGTACGTTTCAGACACATCCCCCTTTTTGTGTCTTGCAACAAGGAGAAAGAAAACAAATGTCATCTAAAAAGAAGAAGCAACCAGTTGATTCTACATCGACACAACGTTTTGTTGAAACATCTAGAGAAATCCATTTAGCTCAACTGTATGACAACGATAATCATATGTTGGAACCTAGTGAATATTTAGTAATTGGCCTAGTGAATACGACGATATTAGAAATAGGTGCAATCATATGTAAAAATGATATAGAGTGTCTTATGTATTATGATGGGTGTATGGTCTTCATAGATTAGGGATAAAAATAAATGAAACAACCTGCACTCGACAGAATAGCACAAGTTGGTGATACGATTCGTATAACTACTAGAACGTTATCATTATGTGGAGAAAAACTTATTGTAACTTATTCATCACAACGGGGAGTCATGGCTCAACATCCTGAAGGAAGTTACAACCCATGGAGTTTTCTTCATAGTCATTATGAAGTGGTTGAAAGTGGAGATAAGGGTTCTTGTGAACTTTGCCATGATTGTAATGGTACAGGAAAAATTCAATTATTCACTTCTACTATTAAATGTAGTTGTACGTAGTAATGGTGTCCAAGATTAAAGAAGGATAAAAATGACTTATCTGATTGGTGTGATATGGGCGTTACTCTGCATATTCTTTATTTTTGTATTAATACTACCTATTCAAGTATGGATACGACTATGGAAATCTATATGGACGAAATAAATGAACAAACATAAGTGGAATTGGCAGAGGACGTACCATCCAAGTGAGAGAGGGTGTCTGTTCTAGAGCCAAGAAGGGACTCTTGAGTTTAACAGTCTCACCAGATATAGCCGTAGGGGTGAAGCCTAACCTATGGGTGGCTCAGGCGTGTCTTCCCTATTGGGCGCGTGTAGCAGATCGCAGAATCCCTGGTAGACAAACGGCTGAGGTTTTGGCTAAAGATCTTCTAATTGGGGCATATATCGCTATCGTACAAGAGATGAAACTTCACGGTATTGAGTTGCCAGACACAGAATAGGAGTAATTGACAATGAGAGGACCGTATACTTTTGAAGAGAAAGATCCAGATGATGAATATAAATATGCCGTAGGTGACTGGATCAAGAGCGATGATAGCATTTGTGCGTTTTGGAAAATTAGCAAACAACTAAAATTGGACGGCTTACTTGCCTATGATGTGATGTTTATGTCAGGAGATTTATCAAAGAGAGGACTAAGACACATTGGCGATTTTTCAGCAGTATGGGAACACGATGTACGTCCATTGACTGACCAGAGAGATATTCTTTTGTGTCGTGCATCAGACCTCAAGCTCCAAGAATATGAACTATTAAAACGAGCCAAACAACTTGGAAGTGATTGTGACGCTTTGATGAGATCCAGGGAATTAATAAAATAAGGAGAAGCAACAAATGGGTAATAAATTGACTCTTTATTATTCTGTAGAAAATTGTATTGAAAAGAGATCCATCCACACATTCGGCGTCTTGCTCCAAGTGTAATGGCACTGGTAAGATAATGCTATTAACATCTACGGTAGATTGTGAATGCAATGAAACTGTCTGAAATAGAACTAGGAATGATAGTCTGGGTTCCCAAGATATACTCAGACGGATACGAGTCTATGATTGTGATTGATAAGCCACAGGTACTAGTTAATAACCGTTTGTTGACATACGTGAAGTTGGGAGTGGATGAAGGCAGGGGCAAGTATTATACCTCCAGGTGGGCTCGTATCTTGAGGAAGGAAAAGCCATGAAGGCGCAGCCGGGTGATAAGATTATTGTGACACAACGAGATTGTCGTTGTCACGGTGCGATCGGTTTTGTCCACTCCTCTGATGAGATATTTAACCGAATTTGGGTCAATAAAACAGGTGGTTGGGGGCAATTTTGGCTAAACAATGGATCCTATAAGATCCTTGAAGATACAGATGTCCCTGAAGTTGGCGATTCTATTATTATTACAACTAGGGCTTGGGGAAAAGATCGTTACAAAACATTTGAGATATCAGCTATAGATGGGTGTTATACAAAAATAGCCGATAGCTTAGAGTGGTGGGCCAATCCTTATTTATATAAGGATGAATATAAAATATTGAAAAGAAACCCAAAGACTTCTAAACAAACTTGCTTAGATTGCAACGGAACAGGACAGATACAGTTATTCTCTTCTACGGTTAGGTGTGAATGTAATGAAAAAGATTAATTGGAAACCAATAGTGATGAAATGGAGAACCAAAGCCACTTATAATCTTGAGGCAAGGATGGGCAATGTTAATTTGTTATGTTCGCATTATAAGACTCTTACTGGTAAACATGAGTGGAGGGCTATGGTATCCATTAACTACATTTCTTCATCCACAAAAAAAGGACCATTTAGACGCTCCTTAGCAAAAGCAACAGATGATGCGGCTCGGCTTGTTGAGGAAATGTTAATGGATTACTACACAAGTATCACACGAGAAATGAAATGTTGCGGAGTTGGTATGTGATGGCTGATACCCCAAGAGAATTTTATGACGAGCTGATTGATAAAATAGGCGGCTTGCTCTTTGGTACTCCACAGGCTCACATGGCTTATCCATACAGGATACTTGTCGACGCGTGGCTTAAGAAGAATGGGCTTGGGCCAGACGACATAGAGAGGTGGATGGCTAAGTGTCAGCAAAAGTAGGAGATACAATCGTTGTTATTAATTCCCGTCTGGGAGATTGGTTCAATAAGGAATTCATAGTACATGCTTTAATAAAAACTATGCCTGAGTGGATTTATATTAGAGGGGACAATTTTTCTGGATTATCAGCACTGTGTCCATCTGACTACAAGATGATAAAACATTCTTTGGCCACTTCCCGTTCCTCTTTGTCGTCTTGCTCCTACTGCAAAGGTACAGGAAAAATTAAATTACTAACTTCTACTGTAGATTGTGAGTGTGTTTTATGATTGATCATGAATTGAACATTAAGATGGCCGAGCTATGTGGTTTCGTGGTATATCCAGAAGAAGATAGGTTACCAACCCCTGGGCATATCATGTATGTGTACGTTGCCAATGGGTGCCTGTATCTTGAAGAGCAGGGTGACTCTGTGTGGTGGAATCCAGTTGACGATTGGAATCAGGTATTCCGGTATGTGTTGCCAGCTATGGCTAAATATGGTCTAGATATTTCTATAGATTACCCGAGGAATCCAAATGGTTTTCATGATGTGATAGTATGCCCAGATCCTACAGGACCCGGCAATTCCACTGCAGCAAGCTTTGAAGATCAAGAAAATCCGTTACCACGTGTTGTCTGTGAAACTATTTTTAATGCTATTGAGAAGCTTTGAGGGGGTATCATGACAAAAAAGACACAAGATTCATTGGCGTATTTATTTGCAATGATTTGTATGATTGGTGTTTGTTGTTTCATAATCATTGAGATTGTGAATTTGAAGGATAATTCATGTGTTGCTGTTACTCCAAAACAATTAATCAGTGGCGTTATAGATCCTTGTGCCAGTCTATTCGGCAGTAGACAAACCATATATTCGTTGCAGTACGTAGGAAAGAGGAAAGAGACGGGCGCATATTGTGAAGTAAATGTAAGTGTTACAGAGCGCAAATATGAGAGTGCTATGTATGGATATAAAAATGAATAATACACCTCTTTGGTTAGACGTGTTTGCGTTGATTGCTGTGATCATCATTATAGTACTAGCTATTGTATTAGCTTGTGGAGGATGCTTATGTTAGTTATCATTGGCCGGAATGTCCTGTCGCAAGGGGAGCTTAATGAAATATGCTGAATTTGTAATGCCTATGGCAAGTGATCTGCTTCATTTATCCAATAGAGGATTAGAAGCTCAGGTCGCGAAGCAAATCCCAAAGATCGTACGGAGGATGCGGAAAGCGGCTATTAAAAGAGAGACGTGTATAGTAGTAGCATGTGCTTCTATGATAGAAGTAGATTATCTTGCAGATATCTTTAGGGATTATGGATATAGGGTTATAACCGATTGTTTTGAATTAGACATTTACTGGAATGAATGAGAGAGTTTGATATGAAATATAATATTCCAGGTGCATCAGAAATGTTTTGTGCATCTAACACTTCTGCAGTTACTATTGCTGAGGATAGGGTGTCGACAATTGTCGCCAACATCAAAAAAATAGCGTCCACTGGAAAGACTTGGTTGGTTGTTAATTGTCGTTCTAAGATTGAGAGAGAACGTCTCTCTGAGATTCTTACAGATTTTGGATATATTGTTCATGCTTCACTAGAGCCATTCGGTGAGATTGCCTTGGTTATTGATTGGTCATCAGTATCAGAGCGGTCAAGTGGGTGTCTAGGATTGTGGGCAAAATTCAAAAAATACTTTACTGGCTAGTATGTCAGGTGTCGGGTAGGGTTATTTTCGGTCTCGAAAATAATCTTTTTTATTTGCAACAGAGGGCGTCTTTAGGCGTATAATACAACGGCGGTGAAGAGGTACTTCGTTGTTGGTCTTGTATGAGAACTTTAATGGAATCCCACCTACATTTAAATCATTGGACCACTAACTGTTTCAAGCAGGTTGTTACGACTAAGCAGTATCAAGAGATTTTAGATAAGCATGGACCATGGGTCTTTAGGAGTGGTCAAAGGGCTAATATTAAGGGGAAGAAAATTGGGCTTGGGCGATATGAGGTTTGGCTGGACTTCCCAGGGAGTATGCATGATGGATAAATGTATTTGTTTCGGTTGTGGTAAAGAGTTGCAAATTGAGCCCGTGGACAACCCCGCTACTATACATCCTGTCTATGGTGGCTTGGTTTTTCGTTCTTTGGGTAACTATGGGTCAACTGTTTTTGATCCGATAAGTCCTAGATTTGGTGGCTATAAAGGTGATTCATTGCTACAGATTGTAATCTGTGACGATTGTGTGACCAAGGAGGGGAAAGGTGTCATGCATGTTTACAATATAGATGATACAGGATCTGCCGATATCCAGACGTTTCGAAGTTAAATCTGATTGAGGTACTGTGCGATGAGTGATATTACATATTCATGGTGTGAGCGGTGTCGGAATAATTTTCCGCTAAGGACTTCTAAATATGATGCTTTGGAGTTGTCTGGTGAAACATTTTATTGTGACGTTGGGCATCCGTTATTCATTACCCGGAAGAGTGTGGTATCTCGCATGAGGGGTGCTGGGCGTAGTTCTGACCGGAAGTCTCGCACGATTGATAGGTTGATGAAGAGTCTCGAATCTCAAAGGGGTGTAGCCACTCGCTGTCGTAATCGTTTAGTGCGTGGGTGTTGTCCCTATTGCGGAATCTTGATGGATAATATTTGTCGCCATGTTAAGTTATACCATAATTTTAAGTCAAAGTGATGATGGCATTCGAGACATGTCCAAACTGTAATGCGTGGCATACTGATTATATGAAACCTATGGTTTTGTGTGGGCGAGACAAAGAAATGCAGTGTGACGTTTGTGGCCATAGTTTTAAGCTACCTGATTGTGATGCTGTGATAGAACTGGCGAGACAACAGAGGGATAAGAAGTATGAATGAAATTAATATTGTTTCTTTAGACTTAGAGACCAGCGGACTAGATGTAGGCTTCCATGTGCCGCTGTCAATCGGTGCTGTTAAACTAGATTTGTTATCCAACGGTTATAATTCAGAAAATTCTTTCTATGTACAATTAGAATGGGATTCAGCACAAATAGATCCTAAGGCTCTAAAAGTTAACAAATTGGACATAGTTAATCCACCAGGTAAAACAGGTATGTTACACTGCAATAGTCTTCCCTCGGCTGAGGGTATAGAAGCTTTTAAGACTTGGTTGAACAACACTCCCCGGCCTTATGATGAAAAGATTGTGGCTTTGGGAAAAAATGTTGGTTCATTTGACTTGCCAATGTTGAGATCAGTGTGGAATCATGGATGGAATCGTGACTGGCCTTTTCATTACAGGTCTATTGATATTAATACCCTTTTGTTCACTGTGTGTGAAATTACTGGCTCGTCTTTTGTTGATATATCAAGGGCAGTCTCGGAACGCGCATGGGGTTTGCAGAGACGACTATTCGAGGATGTTCAAATAACTCACATGCCTCCTCATCACGCCCTTGCAGATGCGTGGTGGAATGTTTTCGCTAGACGGGAATGTATGGTATACTTTGGTCATAAGCTACAGGAAATTAAGGGGAGTAAATAATGGCATCTAGAGGCCCTGTATATAAAGAGGAGAATGCGGTCATTGGCAAGGAATTCCTCGATGAATTGAATGAAGCGGTTGACGACTTAGCACAAAAAATGAAGGCTAGTTTGCCAATTAAGAATGGTACTTGTAACATCGGTTTCGGTGTCAGCAAGGCGCATCGTAGTTTAGCTGCGGACAGGGTTATATCTATTGCTAGGGCAATAAAAAGTCTTAAGGGTTGGTAATATGAGAGTTCCTCCGAATCATCCTTTAGCAGAACTGTTAGGCAAGTTGCTTTTCGGTATTGAGAATGTTCCTGTAAAAGAGCAGACTCGGATGGTTCGCCGTGCTAGTAGGGAGGCTACAAAATGGCACGAGAATGAGGTGTCTAGAATGAGGTGGTGGATAAAGGACTTCGAGATAGATGCTGTATTGACCGATATGAATTGTCCTGAATGCAATAACCGTCTTGGAGAATTTACCAGACCATATCATCCTGGTTGTCACAAGAGTGACTGTGATCTTGGCAATATGCTCTCTGACAAGAAGACATAAATGTCTATTAAGGCACATAAAATCATTGTTGTTGATCTTGAATTGACATGTTGGGGTGATCCATCTCGTTATGAAGATATGGAGATAATAGAGATTGGTTTGTGTGTACTTGATTGTAAGACGTGGGAAATAGGCAGGAGATCTTCCATACTGGTCAGACCCAGTCTTTTAGATATTAGTGATTATTGTCGCGAACTCACTGGTTTAACCAAGGATAGATTAAAAGAGAACGGTGTACCATTGCACGAAGCTATTAATAGTATCGCTAAGCAGTATTCCACAAAGAAGCTAGGATGGGCTGCATGGGGCAATGGTGACAGGAAGCGTATGGTTCAGGAATGTGCTGATAAAAATATACCATATCCATTTACAGATGAATATCTAAATATTTCCCATTTATATGCCATGTCTATTGGTAAAACTACTAGAGTAGGTTTACGAAAGGCGATCGGGCGGGCAGGTTTGGAATTTGAGGGTCGTCCACATAGTGCTGCCGATGATGCTTTTAACGCTGCAAGAATACTGCGTTGTATATTGGATAACAAAGGGCGTTGATATGAAGAAGAGTGGGTGGAACAAAGCCTCGTCATACTACACGTATGTTTTTATGGGTAGTGTCTTATTGAGCTGTGGTCGTATTCGGCTCCGTTCTGGCAGATTTGTTTGGCGCAGTAGATCTACTTTTGAAGGTAATTGTAAAATTGGTCCTGAGAGATCATCCCTTGAATTGGCCAAATATGATGCTGAGAGATTAGGTGCTGAATTATTAATTGATTGCCAAAGTGCACTGGATAGAGAAAAAGGAAATTTCGGACTCTAAAATGTTTCTGTTCGATGCTATAGGCGGTTATTAATGGCTGTTAGTTGGGATAAAGAAAATTGCAAACATTGTTCTTGTGTCAATTGGATATATCACGGGGATACTTCTGATTTAACAGTCCCTGATACTCTGGGTTATGTATGTTGTAGGTGTTTCGGTGTAAATTCATTTTGTGATGGTCTTGACATAGAAGACGACGACCCATCTCTATATGAATTGGGTTATGAAAATCCTTTTTGATTGGAAAGTGAGAGTGTGGTATGAAGATTGGTAATAGGGTTCGAATAGTTAGGTGTGCACATTGTCCTGCTGTTGTGGGTAAGGAAGCTACGATAACAGATTTTAGAGTAGAGATGTGTGATACGTATGCTTGTTTACGGTTTGGTCGCGGTAGACCAATGAAGGATCGCCCTAAGTCTATAAAGATGGATGACCTGTCCTTAGTCGTGAGAGAAATTGAAGCCTAATCGGTTTGACTCAAGCAGGATGGTAGATAAGTAATATTGAAAAAAGGATAGATTCGTGAAAATAGTTGCATTGCAAGCTGAAAATATTAAACATTTGAAGGTTGTTAATATACGACCGGACGGTTCATTGGTTGTTGTTGGCGGGGACAATGAGGCAGGAAAGAGCAGTCTACTAGATTCTATCGAATACGCTCTGGGTGGAGCCGGATCTATTCCTCCCAAACCAATTAGAGATGGAAAACAGAAAGCTCGTGTAGTGGTCGATCTAGGAGATATAGAAGTTACACGTACTTTCACTGAGAAGGGTACTAATCTAACAGTAAAGAATAAGGACGGCAAATCATTTGCATCTCCCCAGACAATGCTCGATCAGCTAGTAGGTGAGCTAACGTTCGATCCTCTGGAATTTGCCAATATGGATGCTAAGAGACAACGATCTGTTTTGAAGAAGCTTGTTGGGTTAGATTTCGACCAGCTAGATGCTGATTACAAAAAGATTTTCGACGAGAGAACAGTAGTTAATCGTCGAGGTAAAGATCTAAAGTCTACACTGGATGGCATGGAAAGACATGATGGTGTGCCCGACATAGAAGTGTCCATAAAGGAACTGGGAGATAAATATGCTTTTGCTTTGGATCAAAATCAAAAGGTAGATGTTCTACAAAGTGAGATTACTGGTTCTCTGGAGGAGATAGATGGTCTGCAAAAAAGAATAGACATGTTGTTGAAAGATGTTAAGCAAAAACAGAAAGCTCTAGACAGCACGGCAGTTGTCGATGTCGCATCTCTTCAAAAGCAAATGTCTGACTTAGACGACACTAATGTCAAGGTTCGTGCTAATAAGAAGTTTGCACAGACAGAACTAGAACTCGTAGCCCTTAGAGAAAAATCTCTATCGTTGTGTGAGGAAATGTCTGACATCGCAGGTACTAAAGAAAAGACATTGGCTAAGGCACAGTTTCCAATAGAAGGGTTGGATATTGACGGCGAGGGTGTTACTTTTGATGATCTGCCATTTTCTCAGTGTTCTTCTGGTCAAAAGATAAAAATATCAGTAGCAATTGGTTTAGCCATGAATCCTAAGCTTCGTGTTCTGTTGATCCGAGAAGGGTCTCTGCTTGATGCGAAGAACTTGGAGATGGTTGCGAAGATGGCAAAAGAGGCTGATGCACAGATCTGGATTGAAAGGGTGAGTAAGGGTAGTGAGTGTTCTGTTATCATAGAAGACGGGTCTGTTCTATCAAAGGAGGCAGCCAGTGTCTGAAACAGAAGACTTGGGCCTCAACCCGAATGGATCGCATTTATTTCGTAAACCGAATGGCGTAGGTGGGTATGTTTATATTTCCGACGAGATAGGTGGTGGCGTGGTGGTCTGGGATACCGCACTGGTATCTGAAGCTACTCTCTTAGCTGCTCTTGTGTCCGAACATCACAGGTTCTATATAGAATGCCAAGACAAAAGACGTTCACGACCACCTATGGCTAATATAGATAATGTTGCGGTGATCAATAGCTTAGCTATACTGGATCGCAGTATAGATGACATTCGTGGAGGTAATACGCAATCGGCGAAATTGGCTATCCAGGAGCTTGCAGATAGTCTCAGCTTACAACTACCGAGGAAAAACGACAATGCATGAAGACAAAGACAATAAGGTTAATCTTGACATTTGTCATAGGATCGAGCGAATGTGCCGTTACTCTTCGTTAGAAGGTGATGAGGTTTCTGATCAATCGATAAAGGATAGGCATATCGTCGCTGACCTATATGTTTTTTATATCAAGGAGGGTAGAGACACGGAGGAAGCAGAGAGATTCGCCAGAGCGAATGCTGTTAGGGTAATACTATTGGATGTGATGCCATGAGACCTGCTTGGTTAATTCAAACAAATATAGAAGGTATAGACACTGGACCGATGATATCAGAGGTTCGTGCTCAGGGCGTGGAGGTACGTGAATTCTGCCATAAACTCGGGATGTCGTTAGGTCTCAGTATTATGGATCATAAGTTGTCTACGATATGTTACGGAGACATTGATTTCGTGCGACGAGTACTTCTCAAATCACCATTCATTCCCGGTGCATGGTGTAATATCGTCAACATGAAATGCAGCACCTATTATGCTCATCTGGGAGAACACTTACTCAACGAACAATACATTATGTTGCCGTGTGGAGACTTACCACGAAGATGGACAGAGGTGGTTGATATACTAGGTGGAGGACCTTTGTTCGTTCGACCAGATAGCGGCATGAAACCATTTACAGGATATGTTGTTGACACAGACAGGGGGCACGAAATCGAATCGCTAATACGAGCGATTGGACCTGAAACCCTGGTCGTCGTTGCACCAAAGAAGACGCTTAAAAATGAGTGGCGATTTGTTGTTTGTGAACGCAAAGTCGTGGCAGGATGTAGATATCTCCCAGATGAATCTCAGTTTTTCACCCCCACCTCCTTGTCGTCTGGCAAAAATTGTGGCTACTAATGAATGGCAACCAGATATCTGTTATACAGTAGATATAGCAGAAGAAACTAATGGTAAGATTTCTTTATTGGAAATCAACAGCTTTAGTTGCGCAGGATTTTATGATTGCGATATATCATCTATTGTCTCATCTGCAAGTAAAGCTGCTATCAACGAATGGAAAGAATATTTTTGATTAGGAGAGAATAATGTTTGGAGCAAAGAAAAGTATATATGACTTCTACGTAGGAGGTCCCATGAGGCACTATCCAAAGTTAAACAAGCCTATGTTCGATTTAGTGTCACATTTACTAAGAGAACAAGAATTTACTGTTTGGAGTCCAGCAGAACACGAGAGTTATTTGAAACTATCGTTTGCACAGTGTATAACTGTTGATTTGAATATGGTTATCAATAAGTGTAGAAAAATTGCTTTGTTACCTGGATGGAGAAAGTCTTTAGGCGCTAATATGGAAGCGTTCTCTGCTTTTGCATGTGGGAAAGATGCTTTTGAGGTCATACTGAATGATGAAAAAACTTCTATAGAATTAAATCCGCTAGATCTCAGTTCGTATCGTTTGCCATATCAGGACGGGGAAATACACAAGTTCGACCCACATTCATGTCCTGTTGATGCGGATAAACCATCTCAACAATAGGTGCTATACATATGTGGTAGAATCTTCGCGTATCTCCATAGATAAAACACAATACTATTATAGTAACGACGCAGCATGCGATGGTTTTTTGTTTCAATCCATTCTCCCATCAGAATCGTCAGACTTGTCCTCTAATATACGTCTAAGGTCATCTCGTTCTCTTCTCGTAGCTTCTAGATCGAACAGAATGTATTTCAGACATATTCTTAGATCTGTCAATGAGTCATTAACTTTATCTACACTGTTTTTCATGTCTATATGTTTTTGTTCCATTGCTTTTCCAACTGGTTCTAGAGCTTTACGCTGATCTTCTGGCAATTTGGCTATTTCACGAATAAGATCCCTAATTTTAGAATGTACGTCTTCTTCTTTCATCTCAAACATCCTTTCTGTTTCTGGGGGATAGGAGGCATAGGAGGTGGTGGTCCTACCTTTAGGCCAGTAGACGACCAGATTACTTTTAAATGACTCGCATTGACTATATCATCAGCGACTACTGTGTATCGTCCGAATCTCTTTTTCCCTATTATGCTGAAGATACTCTTACACCACGGTGCTCTGTTGTAGCAATGGCTAATTAATTCAGTACAACTGAATCGCAACGAATCATTGAACTCAAATGCAAAATCATATTCGCTACCAATTGTTTTTGGAGCCAATTTCAGAGCCCTGTCCCTATCCTTATCTGGCGCTCGTAACACTACAACATGATCTGTCCGCATAAAATCTATCAAATCGTCGACCACTACTCCGTCGCTTATTGCGTGGACGACCTGATGGTTTTTGTTATCAAGTTTGCCTATATATATTCCAGCGTGGTTCCACCAACCTGGGATTAGCCACTTGTCTACATACCCCTCAAATCTTCGCACAAGCACATCCCCCGGTCGTATTAATTGTTCTACTTCTCTGTAGTGTTTCCCTTTTAATCTGAATGTCTGAGCGTTGATTGTCAACCACATAGGGTGTAGAAATCCATGCCACCGGATATCGCCAATAAATGTAAACAATGCTTTCTGTATTCTGTATCGAAACTTACTCATCAGGATAACCCTTTCTTATTTTGTCTAGCTACTCTATTATACACCTATATTCAGTAGCCAATTCCTCCCATTTATCATAAGATAAATCTGCTATAATGTGACACTTTTTACATAGATATAGTAAAAAGAAAGGTCTAGAATAATCCGGATGGTGTCCCTCCACGTATTCATCAGAGTCACACACCTCGCATAGCTCAGGGGGAGAGAATTTACCAGACTTGACAGCTTGTCTGACTAGATACCTGGCGTGATGTTTCTCTGGGAACTTTTCCTTGTCCCTGCGGGTATTAATAGCGTTTTTAGTGATAGGTTCTTGTTTGCGATCTTCGTTGGTTAACTTGGAGGCACAAGATTTAGTGCAGGCATGTTTCTTTCCCAGTTTTTTTGTTTGATTAATTCTTTTCTGTGGCTTAAGGAATGATTTGCCGCACCATGAACATTCGACGAAAGCCATTTTACTCTATCCTCCAGCAATTATTGGATCTGCATTTTTTGCATGACATCTTCTACTTTGCCGATACACTGATGGTGGTCGGATTCGAATACCTCAATGAAATCCTCCGGGTCCAGCGGTGCTGGTGCTTCGTATTCATAATTAATGAAACCTGCTTCTGGTAAAATCATGGTTATGTGCTGTTTGATAATTTCTATCTGTTTACCAGGTAGGGCAATCGCCAATATTGGCATTTCAGGCTCTGGTTTCTCGTTTTTCTTTGCGTATCTACACGATGCAATATACACCCTCTCTACGGCTGCGAAACAGATCATTCGTTTCCAGCGAAGAAGCAAGAAGGCAATAAGTTGCTTGCGACTAGATGGATTTATTAACATGTCTACGTCCTTACCTCAGTCTTGATTTCGTCTGCGCAGTCTTCTGCTAGACCATGCAGGTCTTTGGATCGTTGTTCAATCACATCTATATTGAAATTGCGTTGTATTTTTTGACACGGTTCATCATTGGATCGTTCCACTTTAATAACAACAAATAATGTCGAACGAAAGTACGTGGTGCTAAATGTCCAGTTAGAAGGGGATTTGGCCCATAATAAGTTCTCAAATATTTGCATTACTTTCGGTTTGGAGATCTTAGACACCTCTACTACACTCCGTCCATTGTTCTATCCATTCCCGTGGGTTTTGCTTATAATGTTGTGTTAAGTATGATATATATCCTAAATTATCGCTAACGACAGGGGCTAGACTTTTTTCTATCATATAGATTTCAGATAATGTAAACCAACCCATGCCTATTATCTCTGGATCGCTGGGCCTTAATTCGCAGGTCCACTGGTCGCAATAAAAAATGTGAATGTGATATTGTGGTGTTTGTGTATTGCATAATAGCCTAAATCTTTGTCCCTTAACCCCAACTTCTTCGTACAGTTCCCTATAAACAGCATCTATAGTAGTTTCGTTATGATTTATTTTTCCACCAGGGAAGGTCCATTTTCCCCCAAAGCCATCATCTATAGCTCTTTGTGCAAGCAGGAATCTATCATTTTGATATAATATCACCAGTACGACATCTTGCATTGTGATACCCCCTGCTTATGTTATACACCAATTACCTGTTGTCGCCATCTCCTTTTAATACACCTCTGGCCTTCCTGCTGAATAGTTTGGCAATATTCTGTACACAAACATCTTCTAAAGTGAAACCACACTTAATAGCCATTTCTTCCACACAGGTGACCACGTGTGTTAGGTGGTTAGGAAGGTCACTAAATCTCGTGATTTCTCTAGGATCACATCTATATTTGTAGTGCCATGTCTCCAATAGTGCGGCAGCATTCGAAGCTTGTCTATTAAGATGCAAGACTAGTCTCGGCAATATGAGACGCCGTATGTTGTGTGTTATGCGTGCAGTTCTCATATCATGTATCATACAAAGGTTAAGGTCACAATCGCAACACACATTAGCGCAGTACCACATTACGTCACCTAATTCTTTCTTAATATCTTCTCGTCTTTTAGGTGACATTTCGTTGTCATCATCTCTGATAAGCTTCTTTACTTTTTCAGAAACTTCTCCACATTCTCCAACCAAACCAAGTGCAGGGTATATCATAGTAGCACTTGGTGATTGTAGATATATTGCAACACTGCGAGCGTCTATTTGGTACTTTTTAAGATCAATCATTCATCTTCTCCTTCTGTGTATTCGTGTTTGCCTGATTTCATACCAGATTGCCACTTATCGTTTTGTTTGTTTGTTGCGTGGTACTTATATGGGTCTTGCATGGTTTCGAGAACCCAATCTGCAAGTCCATTATTTACAGCTTGCTCTGCTGTATATATAGTATCTTTTGAGCACAGTTTTTCTATTTTCTCTAACGTAATCCTAGGTTTAGCAGCTTTCATTCTACTATAATAAATACCATACATTAGTTTACGTGTTTTCTCTACGTGCTTAGCCCATGCTTCAACGCTTTTGCATGTACCAGTTAAGTCTTCTGTTCCGTCATGGATCATAAATGTGCAGTGCGGAGCTACTATACGAGAGTCGCATGCTTGTATTATTATTGATCCCATGGACATGGCGTGTCCCCAACAGATGCCATATACATGAGATCTTGAAGCTTTAATAGCATCGTACATACTCATGCCATGCAGCCAGTCGCCCCCTAGGTTGTTCATGTGTATAAAGATTGGTTTAGATGAGATGAGATTCAAATGCAACATGGCTTTGATAAAAAACTCTGACATCTGACAGTCAGTCCCAGACTCTCCATATCCGCCTTCTGTTTCTGCATCATGTGAACCAACATGGATCATCCGGTTCGATGGTAAGTAGCTGAATTCAAACCATCTGTCAATATCCTCTTTAGTATACATGCCCATCAAACTACCTTACTAACATTAATAGGTAAATCGCAATAATTACATTTTTCTATGTTTTGTATTAGACCAACACAATGCGGGCATAGGGTCTTTATGGGGCTATTGAGCACATAGAAAACTACTATACCACCAATACATTCGTCACATACGCATATGCCACCCATGACCTGTCGCATGTTTACAGTTGTTTTTATTTCGCCACAAATATCACACAACAAGTGTTTGTTTGACGATTCTGTTGAGTTTCTCGATAACAACGAGAAAGTGTCCGAAATACAGGTCGATAAAATCTTTGCGAGTCCATTCATATCCATCCATTATCTCCGGCTGGCTGCTAATTACATCTGCCCATTGCGGCAACTCTTTACATAAGGAGTCCTGAAGTGTCAGTTGTTTTGCGTGATATTCTGAATCAAAAATTACCGGTCTCCCAGTAGTGCGACGTATCCGCCCATCGATGCCACCTGGATTAGATTCGGCTTTTTCCTTAGATGTCTTTTTCCCATAGACCAACAAGTCTATCCATTGTTTAAGCAACTCTTTTACAGCTTTGTTATTCATAATTTACCCCAAGAATTTCTGCCGTTTTTGCAATACATGGTTCACTTATTTCTATGCCCACACAATCTAAGCCAAGTCTCTGACACACTATTTCCACAGTCCCAGAACCCGCGAACGGATCAAGTACACGTCCATTTGGTTTACAGTGTCCAGAAACTATTCTATTGACGAGATCCTCTGGTAACTGGGTTGGACAATGTTTTCTTTTTTCTTTAAATGTGCCACAAATACGCGAGAATTCCCAAACATTTTCCGGCATCTTCCCATTCTTAGACGCCCTCTTGTCCTTATACTTTGTCTGTCTGGCGCTAGGCACTTTTATTTGATCCGGTCGGACATAGTCGGAGTTCAACCAGTATAACGGCCTATAGCACAATGCATATTTACCCTTACTTGTCTGATCTTGACCGAATGTATAGTGCCACTGTAATCTTTGTATTAAAGGTAAACCTATCGATTTGATAGCGTTTTCTACTGTACGGGTCCATTTTTCGTTAAAAGTTATGAAAATAGGACCATTTGTTATTTCGGCCATCTTAGTTAGCCATATCCAGATATTGTTCTCATAATCGTATGGATGCTGTTTATCTACAAATCCATCATATTTTAGACCTATATTGTCTGGAGGATCCGAGACTATGAGATCAACAGGTCCTATTGTGGAATTAGGAATATCACTAAAATCTCCATGTATCAGTCTAATCATCCGGTTAACTCCACATGTATCTTCATACCTCATTATACGTGTGAACTGGCTACTTGTTCGATAAAAAAAAGAAAAAAAATGGAACACTTTTTCATAATGGCCCTCTCTATATATATGGAGGGGTGTTGTTATAGGACGTTGTTGTGTATAATTTTCTTGGGTGATAAAAGTGTGTGATAAAAAAGGCAAAGCGAAAGTGCGTTTGATTACTTGCGGGACAGATAAAGCTGAGGCTAAAGCTGTTGTTGATCTCGACGTACCAGATCCAGAACCAGTTGTGGGTAAAAAGATTATTCAAGAAGCAATAGGAGATTTAGAAGAGGATGACAGTAAGCAAAACGATTCTTGATGCAGCTACGCCCATAATAGAGGGACTAGCTAGATCTCGCAGTGTTAACGGTGCGTTTGCGTATTACGAAAGCGGAGATGTTTCTCAGGAGGTTTGGTACTTGTGCCTTGAAGCATTGCAGCGGTATGATCCGAAAATAGGTCCTATTGAGAACTATCTGGTGAGACATGTGAGTAATCGTATCAAAAATTTGAGAAGAGATAAGTATTTTCGTCCTGGTTCAGATCTTCCAAGTTCTGGATTAGCTCTCACAAGGATGAACTTAGTTAATGCTCTTCCTTTGGACAATGGGGATATAGCTGAAAACGGCACACTTTTAGGCTCGGAACAAGGCAACATTAATCCATTGGACGGTTTAATCAGGGATGAGACCTTGGCGTATATCAGGGTCAGGTTGCCAGATAATCTCATTGAACCATTCGATGATATCATTTGCAATAACAAGGTACGGAGTCCTCTGGTTGCTGAAGTCCGATATAAGGTTGCTGAGATTTTGGTAGAAAGAGATGATTGTGCCTGAACCAAAGAACAAAAGATTGTCTGCTAATCCAAAAGCACTAAAAATACTAGCGAACAGTATTGCTAGGGGCTTAAGTGATCCAGAAATTCAACAACTATTGGCTGATGAATGTGGGTATAAATGGGCGGTGGATACAATTGGACGCAGACGTCGTGCTATGGGTGTGATTAAGAAGCCTGGGCATCCTGTTGATGTTAATGTTATCGATTCTCCGATGCTCACTTTGCCTCCATATGGACTTTCTGACGTTGAAAAGGCAACTTGGTTTCGAGACAAATTTAAGAGGACGCACCTGTATCAGACTGTTAAGCAGCAATTTGATACATCCGAGGTCTATGTTTATCTAGAAGAATTTGGTCTTTTGTGTTGTCAGTTCGAAGACATAGTTGTTAGTGAATTCATGCAGATTGACGACTTTCTGAAACACAGGATTCTTGTTAATAGACAACTGATCCTTACACGTTCTCTGCAGAAACAAATCACTATATTACAAGAATGGTTTATTGAGCATCCAAAGAAAGATGATGAAGGCAAGGAGACTATCAAGTTCCGTATAGTACAACAGGGAATTTTAGATAAGAAATATCAGTATCTAAAAGTTTTTGATGATAGATACGACGCCCTTGTGAAAGAGAGACAAAAAATACATAGTAGCTTAGCTGCTACTAGGAAAGATAGACTTGATGAATTGAAGGGCGGAAAGGAAACATTTCTTGAGTTGGTAAGCAAGCTACAGCATTCGCAAGACGAAAGAGATAGGCATGGTCGTTTTGCGGAGTTAACAAAGATAGCAGCAGATGACATAAAAATTGAATTTCGTAAACCAAACGAGTTTCCAGATGGTAGCGTTGATCCGATAATCATGGACAGTAAAACCTCTTTTGATGAGATTGAAGATGAATAAGTGCGCTCTGTGTATTCCACGTCCGGGTGTTAGTTCCCAAATGATACAGGAGGGGTACGTAGATGCCCTGCGACACCTTGGCTGGAAGGTGTACGTTGGAGATCCAAAGACCAAATTGTGTTGTAAGCAATGGATAGAGGCTCATGAAATAAGACTTATAATGACGCATTCTAGATTTGGTGTCAGACAATTGCCCATTAATACAATTAACGACAATGGCGTTGAAGTAATTGTAGACGCTCTGCCGCTGAACGAAGGCAATAAAACTATTGATGGTCCATATGACTATGCTCACGACGACGAGCCAACCCTGATTAGAGAAATCAATAAAGCTACTGTGCATACTAAGCTGGGAAAGCATCTATGGAAAGAGTATATGAATGGATGGATAGACAAAGGCGTTGATCTTCTACACTTACCAGTTGCAGGGAATATAGTTAAAGCTATGCCTCCATCGTGCTCGCTCATGACAGACGTTGCAATGGTTGCTAATTTTACAAATAGACAAGGTGTGATGAATCACTTAATAGAACCTCTATTCAACAGACTATCTTTGTTGGGATATTCGTACCAAGCGTTTGGTGATGACGCGTGGCAACTTGCTGGTTTAAACTATAATGGTCCGCTGTTGGGAGATACCAATAAACTGGCTCATGTGTACGGTACTGCAAAAGTATGTCCGAACGTTCACACAGAAAGACAGATAAGTCTTCAGTCGCATATTAACGAAAGATCCTTTATGATCCCCCTTTGTGGCGGTACTCAGGTTTCTGACAATCCCATGACGACCAAGTATTTAGGGACAGACTGCGTCGTTGCAACGAGTATTACCGATTTTATCCAGAAGGTTATCTGGTTGGCGGGAAGTAGCGAGAACAGGAATGAAATGGTCCGTAATTTATCAGAACACGTAGCTAATAATCACACATATTTTAATAGATTGTCGCACCTGTTTGATATTATGGGTTTACATGGACTATCTGACGAAGTGGATATCAAGGGACAAGCATTCGCGGTGAAACACGGTTGGGAATTAAACGCTAGATTGAGTGCAGCAGAAAGAGGTGTAAGTTATGAAACAAAAACCTTCGGTAGTGCGTAATATCGCTAAAAGGATAAGCGGCGTAACAATGCCAATTGGCCGTAAACGTATGAGGTGGCTACGTAACTGGCCATGCTTATGTGGTAGTGAAAACAAATATAAGAACTGTTGCATGAAAGACATAGAGAGTCTAACATCTTCGGATGGAAATGTGACTACTAAATCGCTACCGAAAGAAATTCAAGAAACAGTAGATGCGCTCCGTAAGGCTGCTGAAAAGAAAGGTTCTTGTAAAAATGGCTAAGAAAGCTTTGATCACTGGCGTGACTGGACAGGATGGTAGTTATCTGTCTGATTTTCTACTAGAAAAAGATTATGAGGTGTACGGGTTGATAAGGAGGTCATCTGTCAGGAGTACCGAACGCATTGCGCATTTGCTGTGTAACCCTAACTTTACGTTAATAGATGGGGACATAACTGATTCCGCGTGTATGCACAGATTGGTTTCCGGAATAAAACCAGATGAAGTTTATAACTTAGCCGCGATGAGCCATGTTGGGGTTTCGTTTGATCAGCCGATCACAACATGTGATATTGATGCAGTTGGTCCTCTTAATATATTGGAGGCTATCAGACAAACATCTCCGTCGACTAAGTTCTATCAAGCCAGCACCTCAGAACTATTCGGAGACACAGATATTGCTCCGCAGTCAGAGAACACACCTATGATGCCAAATTCACCATATGCAGTAGCTAAGCTGTATGCACATCATATGGTAGCCCTTTATCGTCGTGCATACGGTATCTTTGCATGTGCGGGTATATTGTTTAACCACGAAAGTGAGAGAAGGGGAGAGGATTTCGTAACACGTAAAATAACTAGGTATGTTGCAAGTCTTCTGAGATGGATGGATTTAAACGATGGTTTCCCGCGTAAAGATGTAGATGTTCCCCCTTTGGCCCTGGGCAACATTGAAGCTAAAAGAGATTGGTCACATGCGGCGGATATGGTAAGAGGCATGTGGTTGATGATGCAGCATGAAAAGCCAGATGATTATGTTTTAGGGTCTGGAGAAACTCGCACAGTTAAGGATTTTCTCAATGCAGCATTTGGTTCGATCGGATTGGATTACAGTGAGTATGTTATAATAGATCCAAAGTTCTATAGACCAGTTGATGTCAATTTGCTTCATGCAGACTCTAGTAAAGCTTTGGCAACACTAGGATGGGAACCAGTTATTAGTTTTGGAGAGTTGGTTGATCGCATGATACAAAGTGATTACGGATCGGTTATCGAATGCCCCGTTTGATTCTTCCTGAATACACCGTAATCCGAGACACTCGTGAAAAAGATAATCATGGGTGGACATTCGGTGCTCATATGCCAGAGCGTCGTCCTCCTCGATGTAAGGGGACAATGGTAGATACGCTACACACTGGTGACTATACCATGGTTGGATACACCGATATCTTGGCAATAGAAAGGAAGGCTGACTTTGCTGAGCTTTGGGGAAATTATAATAGTAAGCAACGTCCGGCGTTCGAGGCTGAGATGGAACGTATGTCCGACATAAAACACTCATACATTATCATAGAGTCATTGCTTACGCCAGATATTATGGAGTTATCTCCACCTCAATTCGCAAAGGGTGTTCCTGGGAAAGCTTTGATCAGGTGGTTAATGTATCTGTCTGTTAAATTTGGTGTTAAGATTATACCAGCGGGTGCATGTGGAAGGAAGATTGCTCAGTTGATTTGCGAAGAGGTCGTTCGTGTTGAAAAGGATCGCTGGGTTTATCAGGACCCTAAATAAAGGTGACGATATAGATGTCAAAAGTAACTCTTAATGAATTACTGCATGGTGATCAAGGAAAGTACGGATACTTATTCCCTTACAGGGATCGGGTTCCAGACATAAAGAAACATCTTCTAGATGATTTCAAACAATCCAAATATCCACTAGACCAAACACTTATCAGTAAAATGATGGACATAGATTACATCGGGTGGACAGCAAACGTTATACTGGGTATTGATTTGTTTCCTATACAAATTGCCATGCTCCAAATGCTATGGAACACTCCATTTCCAATGCTCGTAGCCTGTCGGGGAGGATCAAAATCATGGATGCTTGCTGTTTATGCCATTCTTAGGGGTCTTCTTGATCCGGGTTCAAAGATTATTATTATTGGTGCAGGTTTGCGACAAGCTAGATTGGTTTTCAATTATATAGACACAATATGGGCCAATTCACCAATACTTAGGGGGATTGTCGGTGGAGGAAAAAACGCTGGCCCAAGGCAGAATGTGGATCTTTGTTATTTTAAGATTGGGGATAGTATTATCTATGCACTTCCCACCGGGGACGGCACGAAAATTAGGGGCTTCCGAGCTTCTGTGATCATCGCGGACGAATTTGCATGTCTAGATAGAGACACGTTGGTAGAGACAAATAATGGATTAGAAAGAATATCGGATATATCTGATCATAAAACTAGTGTCATTAATAGATATGGAGATTTCGAACGAATAGATTCCTTTATTAAAACTCCTAAGACCGACGTACATGAAATTTCTACAAAATATGGATATGGATTCAAGTGTTCTAGTATACATAAAGTAATGACCACCAATGGGTGGAAATTGGGAAAAGATTTAACTAATAATGATTTTCTAGTTATTAAAAATCAGTATGTTTTTCCGGAGTGTTCCGCTGATGATTCTATGACTGAAGATATTGCATGGCTGATGGGTTTACTGATCTCTGATGGGGATGTCACTCGCAAGCACGGTGTCAGCATCAAGACTATCGATCAGGACCTCGTAGAGCAGGTCATAACTAAGTTTGCGGGGTTAAGTCCGAAAGTTTATACCAGAGAAGCATATGTCGATAAAAGAGGATGGAAATGCCAAAAGTCATATGAGATACATATCCACAACACCCTTTTTAGGGAAAAATTATATTCATTAGGAATAGATTATGTGGGTGTGGCAGATAAAGTGATACCATCTATTGTTTTAAAATCTCCGAAAAAGATAGTTATATCCTTCTTGAGTGGTTTGTTCGAAGGAGATGGTTCTTGTTTTTTATGGAAGGATCGCAACACGACAAAACTCGGTGTTGCTTATTATACTATTTCGGACGCATTGGCACAGGACCTTCAAACCCTCTTGCTGAAACTAGACATTATATCTTCCAGGCAGACAAGGAGAAGTAAATTAAGTGATAGAAAACAGTGGATGTTAAGATGTAATGGACGCCATGCTCTTAATCTTGCTGAATTATTGAACGTGCCAAAATGGGACGATATTATACCAAGAGCACAAACATATTTTCACTCAGACGATTACGGTATTACTTTTGACAATGGAAGGGGTAAATGGAGGGCGAATGTCGAGTATGGTGGAAAATTACATTACTTAGGTAGATATTTTGACAAAAATGATGCACTTGAGTCTGTTAAGAACTTCCAAGCTACGCATGACCCATGTGTTCGTGTAAAACTAGTAACCAAATTGCCACATCAAGATCATTTATACGACTTCTACTTGCCAATGACACATAGTTTCCATGGCAACGGTTTTATACAACATAATTCTGTGCCCGAAGATGTTTTTGACATAGTTGTCCGTGGTTTTGCGGCTACCGCTAAATCTCCCATGGAAGAAGCTAAGAAAATTGCATTTGACAAAAAATTGAGTCAAATGGATATTCCTTCCGACATAAAGCAAAAATTGATGGTAGATGATGGCAAGATGCATGGTAACCAAATAGTATATTCTGGTACTGCATATTATGCTTTTAATCATTTCGCTAAGAAGCATGAAATGTGGCAGGAAATAATTCGCAGCAAAGGTGATCCAGATAAAATATCTCAAATATTCGGGGGAGACAGTCTTGTCCCAGATGATTTCAATTATAAGGATTATTGTATTATAAGAATTCCACACACTCATTTACCAGACGGACTATTAGATAAAAGACAATTGGCTCACGCCAAAGCAACTCTTCCTCGTAATATATATCTTATGGAATATGGCGCAGTATTCGTTAAGGATTCTGATGGGTTTTTCCCCCGTAGTTTAATAGAGGGGTGCAGTGTTGGTCCCAACAAACCTTTAGACACACCAGATGGTGCTGTTACATTCTCTCCCGCAATGAGGGGGATTAAGGGTCCCAAGTATGTAATAGGCATAGATCCAGCTGCAGAACGAGATAATCTTGCAGTTGTCATAATTGAAGTATGGGCTAATCATTATCGCGTTGTATATTGTTGGGCTGTGAATAAGAAGGAATTCATCAAACGGAAAAAACGTGGATTGATTACAGACGATGACTACTACGCATACTGCTGCTCTAGGATCAGAGAGATAGTGCGTCTATTCAATCCTATTCGTGTTGAGATGGATAGTCAGGGTGGCGGGTATGCCATTGCAGAAATGCTTAGAAACCATAAATTACTAGATACTGATAAGGGCGATTTCCCTATCTATGAGGTGATTGATTTTGAGGATCCCAAGTCTACAGATGGTGAGACGGACGGACGCCACATCTTACACCTTATTAAACAGAGTTCTGAATTCAATCAAGATGCTAATATAGCCCTCCATAAAAGCTTTGAAACTCGTACTCTGCTATTCCCAGCTTTTGATAGTGTTAAAATGTACGCGGCCATCGAAGCAGAAAAGGCTTCTGGTGTAATTTTCGATACATATGAAGAGAATGTCTATAATATCGAAGAATTGAAAAACGAACTTTGTACTATACAAATGAGCGAGACAGCTACGGGTAGAGAAAGATTTGATACACCGCAGGTAGTTAGTCCTGGCGCAGTAGAAGGCAGGGCAAGGAAGGGTCGGTTACGCAAAGATAGGTACACGGCTGTTCTATTGGCGCACAAATATGTTTATGATACAGATATCGCTCCAGACGACAATATCGATTATAACGACGTTGCTGGCAATATCGTGAAAAGAACCAAAACAGGCAAGGATGAGCCTATGTACCGGGGTGCTGGGGTGGGTAGAATGAGGAATGCAGAGGCTGCGCGTAAAGGGACTATTTACAAAGCCATTAAGAGGGGTAAAGCTGTCTAGTATTGTTGGTGTATAATCAATTGGACCTCGTTTGTATTACGTTGCTATTGATTTTAGAAAGGGGATAATATGCCTGGGAAGAAACCTAAAGAGTCTCCAACTGGTGGTGTTTTTTACACCAAGGGTTCAAAACCTCTTTCTAATCACGCTGTTGCAGATGTTTGTCACGTAACACATGGTAATAATAAAACGCTTGCGTCAGATCTAAATCTCAGGGCTGGCTTCAATCGTCACAATATGGATGCCGATCGTCCTGCAGACAGGATTCCAACCGATCACGCAGAAATAATTCAGGCATGTCAGTCTGTTTATCGAAGAGTGGGCATGGTCAGGAATATTATAGACTTAATGACAGATTTCGCGGCTGAAGGATTACAGTTACAGCATACAACAAAAACTCAGGAAAGATTTTATCGCGAATGGGCTAAGAGAGTCAATTTACAGGGTAGAGCGCATGACTTCATGAAGCTGTTGATGCGAGACGCAAATGTGATAGTTCGTCGCAAAAATGCACAAATCACTAGACCCGCTATTAAGGAGATGACCAGAGGTGGTGTTAGTGGTCTAGAATTATTAGATGAAACCAAGGTTGCCGAAAAACCAGAGAAGATTAGTACGACCAAAAAGACCACTAAGAAGAATGAGATTCCATGGAGGTATGTTTTTCTTTCACCTGTTGTGATTGAAAAAATCAGTGGCGAAGTTGGTAAATTTTTTGGTTCTGATGCAATCGGGTTTAAAATTCCGAATTCACTGGCGACAGCAATTAACGCTCCCAAGACAAAGGCAGAAAAAAAGTATATTTCTCAGCTACCGCCAGAGGTTGTCAGGGCAGCTCGTAAGAGTTCGCGATTAGTTGAACTAGACATGGATAAGATATACATAGACTATTACAAGAAAGATGATTGGGAGGATTGGGGAACACCATTTCTATACGGCGTATTAGAAGACATCATGTTTAAGGAGAAGATGCGATTAGCTGACATGGCTACGCTTGATGGTGTAATTAATGTTGTTCGTATATGGAAACTTGGGAAATCAGAACAACAAATTCTTCCTGCACCAGCGATGGTTGATAGACTAATTGGTATTCTTCAGAGCAATGTTGGTGGCGGGGTCATGGATCTGGTTTGGGACGACATGATAGACCTACAGGTTGAGTATCCACCAACAGACAAAATTCTTGGACCAGACAAGTATATTAGTGTAAATAGCGATATTGTGAGGGGATTAGGTATCCCAGATTCATTAGTAGGAGGGTCTGATCTGGGAACGAGGAATGCTCAATCTGCTTTTGTACAACTCAAAACACTAGTAGAACGTCTTGAATACGTGAGAAGCAGGGCTATTGTATGGATGGAGGGGGAATTGCGACTAGTGGCTGATGCCATGGGTTTCAAGAAAATTCCTGCTATCAGCTTTGGTATAATGTCTTTGCGAGACGAAGCAGCAGAGAAGCAATTGATAATCCAGTTATTGGATCGTGGTATTATTTCATCCGAGAAGGTTACAGAAGTATTCGGAGTCAATTATATGATAGAAGTTGAGCGTTTGAAATCAGAACAGGCAACAAGAGAAGAAAATCCTGGTGTACTGGAAAAATCGAATCCGTATAACCGTCCATTTTCTGTTATGGATAGACAACAAGAACATGCTATTGAACTTGAGTTGGTTAAACAACAAAAAGACACGGGTGGTGGAGACGATAATGATGGTGGAGATAATCCAAGTGGTGATCAACCGAAAGATGAGGGAGTCAATTCTCCTGGCCGACCACCTTCAACAAAGGACACTAAGCCCAGAGATGAAAGAACACCTACTACACAATCTTCTATACTATATCTAACCGCAGAGGGGTTTTTAGACAAACTGGACGCGATACTAGACCCAGTTTATTTAGAACAAATAGGTGTCAAGAATGTACGGTCTCTAACCAAATCGCAGAAAACCGCACTTGACAGGACCAAACGCGGCATCTTATCTGTCTTGCAACCCAACGACGTTGTTACAAAGGAATTGATTTCTGCTAGACTTGCTGTATCTAGCGATAATGACAGGGCCATGGAAAATCGTTTTTGCGAATTGCTTGCACTTCAGACCACACACAGCGAAAAGACACCGACAGTAAAAGAGCGTCGTATGATAACGGCTTTTGCATGGGCCACTGGATAATTTGTATATTAACGGTTCGTTAATAAGAGTTTGGTTTATTTTAGGAGGTAGTTATGTCTATTGTTAATGTTTCGCTTGACACCAAAAGTAGAGTTGTTGTTCTTACTATCGATGGGATACAAGTACCACAAGATGGGTGTAGTATAGACAGATGGATAAATATGGATGGTGAAGAGCATATATCTTTTAGTTATACAAGAGAAAGTGTAAATGGTTCTGGGCTAACAGAAAGACACCAGTTCAGTCTTCCTACTCCCGAAGAATTAGCTGTAGTAACTATTGCTAATGTTGACAAGGATGGACTAGTATCAAAGATTGTGTATAATGACGAAAAGGCTAAGGCGGATATTATTGATTTTCTTAAGAAAAAGCGTAATCCATAGTAATATGTCCATGAATGGTCTTTTTGTTAGTATGTTCACGCATACTTTATTCTTATATTTGTGTATAATGCATACGAATGGAGGCTTTCTTGCGTATTTATCAATCTGAAAAAGAAGATGGCGTAGACGCCCAGATGTCGGCTGATAAAAGTTCTGTTGCATTTGTTACAGCACCAGTTAATATAGGAGATATCAAGAAGTACTTCGACGGCATGTCTATGGAGGATATAATTAAAGCTACGTCTACCATTCAGACTGTGGAAGAATTATTGGGTCAAGTACAACCAGATTTAGCTCTAGTGGTTGCTATTTTAGTTAGTACAGGTTGGAACGACAATGATGATATCTTTACTCCAGCGGAAGTTTGGAAGGCCAGGTCAACTCCTCTACACAAACCCATGAATGATAATCATCAGGCCGAAAAGATTTTGGGCCATATTGTTCAAACCAGGGTTTTGGATAAATCTGGTGAAGAAATTGTTGTTGCAGAGGGCGGGTCTCCACCGGATGAGTTTGATATAGAAGTAGCTGGTGTACTTTACAGAGCATTCGATGTGTTATCGGATAGAATAGAAGAAATCATAACCAAAGCTCAAAATGGTGAGATGTTTGTGTCTATGGAGGCTTGGTTTCCAGATTTTGGCTATGGATTAACTAATACATCTACGGGGAAAACCAATCTCATTGACCGGACAGAATCCACTGCTTTTCTAACTAAGCACCTGAGGATCTACGGAGGCAGTGGTGAATATCAGGGATACAAGGTCGGTAGGGTTCTAAAAGATATAATTTTTGGTGCGCAAGGGTTTACTGAAAATCCTGCAAATCCTGAATCTGTAATTAAGGTTGCGGCAAGTCGGGGAGCCGCTTCTAAAGTGTTTGTTACTGCTGAATTGAATGGGTTATTGGAAGGGGGTGTAGAAGACATGGATAAGGATCAACTAAAAGAACTACAGGTGCAGCTAGATGAGGCCAAGGCCAGTCTGGAGAGCAAGACGCAAGAGGTTAGTGAACTACAAAAAGCCGCAGATGACTTTAAAGCTAAGGATTATGATGGTCAAATTACTACTCTTAATACGAAGTTAGAAGAGATGACTGTAGATGCAGACAAAGCAACTGAAACAATGAAGGTTATCTCAGGTCAGAAGAATGAACTTCAGAAGCAGTTGGATGAGGTGACGAATCGTGCCGATAAGAGCGAAGCGGAACTAGAGGTGATTCGTAAGAATGAAGTAGCTCGTGACCGTTTTGCGCAGTTGTCTGAAGTCAAACAGATTGATGACAAGGATGCAACTCTAGCGGAACTTTGTTCTATGAGTGACGAGACGTTCGCATTGGTTCTGAAGTTTGCTGGTGATACAGACAAGTCTGATAATAAAGAATCAGAAAAGACTGAAGCTGCTTTGGATGACGTTAAGACAGACGATAGTGCTGATTTTATTGCTGATGCAAGTTCTGCCGAGACGGCGAAAGAGAGTTGGAGAACGTTGGCGAATGTGCTGACTGGACACGAAACAAAGAAAGATGAAGGGGGTGAATAGGGATGGCTTTAAAACCAGATCGTGAAATTAATGAAGTTACTGACATTACTAACTTTTGGACTACTATTGCTGCTGAAAAGGGTGGTTGTGCTAGTAATGTGACCCAGGGCTCTGGCGCCTCTATGGGTACCAACATAGTTGATGAAGCTAATGTGGTAGGTTATGTGGCCAATCCTTCGGGAGCAATAGCAAAGGGTATTTTGCTGCAGCCAGTAAACGCACCGATGAGTGCTACCAGAGACTTCCTGAATTTTGAAAGTGGTGAAATTCGTCCTGGTGATAAGTGTACTTTGGTGAAAAAGGGGTTTGTGGTTACAGATATGATCGTTGGTAGTACACCGACTGCTGGTGCTACGGCGTATTTGGCTGCAAGTGGTAAGTTGAGTATGGCAAACTACGGTAGTGCGTCTCCAGCAATTGGTCGTTTCGAGACAACTGTAGATGGTAATGGGTTTGCTAGAGTTTCTATTGATATTACATAAGGGGGGTGAAAAAGTACTATGCGTAAAATAACCAAACCAACACCTGAACAGATTGAGCTTTTAAGGCGAACTGGTTCTTCAAATAAGGCAGAAGCCCTAGAAGCGATGCATTCTTTGGCTCAGGCTCTACAAATTCCTTTGAGATCAGCATTGATCGATGGCGATATTCTAGGTGGGATCTTCGCACCCGAGGTGCTAGACCCGAGTGCAACGGCTGAGTATCCGCTTGATTTTTATCAGACCGCACAAGAAAACGACTACGTTGCATATACGCTTCCAAGCGAAGGTGCATTGCCACAGCGCAATGTCTCCGGTGATGCGGTTACCGTTCAGACCTACGACGTAGGTAATGCCATAGACTGGCCGCTTAAGTATTCTTTTTCTGCACGTTGGAATATTGTCGCTCGTGCTATGGAGGTACTTGAGGCAGGATTTGTCAAGAAGATGAATACTGATGGTTGGCGTGTAATCATAGCTGCTGGTGCTGGTCGAACAGACTATGCAGGTGGGGCTCCATTGGTGTATGACAGTGCGGCTACTGTTGGTCAGTTTACGAAGCGTTTGATTTCTCTGATGAAAACTACGATGACTCGTCTGGCAGGTGGAAACAGCGCTACTGCTAATCGTGGTAGGCTTACCGACTTGTATATGAGTCCAGAAGCGCTTGAAGACATTCGTGAATGGGATCACGACGAGGTTGATGATGATACTCGTAACAGAATCTTTAATGCTACTGACGAAGTTCTGTCTAGTATCTATGGGGTCAATTTGCATGTACTGGACGAACTTGGTGTAGGCCAGGAGTTCCAGACGTTCTTTGAGACACTTGGTGTTAGTATGGGTACTGACGATGAGGAAATAGTCGTGGGTCTTGACTTATCTCATGGAGATTCGTTCGTTATGCCAATCAGGCGTGAGTTGGTAATCTTTGAAGACGACGCCCTGCACAGGAAACAGCGCGCCGGATTTTATGGATGGCAAGAGCACGGTTTTGCGTCATTAGATGGTAGAAGGTGCCTCGTCGGATCTTTTTAGGATGGTTCTAATAAGAAAACAGGGCTGACGATTAGTCAGCTCTGTTTTTTTGGGACTATATAAATTATTTTTTCCATGCAACAGAACACACTTTGTAACGTATAATAATGGGGAAGGAGACTGTTATGTTAAAAAAGCAAATTGATATTGAGAAAGCAATTAGACTTTATCGGGACGAGGGTAAACATACTCCAGAAGTATCAAAAGCTGTTGGATGTTCTGTTCAGACATTAATCACTCGATTAAGAGATGCTGGTGTGACGATTAGGACGGCTGGAGAGTCTCATCAAAAAATTGATTTTGAGACAATACGACACGAATACGAAGATTTGAAGATGTCAACGTCAAAGATAGCTTCAAAGCATGGAATGAGTCAAGTTTCTATGTGGGGAAGACTGGTGAATGGGGGTGTTCAGATGCGTGATAGAAAAGAAGAGGCAAGAAAAGCTTGTATTACGATTCCTGTGTCGGATCATCTATCCATTTGCGAACGTTATAAAACCAACAAGCACGAAAGCTGTGCTGATATAGCCGAGGATTATGGAGTTCACAGAACTACTATAGCTGCTGTTCTCAAGAAAAACAATATAACCCCTGAACATTCGGGTGCTCGCATTAAATCATACAAAGGTGGTATCACTAAGCTCCACACAAGAATACGCAATTGTGAAAAGGCCGAATTTTTGCGGCGTGCCTGTATGGAAAGAGATGACTATAAATGTCGTATCTCAGGAGAAGTCGGCAAGTTAGAAGTCCATCATTATCCCAAAGTTTTTTCTAAGATGTTTAATGAATTCCTTGCTTTACATACGGATTTGAATCCCATCGAGGATTGTGATGAACTCTTACTATTATCTCAGGATTACGAATCATTTTGGGAAATAGATAATGGCATGACAGTTACGGAAGAAATGCATAAAAGATTGCATATGCACAATGGAATCAAAGATGAAGAGTTGATATCCTTGCATGATAAAGGGTGGTCATGTCAGCGTATTTCCAAGTATTTCGGCAAATCAGCGTCATTCGTTCGCGCCAGATTCTTGGCTATTGGACAAGCTAGGAAAAGTCCAGGATTTTATAACAAGATGCGATCAGAAATAAGTGAAGAAACCCAAGCGGGAGTTTTAGAAGCTTATGTTCGTGGTGATGTTGTCAGGCAGATATGCAACAGATATGACATTGCAAGTAGTACATTATACAAAATTCTGCGAGATAATCAGATCATTCCAGGTAATCGTAAAAAGTCTACAGAAAGTAAAGCTAGACAAGAAAGCACCAGAGTTCACCAGCTACGAGATTCTGGGGTTACTGTCCAAGAATTAGCGAGGATGTATGAAGTGAGTGACACAACAATTCGCAACATTCTATTGTAATACTTAATACTTTCTGTATATAATTAGTTGAGTTCACATCTAAGGAGTCGGAAGCTGCGTATGCGGTTTCCAGCTCCTTTTTCTTTTAATTCTTGGTGTATAATTTAGTGAAAGGTCTTTTTTCTGGAGGTTCTACGTCCATGACTGATGCCCAGGTAGCAGAATTATATTCTAGTGGAAATAGCTGTGCAGAGGTTGCCAGACTAGACAAGTGTAGTGAGACGTGCATGTATAATCGCTTAATATCCTTGGGTGTGGTTCTGAGGAGCAGATCGGAAGCTAACAAGATTTTCCCTGATACTATTTTTATGATTCTGTACAACATGGGCCTGTCTACTTCTCAAGTCGGAAGAGTTTTGGGTATCAATTCATCGACGGTAACCAAAAGATTACACTCCCTTCATTATCCTTTGCGGTCTCGCACACTAGCTCAAAAGATAAGATACACAGAAAAAGAATTCAAGAAGTATTTTATGGTTCCACAACTGTTGGATAGATTAGTAGAATGGGTGAATTAGTAATTTTTATATTGTTTAAGGAGGATGGGGTATGTCTTTAATAGGCCAATCTATAGTGGAATTTGATTTCTTTCCAGATTCGCCACCGTCTATTGTGGGAGAACTAGTTACTGGACAGTCTGTCAATATAGAATTATGGGAAAATGACAATGCAGTGTCTATAGGCTCCAGTGGTTGTGGAGAAATTGGTTCGACTGGCAGGTATAGCTGGTCTACCGGTGGTATCACGACTCTTACAGCTAGCCGTCAACAATTCCATTGGCGAATGTCTGATGGGTCAAATACTGACGAAGGCGACTTTGTGCTTATATCTCACGAAAATCGTGATGGTGGCATGCCATCATTAAACGACAAGCCTTCCTACATAGTCTAACCTACATTGATGTTTGTTGCAAATAAACATTGTTTGCAACATAAGGAGTACACAAAATGGCAACCGATATTATATTTGGTGAACAAGCTACGTTTCGGGGGAGTGATTCCCGTTACGGTAAAGTTGTTGCTCTGAATGATGAAACGGTTGTCGTGGCGTATAATGATGTAGCTGATTCCAATCACGGAACAGCTAAGGTGGGGTCAGTCTCTGGTAGCGATGTAGTATTTGGTGCGGAAACTGAATTCATGTCTAGTGGTACTGGTGGTGTCACAACACTCGATATAAAGAAGATTGATGATGATAGATTTCTTTTAGCATATAGAGACGGTCCAAGTGATAACAATGGAGTGGCTGTAGTAGGGACAGTCAGTGGTACTACAATAACTTTTGGTGATGCGTCTGGATTTATGACTACATTAGGTGGTTCGGTAATAGATATAACTTTGTCTATGTTCTCTGAGACAAAATTTGTAGTCGGATATGCTGATTCCGGTCAGGGTACACAGGGGTTTGCAAGGATAGGTACTATAAGTGGTACTACGGTTACGTTTGGTGATGAAACGAGGTTCTTACTGGGTCATGCAGATTGGATTGATGTAGCAACTATAAATGAATCTGGATTTGTGGTTTCGTATCAAGATGGAAGAACTAATCCAAAAACAGCTCAGTCAAAAATCGGAACAGTTGATGGAACAGCCATAACTTTCGGTGCCGAATCAGAATTCGACAATGATGGTGATTTTGCTTATATTTCTATAGCTAAGCTTGACCCAGATAGGGTCGTGATTACGTACAGAGGCAAGAGTGCAACCTATCTAGGAAGAGCTATAGTTGGTACCATTTCGGGCACAACTATTACGTACGGAGATCAGTTCACATACAACAATGGTGCCTCTTTTTACACCTCTGTCACGACGGTGTCTGCTACTAGATTTATTGTTGGTTGCTGGGACAACAGCGATGGTGCTCATGGGACTGTTACAGTTGGGACAGTGACAGGAACAGATATAGAATTTGGTACCGAAAATACGTTTGTAATTGGCGCAGCTAGTTACGTCTCGGTTGATCTCATAAATCAAAATAAATTTATTGTTGGATATAGAGATGACAGTGATTCAAACAGAGGAAAAGCCAATATAGGATTATTATACGCACAAACTATCGATGAGTTTGATCTATTCATAGAGGGACTAGGGGGTATATTAAAAACTGGCGAGCTAGATCTGTTCACAAAAGGATGTGCATCAATAACTGGTGAGATAGATCTATTTGTAGGAGGGTACGAGTTAACCACTGGCGAGATAGGGCTATTCATACCGGCACCGCCACCTGATCTTTACGCAAGTAAATATATGTTTGTCGGTGGTTATCAAAATATCTGGGCATCCGGAGCACTATTTATAGAAGGGTTCGGTTTAACAACTGGAGAGATGGATCTATTCATAGCAGTGGGTGCCACACAGGCGGCCGGGATACCCTTAAGAATTGTTCACCGTTTGGTAAAAACTGGAGATTATGATCCGCAGTTAATTGGTATATTCGACGACATACCAGTTAATGTAACAATAGAGGTGTGGGACATCGTAGGTGGAAGTAACACATCGATGATCCTTACTGACAACAATTGTTACGCAATAGGAAATACTGATAAATGGGGATGGTCTACAGCTCACTTGCGTCATACTGGACAAAAAAAGAAATACCAATACTATTTTAGGATGACTTCGAATGAATTGGAAGAGGTGTATGGTGAATTTTTTATAACCGTACCAGAACGCGGACGTTTTTCGTACCCAGATTAGGAGGACAACATGACTTGGGATACTGACCTAGTTTTGATGACGAGAGTCCTGATAAGCGACATCAATACTCCACAGACATACACGGATACATATTTGGAGCGAGTTCTCGTCACAGCAGGCATACTTGTTGATGCAGAAATGGTGTTCGTATATACTTATGTGTATGATATCAACGCAATTACCATAGTACCAGATCCAGTCGTTAGCGAAGATTCGGATTTTATGGCCCTGGTGCCATTAAAAGCAGCGTGTATTCTTACACAAGCAGAATTCAATAAGGCTCTGGGCCAAGGTATAAAGGTGCGAGACGGAGACAGTGCTATAGATACAAGTGTGAGTTTTAGAGGGTACCGGGATATTCTGGAATTAGGTCCTTGCGCGGCATATGAGAAGCTTAAATGGACTATGTTGGCGTCTGGAAGTAATAGTGGAGGCGGTGTTGGCAAGGCAGTTCTTGGACCACATAGTAAGCCGGGGAGCATCGCTCTTAGTACCATCTCGTGGTATTACGATCAGTACGCAACGAATGCAACAGGTAGAAGAGATCGTTCTTAGTATTATATCAATAAACTACATACAGTTGTGTTGAGATTGTGTCAGTTACATGGAATGGAAGAATGAATGTCCATATTAAGATCTGATAATGTAATCTATTATCATCCATGCGATTCTGTTGTTGATTACAACAGTGTGGCATGGACTAATCCAAACTTGTGGGTTCCTACTGGTACATTTACAAGTGGGCTCATAGATAATTCTTATCACAATGGAGACATGGGGGTTGGCGGTGTTTACACCAACAGTAATGGAGCTAGTAGGATAACCGTTTGTTTTTGGACCTATGATCAACTTTCGCCAGCCAGGATAAATGTTGGTTTTGTTAATCATGCACCAGAGCAATATCAAATCATACAACTAGATGCTGTCACAGACAGGGTGGTACTGTTCGCCGGAGGTAATACTGCAGATGTGGTCTGGAGTGGTGTCGTCACGCAGGGTTCAGGTTGGCATTTTCATGTTCTCGACATGGAGCGTGCTTGTGGTTCTTGGATCCTGAGGCATTCAAGGGATGGTTCCGACTGGACATCAGAACCAGCTGAGGTAGGTCCTGATCTTCATGGTATTCATAGTGATTCTCACATAGCTGGTGGGGACGTAACTACTACCAATGCTGTTGACGAAGTTGTTTTGTGGAGGAACGCAAGGCTGTTTACTTCAGGAGAGTTATCAAATTTATATGAGCTATTCAATACACATGGAACCACTATGGACCAATACACTAATGTTTTCGGTATAACAGGTTTTACTGAACCACTACCAGACACATATTCTGCCGTGTCATTATATATTACTGGTCCTTCAGGGGTTAACTGTGGAATCCCACTTTATATGCGATGCCCCGAAGCAGCCAGTGGTTCTTTTGATATTTCTATAAGAGGTATAATTCCTGCTACTCCATCGTCCGATCAGACAGGTAAACCGTTCGACTGGCTTATAAGAACATCAGATTACTATCCACAGATAGTCGGTACCCTACTTGCTTCGTCTGGCGTCAACATACAAGTATGGGATACTACTGATGGCAACAATGTGTTGGTGGACGTAAGCAGTAGCGGTTGCTATGACATAGGGAATACTGGACGCTGGGGATGGTCTACCTCTGGTTTGCCACTGGCGCAGGGGCATGCCAGGCAATACTTCTATATGATGACGTCTGACGCGGGTGAGAAGTTCGATGGACAGTTTGTTATGGATATTCCAGAAAGAGCGAAGTGGATACATCCAGACAATCAAAATGATTACATATTATAGTTGTTAATGTATTTTTGTTCGACAGAAGGAGTTAATTTTATGCCTTTGACACATGGAAAAATTTTCGCTATAAACCAATTCGTGGATGGGTACGCTGATGAAGTGGATCCTCACATACACCACAAAGGACTTAATGATTACATTAATACTCTGGTGGATGCCAGAGAGGATGTGCTAGCCTTAATTCGTATCAACGAAGATATAGCTGATGGGAATGTTGATATGATACTAGTAAAGGCCAAGCTAAGAATTAGGAATGCAGTCACACAATTGTTGGAGTTGATACCAGAATGAAGATAACTATAGAACCAGAACAAGGTGACACGAACGATGTGGTTGTGTTAAAAGGTGTATATCAATTTTCTTTGTACGGATGCCTAAAGAGCGAGTGTATACTGAAAGATATTTTTAGGATGAGTGTCGTTGACGATCCAAACGAATTATTGGGGCTGTTACGGATGACGGAGTTAGACATAACAGACTTTAAGATAAATAAGAATAATTCACAGGATAAAGGTTGCAATAAAGCGAACGATCCAGCACACCTTAAAAATACTTCTTAGTGGTAAAGTAATAAAAGAGGTGTGTCATGTCCTTAATACCAAATGATGGTAGATTACTGTGGGCAGGCACAGACGCAACCATTCCTTCTGGTTGGTTGCGAGATACATCTTTTGACGGCAAACAACTTCAAGGAGGCGGTTCTGGCTTTACCAGTCCAGGTAATGGGGGAGGTGCGTCTCATGATCATGTTATGCCAGCGCATACTCATGGTGGAAGTTCCCATAGTCATTCAGTTACTAGTAGCACCTATACACAAGTAGGATTTGCAACGGTTAATGGTTCGGTTCTTCCAACTATATGGAGTCCAGCTGCAAAGCAGGCTCATTTTCACAGCAGACAATCGTCCGTTACTGCTACACTCGCTTATCTAGATAGTGCTGCCATAACATTGTCAACCGAGAGTCACGGCGCTCCTTCTGTTCAACCAGTTTTAATTAAGCCTACTGGAGCGACGAGTCCACAATACATCCCCAGTGGAACAAATCTATTTACAGACGAACCCACCCCTCAAGTTGGATTTGCGGTTGATATCGCATTCAGTGGCTATTTCGTTTCTATAATGACTGGGGGGAATGACGCATCTACAACTGGTATTTATAGCGATACTCATCAACACACGACAAGTGGTCACAGTCATGCATTCCCCACACACACACACGGTTCCATAACGGGTACTGCTGCAAACCCTAGGCAAGAAATTACTGCAAGTTCACCCTCACCTCCAAAATCATATATAACCCGTAGTCATCATAGGTGGCTTCTGAACAGTGCTAATGCCGGTATAGCATCCATTGAATCTCCTGGTTCAGATGCAGTTGCAAATGATCCTTTGTATACTAGATTATTGGCAATACGAAATACAGATGGCGACATAGAGCCGCCCAGTGGCGTTGTGATTATGTTTGTTGGGGATGTTGGTGACATTCCTGATGGCTGGACATTAATGGATGGTACTCTCGGTAGTTTGGTTAGTTGTATAGACAGACAAGTAAAATGTACTAGCGATTCCAGTGAGATAGGTGACACGGGGGGATCTAACGAGCATACACACGTCATGGCACACGTGCACAGTATGGTTACTAGTCATAATCACGCGATAGCCGTATCTTATATAGGCACAACTTTGTATGCAGATGCTGGTTTTACTCCCATATTGAATAATGCTATACATGCACACTCCTGGACTGTGACCAGTACTACTCCTCCGGATTCCGACAATAATAATGCCGTGACCGACGCTAGTGATATAAGGGTAGACTACAGAACTATATTATACATCAAGAAAGTACCCCTATCCACAGAAGCTGTAGAGTACTTTGACGATACGCTATTGTACATAAAAGGCCATATGCCCTATTCTGGAGATGTGTCGCTATTCGTAGGAGGAGATACCACTAGTTCTGGTAATGTTGAGTTATACATAGGAGGTCGCAAGACACAAGAAGCATCTGGTAGTTTGTTCATATCTTCTTTTGATGAGACAACGGGAAACACACCCCTATTTGCAACTGGATACGCAGAGTCGTCAAGTAATGTTGATCTATTTGTCCATGGATTATCTGATGCATCAGGACAAATATCCCTGTATATTTCAGGGCCAGAAACGGTATCTGGAAATGTTAACTTATACACAGAGTCATTTGATACCACGGTTGATAATTGTAGTTTATTCATGTATGGAGGACACGATCTCTGGTTGTTCACGCTTGGTGGGACATGGGCAGACTCTGGTGTGCACTTATACTTATCTGGCAGTGGTGCTGTTGGTTCTATAAACCATACTGTTGATACATATCTACAAGGTAAAGATGGCACTAATTCATCAATAGGTTTATATTTGTCTGGAAAAGATGAAATTAACTTATCTGTAAATTTGTATGAGTATGGATTTGCTAATGAATCAAACAATTGCAGCTTATTTATATATGGAGGATATGATCTCTGGCTATTCATAGAAGGGATATCTAGTGTCGCAAATTCCCTAAATGACACAATCGATTTGTATATCTCAGGTAGAGATGAAACTAATGCATCGGTAGATTTGTATGTATCAGGTCGTGATGCAACGAATTCATCTGTAGACTTATATCTGTATGGTAAAGATACAGATGATTCATCTATAGATTTATACATCTCTGGTAGAAATGAAACTAATGCCTCAACAGATTTGTACATATTAGGTAATGATGCAACCAGTTTATCCATAGACTTATATTTATTGGGACACAATGATGTCAATTCATCAGAAGATTTTTATCTTTCAGGCCAAGACAGCGTTAATACATCTGTGGATTTATTCGTCAGCGGATCTATCACTGGTTCGTCATGGACCCAGTATTCAGGTAGTACGGCACTGTATCTAGGCGGGCATGGCTCTATATCTGGTGAACGCTCTCTATTCGTAGATGGGTACGTTGCTTTCTATAATGATATTTCATTGTCTATCAATGGTTATCTCGACGCCAGTGGTAACATAGATTTATTCATCTTGAGTCACGAAGATAGTACCTATGAAACTGATTTATACGTACGCGGCAACAACAATAGCAGTGGTTCTGTAGATTTATTCACCAATGGGTCAGTTGCTGAGTCAGGACAAGTATCGTTATTCATAAACGGATCCGCAAACATTACCAGTTCTGTCGACGTTTATCTGCAGGGATATGCGTTGTTTTCTGGTGACGTACCACTTTATATAAACGGACACATCAACGCAAGCAGTGATGTTGACTTATTCATACCTAGTATAGATACAGTAGTCGGAAATATAGCTTTATTTATAGGTGGATATGGAACCAATCTTAGCAATATATCACTATATATAATTGGACATATGTTTTCGTCTGGCAACACTCCATGCGTCATAGGAGGACTAGACTCATCTTCTTACGATCAGACATTGTTCATAGAAGGATCCCTTGCGGTATCTGGTGGTATTAGCCTATACATTGGTGGCAGTGTATCAACCGATAGAAGCGTATCGCTATACGTAGCGGGATCTGGGATCTCTTTCGAAACAAATACCATGTCTCTCTTAATAAATGGATTAATATCTAGAGAGTCGGTTACGTGTCCAACCTTAGACCCAACGGCATCAGTTCAAATATCAGACAGAATAATTAATATTTACAAAAACAGCATAGATGCCCTAATAAACCAGTTAGGGAAAAATACGACATTAATTTTCCAGCCACAGATTGTGTCGTGTCCTAATTGCTCATACGATGCTCAAGGGAAGATATCTACTGGGGTGTATAATATAGGTGGACCGAGACCTTTTGCGAGGGGGAGACAATGTCCGTATTGTAAAGGGGCCGGAACATTAAAGACAGAATCTGAACAATGTATAAAGTGTCTTGTTAAATGGAGTCCCAGGGACCTTGAAAATTATGGAATTTCGATAGAAAATACGGATAATGTAGTTAGGCTTAAAACATACATAACCCATATGGATGACCTTATGAGGGCTGACAACGCTATTGTATTGCGGGATTCTATCGGGATTGCCAAACTTAAGACACGTAGAATTATACCACCAGTCCCTGTTGGATTACGTTATGATAGATATTGTATTAGTTTTTGGGAATTAATTTAGTTTTGACGAGGTGAACGATGGCGTCTAAAGTTTACGTAGCACGTGAGGTTACAATAGTGTGGACCGACACTACCGGGGATTTGGGTTTAACTCTAAATAATCTTGCTGCAGGGGTTGCCAGAATAGGGGCTCAAAAGGACTGGGGAGCAGGTTCAACTGCAGAATGGTATGAGTGGAGACTTACTATTCAATTTGCCACAGCTCCAGTAATAGGTGAAACCGTTGACGTCTACTTGTCGACATCTGATGGAACAGAAGAGGATGGACAAGAAGGTATAATAGATGCTGTCCTTGGTGGAACTGATTCGTTAAAAAATATGCATTTTATTGGTAGTTTGGTAGTAACAAGTACTGATGCGGATCATAGTATGACAGTAAGCGGTATGTGTCGCATAAATACCAGATATGTTTCAGTAGTAATACATAATAATACCGCAGACAACCTGAAAGCCTCCAATAATATAAGTAAATTAACCCTCACACCATCGCCTCCAGAGGTACAGTAATGAATAGAATCGTCCCAGGATATTCGCAGGGCTTTGCCAGATCGTCAAGTGAATCTCAATCACCAGAATTATGGGATGGTTTGGTTGGAGCATGGGTTCCTGGCTTAGGAGTAACCGGAGATACACTGTTCGACTGGAGCGGTAAGCGACGTCACGGGATTTTTGGCGGAACTAAGGGCGGTGAGTATTTTACCTGGGGAATGAATCAAGGGGGTTATTCGCTACTTGGACCTGCACCTGTAGGGAATGGGGCTCTTGCTAACATCGCAATTGGTGATTGGGTTATCCCAACTGGACGCATATCAATAGTGGCTCGTGTGTCTAAGATCACAGGTGCGAGCCCCACTGATAGACGAATTATTTCTCGTGCAAGTAGCACTACCAGTGATGATCATGACTGGATGATTGGCAGTGTCGGATCCCAAGCAACTCAGTTCCGATCTCGTTTTTTTATAGATGGGACAACGCACACAGATATATCAGATGGTATCGTATTCGATAATGATCATAATCGATTTTTAGCAGCGACATATGATGGGGCCAATGTACACCACTATCACTACAGGCAAGGTGCGTCCTCCGATTCCACTCCTGTCGTTCACAAACAATGGGCAACAACAGGGGATTTGATTGACACAGACAGAGGGCCTCAAACTGTAGAGATAGGCAGAAACCCCGGAGGCACGCCCTATGGTAACTGGGAAGGTTTAATTTACTTTGTTTATGTTTACGATCGTGCCTTATCTCCAGGTGAAATAGACTCGCTATTCAGTGATAATTATGCACCTTTCAGAATGCGTAGACAACTTGTCGCTCGTGGCATAGGAAGTACAGGTATAAATGCAGCTATGGATACAGTTGTGGTGGGACATAAACTCTTTGCTACTAGTTGGCACCCCAACACATGGAAAGGGAGACCATAATGACCCCTCTTGCTAGTTCGTGTAACTTATTTACCAATGGATACGAACCTAGACCAACTCTGTCGTGTCCAACACTAGACCCATCAGCATCTATACAGATAACAGATACGTTGATAGGTGTTTATCAGTCCAGAATAGATGCAGTAATAAATCAGTTGGGCAAAAGTGTGTTACTTGATTTTGATCCGAACAGGGAGGACTGCCCAAATTGTTGGACTTCTGGGGCAATGATTTCTACACCAAACGGACCGCAACAAATACAGGATATTAAACCCGGAGACTATGTTTTTTCTCCTAGTGGTAATATCCGTAAGGTTAATGGTGTATTTACCTCACAGTATAGTGGGAGATTATTCAATATTAAATGTTATGGGATAAGTGCTCCGGAATACATGACAGCAGATCACAAATTGCCCGTTGTTCGAAAAATGAGATCCTTATATACGCAACATCAATGGGTTGATCACGACTATATCCTAGCCAATCCATGTGTCGAGTTAGTTAAGACAAAAGATATAGAGATAGGTGACGCTTTAATTATGCCAAATGTTCCGCATAATGACAATGATCTAAAAACAATTTATATAGATGGATTTGGAGATATTGATTGTACTGATGATCTTTTGAATTTTCTTGGTTGGTGGTTGGCGGAAGGATGTATCCATAAATCTGAATATCCACGAGAAATAAATTTTTGCCTATGTGCTTCAAAAGAAAATGAAATAGCAGATTATTTAATAAATATTGGGAGAAAAATATTTGATTTAAAGGGCACAAAAACATTCAGAACCAATGCTGATAATCTATTGGTGAATTTCTATTCCACTAAATTAACAAAATTTTTGATGAAATTTGGGTTATGTGCGTGGAATAAATCTATTCCAAATAATTTGTTTACAAAACTATCTCAAAGACAACTTCGTATTTTATTCGATGCATATAGAAATGGTGATGGGAATATTTATACAAATTCAGAATTTTCAATTTATAATCGTTATTCAATAATTACTACTAGTAAAATTTTAGCATTTCAAATATTTGAATGTTTAACACGAGATAATTTGATACCATCTATCTGTTATAAAAAAGGCAGAACTACTATGGATGGAGTCAAACATAGAGAATTTTGGGTAGTAGTTTGGTTACCAGATAGGAAACAACAAAAAAGTTGTGTCAGGGAAAGTAATATTGGACAACTCTCAATGGTAAGAAATATAGAACAAATAGAGTCTACCATCATTGTATATAATATTGATGTAGATGTAGACCACCAATACGTAGTTAACGGCATAGCTTCTCAAAATTGTAACTTTGACATGATTAGAGGAAGATCACGCAACGTATATACACCTGGTGGGCCAAGACCTTTTACACTAGGTCGTCAGTGCCCCTATTGTAAGGGTAACGGATTTCTAGAAACCCCAGTTCAGAAGTGTATCAGGTGTTTAATACGCTGGAATCCAAAGGATGCTATCGATTACGGCATCTCTATTAGTCGCGGAACAAATGTAGTACGATTTAAGACATATCTATACAACTATCCTGATTTGGTACGAGCTAAATTTGCTATATCTAATTACGCTAGCCAAGATATAGCTAAATTAAAAGTTCGAAGAATAAAGGATCCAATCATAACAGGATTGAGAGATGACAGGTATTGTATTAGTTTTTGGGAAACCATATAGATGTCAAAAATAAAATTTACAATAGAGACTACGAAACAAACCCTCTCCCAATTAGCAAAGGGCGTAAGGAGAGAAGGTTCTAGATTATGGGGACGTGCTGCTATAGTGAATGGCCCTGCAGTCAGTTTGGGGATAGGAACAATGCTTGTCAAAAAATTTGAGAGCACTGCTGTGGCAAAATCTTTGCGTGGACAAGGTTCCGAAGATCTACCAGCTCATTTCGGATTGAGTGACGGTATGGCTAGTGCCTTGGTCGACGGCATGGGTGAATTGATTAGATCATCTGTGCAAATTATTAGTAAAAGAGACGGTCATTCAGTTTATCTTAGGATACGGGCTGTATCAACTGACTGGAACGAATATCTTTCTTTGCCTGGTGCTCAGTATATATCCAGTCCATCAAATATCACGATTCCAGTAGCAAAATGGCTGCTGATTGATCCAAGTATAGATATAGGACAAGCGGCATACGATATAGTATTTAAGGGAGAGGACTCAAAAGTAGACGCCCAGATAGAGAAAGTATCTCGCAGTGGACGAGCAATCATGGTGTCTTTGGAGAAACTCGGTGGCAGTGGTGGCTATGTTTTACCCAGCATAGTCTCTGGTCAGGCTGGTCAGAACTTTATCGAATACACCTTGGGGCAAAAAGGGGTAGCGATAGAGGCTGCTAATATACTAATGAAAAAGGTGGGATAAATGGATATTAAAGATTTCCTTATTGAGGTGAGACAGGGTAATATTCCTGGGTACTCGATAGAGCACAAATTTGGTCGCAACGACAATATCCAAAACGGTATTTGGGGGTTAGTATCTCCAATCGGTGGTTCTGGAGTATTTAGAACATCCGCAATTCAAATGAGAGTCAAATCAGGAGGCAGTGTTGATGACACCGTAGATGGCGATGGCGCTCGCGGGATTACTGTTATTGGTATTGATTCATCACTGACAGAGATATCTGAAACAATCGTCACATCTGGCGCAGGTGTTAGTTTGCCTACTACTGCTAGATTCTGGAGAGTATATCGTTCCTATGTAGCTGATGGTGCAGTTGGTACATATGGTGGAAGCAATGTAGGTAATATTATCATAGAAGACTCTGGGGGTGCGGATAATATAATACAGATATCAGAAGACGAAGGACAATCACAGCATGGTGCATATTCCATTCCTGCTGGAAGAACTGGATATCTTTTAACCGTACACCTAACAACAGATGCTTCAAAAGCTGCTGATTTTAGGTTATTTACTCGCGAAGACTTTACTAATGTGTTATCGTCGATGTCTCCAAAGAGACTAAGACTTTACTGGGATGGTATACTAGGACACGTCGATGCATATATTCCTCACTCTCCAGGTATATCACTACCTGCCTTAACTGATGTTTGGATAGAAGCGGAAGGTGGAGGAGCGAACACTGAAGTATCGGTGGATTTCGAAATTTTATTAGTAGACAATCCTGTGTCACATATCAAACGTATCTAGTCTTTGTTGGGAGAAACAATATGTGTGCATTAAACTTCAAAGGAACAAATATTGGTGGATTCGGAGGATACGAATTAACTGATCAATTACAGTATAACGTTAAATGGTTTTTGGATTGGAATTTTTTGAACAATGGTGCTTATGGAATTTACGAGTATGATTCGGCAAGCTGGTATGATGACGACGAATCTAAATTACATCTTGTCCCGGATGAGAGATATGTTGAAGGTAGTGTGTGGGAGGGCGCGGGACGAGAATGGTCGTGGGAAAGTGGAGTTTCATTAGGTAGTGGTGCCATAGATCCTTTCCGTGTCTCAGGGGTCTACATAGAGGGGGATTTCTATCCAATTAGTTCTGTAGGTATTAATCGCCATCACGTTGATTATCTCAATGGTAGAATTATATTCGACGAACCCAAAGATGCTAGCGATGATATCCGGGCTGAATACACTAGACGATCAGTCCATGTCGGGTTTGCTGATGATTCTGAATTTAGACGACTCATGTTGAATGCAGTGGAGGAGTTCTTGACAGACTCTTTGCCGTCTGGCACAACCTCTAGGGAACACCAGATTTGGCTACCGAGTATTTTCATTGAGGCAGTGAATGGTGAACAGAGGGGTTTGCAGCTCGGTGGAGGTCAGATAAAAACGAGGTATATAACTTTTCATATATTCGCAGATAATCCACAAGATCGCAACTTGTTAAAAGATTGGCTTGATTATCAGAGTAGAACAACATTTTGGATGGCAGATCTCAATAGTCTTACATTTCCATTCGACGAGTATGGAGATATTATTCCTGGGGTAACCAATTGGGTAGACATGACTATTGATCATCCATGGAAGAAACTACGGGTTATAGACAGTAATTCAGCCACAATAAATTCATTAAATTCACAACTGTTTAGGGCTCGGGTGACATGGGAAATCGAGATAGATTTTGGTTCAATTTGAATTTCTGGTGTATAACACAATAGTTGGACAGTTGTTTGGATAGTTCTAATTGAAGGGAGAATGACAAGAAGTGTCTCAGAATAGAATTTTTTACGCGATTCAATCATTGGGTTTCGCCCCGCATAATACGCTGTGTCCACTGGACGCAGGTGCATTGCATGAGGGTTCTGGAACACATCCGTCTGGATTCATAACTGCACACGGTGTACAAAGTGTTGGACTCAATACTACGTTCAATCTTGAGCAAGTATTTGAACTTGGTCAGCTGGAGCTTTACGAGAATATCGAAGGTATCCCCGACATTGAGTTGACTGTACAGAAGGTGTTGGACGGATATCCATTGCTATACCACTTGTCTACGCCAAATGCGTCGTCTGCAACCTTGGTTGGTCGCTCAAATGAACGATGTTTTGCTGCCCTAAATATATACCCAGATACTTTCGATAACGCTTCTGGTGTACCACTTCAATCCGTAGGAATGTCTGGAATGTATGTTTCGGCCCTATCTTACACAATGAACGTAGAAGGCAGTTCCACGGAAGACGCCACTTTTGTAGGTAACAACAAAGAATGGGTTGCTTCGGGCCTTACGCACTTTGCCCCATCTGTCTTTGATGGTTCTGATGCTCCCCTATCACTTGCTGCGTCTGGTGGTGTGGCACAACGTGAAAATATTCTGATGGGCTCTGGGTGCTCTATGGACAATGCTGGTGTTATTACTGGAGTTAGTGGCAGTCTCTGGCCGACAGAGATCGGTGGTATAGATGCGAATGGATGGAACCTTGTATCTGGGGATTCTTATCTTGCTCACCTTCAGACAGCTACGGTTGCAACAGACCTTGGTCGAGAGGAATTATTCGAACTGGGCCGTAGAGGTCCCTATCATAGATTCGTATCGTTTCCAACTGAAGTTACCTGCTCAATTGATACAACTTCGTCTGAGGGCGATCTAATTGACGCTCTTGCTGATCCTGTAGGTGGATCTAATCTCAGCAATCAGAAGATTTTCATCTGGGTTGAAGAGGGGACGCGAATCAATCTTGGGGCGAAGAATAAGTTGGCATCTGTTACTTATGGAGGCGGAGATGCTGGTGGCGGAAATGTTAATGTAAGTTACAACTATTCGAATTTCAACAGCTTACGCGTCACTCATACAGCAGATCCAGCAGGACTTGCAACGTAGAATACATGGTTTAATTTGTTATCAGTTAATCGGGGTGGTTTTCGGACCATCCCGATTTTTTTATTTTATACGCAACAAATGTGTTACCCATACGTATAATAGTATAGGAGAAAAATATGGCAACTGACCCCAAAACATTAGCGTATCGCAAAGAACACAATTTGTGCCCAAGAGACGGCAGGGCAAATAAACCTGGACGCAAGATGTGTGATTATTGTCTGCAGAAATCTGCAGAAAAGACTGAGCGACACAGACAAAAGAAGAAGGCTGAGAGCCTTTGTTTATCTTGTGGCAAAATAGTGGATAATGTTAAGTTTTGTGATACATGTAAGAAGAATGTAGCTATTACGTTGCACAAATCGCACATTAAAAGATATGGTTTGCGAAAAGAAACAGGTCGATGCATTCATTGTTGTGCGGATACTGCTCCTGGCAAGGCTGCTTGTCAACCATGTTTGGATAAGAGGGGATCTCTTCAAAACGCTAAGCACGACAAAAATAGACTGAATGGTAGATGCTCGCAATGTGGCGGTGATCGTGGTGACTCAAAGGGTAAAAGGTGTCAAATATGTATCGAAAAACGCAATAACTGGTATCAAGGATCACCTACTCAGGCCAAAGATAAAGTTAGGAGAGATGAAAACCGTGAAGCTGTTATCAAACATTATGGTGGTAGGTGTGTTTGTTGTAACGAAGATGAGCCGTGCTTTTTGGCTATAGACCACATAGACGGTGACGGCAATACTCATCGTAAACAGATAAAAAAGTATGGGTCCGGATTTTTCAAATGGTTGGTTGACAATGATTTCCCGACAGGATTTCAGGTCCTGTGCCACAATTGCAACGTGGGCAAACATCTTAACGGTGGTATATGTCCACACCAAGTCCCATAACCACAATTTTATTTTTAATGGAACAGCCCCTTTGTCCAACGTATAATGTGTATGGAGGAATTTAGATGTATTTTCACGTAACCGTTGCTGTAATGCCAGGTGTTCCAGATCCTATACACATAACTCTTGACATTGGCGATAAGACGGCTTTGATGGATCTCTCAAAGACAGATGCGCGTGAACTTATGCATTTCTTGGCTGAACCATGCGGCATTACACAAAATGGCAACACAATACTTTGGTTCAAGGCTGGTTATGGTCGGGAGTGTAGGTTTCTATGGAGTGGCTGTATGTTCGTTCTCATGAAGGTGTGCACACCCCCTGGTATCGACCAAAAATATGTAGTAGATCTTGTTCTAGAAAGAGACGCAGCTACATGTTTATCAAAGGGAATATCCAATGCACTTAATGCTGACACCAAAACTGATTTGATCAATCCTACGGATTTACTAGCCGGTGCGGATAAGAGGCTGGACGACAACTTGCGTTCAGTTTTTACATAGGACGAGAAAAATGGTTGAACAACATGCTTGTCCTACGTGCGAGAAAGATGGGTTTGTACGATGTGAGTGGGCTAAGACCTATGACGTACAGAGTGGCTATATAAGGTGCAATAACAAAGCAGAGTATTACATGAAAACAACGATGAAGGATTTTGGGATACAAACAACTACTTATTTGTGTACTACCCATTACAAGATGACAAAGGATGATACAAATAGATGAAGGAATTAGAAAAGTGATCTATTTCGTAGTTGCTCAAAAAGAACAAGATGGAGAATGGAAGTTGTTCGGTCCAGATGAACGTATAGAAAAGGCTGATGAGAAGATCGCCGAATTAGAGAATGACCCCGCGTATTCTCAAGTTGAGCTGGCTAGGGTGTTGACAGACGAAGATGGGCCAGATTGGCTGCGTGATCCTCCGTCAGTACCATGGAATGTAATATATCCTGATCATTGGCCTTCACACTATAACGGTAATTCAGAACCATGTGGCATGATAGAGGGGCCATGTGGTTGTGGGGCCTGGCATTCCATGGATGAAAATTGGGTTAAAGAAATGATTGACCAGTATGGTTTGCCTGAGTAAATTACGATGCCAAAATTAGTCGATTTAATTGGGCAAAGATTTGGAAGATTGCTGGTAATAGAACCTCATTATAGTAGCAAATACAAAAGAGTTCTATGGCTATGTCAGTGTGAATGTGGGAAAGAAAAAATTGTTTTGGGTTATAATCTCAAAAGTGGCAATACACAAAGTTGCGGGTGTTTAGGTAAAGAAGGAAATCATGCAATACACGGTCACCATAGAAGAGGGAAAGCAACCAGAGAGTACAAATCATGGGCTTCCATGAAAGAACGATGCACTAATCCCAACCACAAATATTGGAAGAATTATGGTGGTCGTGGAATTACGGTTTGTAAGAAATGGATGGAATTCTCTAATTTCCTTATGGATATGGGAGAAAGACCTTCAGGATGTACGCTCGAACGGATAAAAAACGAAAAGGGATATTTTAAAAAGAATTGCTATTGGGCAACACGAAATCAACAACAGAGAAACACACGAAGGAATCTCTATGTTTCATACGCAGGGGAACGATGGCTTTTTATAGAATTGTGTGAAAAATTTAATATGCCTCGTCAACTTGTGTATGGTAGATATTATGGGCTCTATTGGACTCTGGAAGAAGCCCTAATAACCACCGTTGGGGAAAAGAGAAAAAGAAATGATTGATATCAAACGATTGGAAAAAGCGTCAGAAGCCTATTATTCTGGTAATCCACTAATGACCGATGCAGAATTCGATATGGCCATTGCCGAATTACAGGAAAGTGATCCTGATAGTTATTTTCTTAAACGTATCGGAGCGCCCGTTCCTGGTGTGTCGAAAGCTAAGCATGCCATACAGATGGGGAGTCTGAATAACATACATGACGAAAAAGAATTTCGAACTTGGGTGCCTAGCGATGGACCCTATATTTGTTTGTCTCATAAACTTGATGGTTCATCTTTGGAATTAGTTTACAAGGATGGTCACTTTATACAGGCAATAACACGTGGGGATGGTGAAGTCGGGGAAGACGTTACCAGAAATGTCCTAGCCTCGAAGAATGTCCCATTGTCTATCAATCCACTGATTGTATCTGTTCGATGCGAATGTTTGATACTTAAGGACGATTGGGAAAACCATTTCGAGGGAGACGCTAATCCTCGCAATTCTGCTGCAGGTACACTCCGTCGCCACGATGGTCGCAATGCTGAATATCTTAGGTTCTATGCTTTTGATGCAATAATAGATGAGGCAAAAAAAACCCCAGGGAATTCGCTCTTTACTGTGTCTGATATGGATACATTAGATATGCTGTCTCTATGGTTCCTAACTCCATCTCGTAAATGGTCCAATGATCCATCGACTATGATAAGTTGGTATAAAAAAGAAGAAGAACGTAGAGACTGTCTATCGTATGAGATTGATGGTATAGTGGCTAAAATTGATGATCGCCAGGCGTCTTTTAAAATGGGCATCGTAAATGGTCACCCTAAAGGACAAGTAGCTATAAAATTCAAACCCCGTGGTGGTGAGACCGTATTGAGAAGTGTAACGTGGCAAGTTGGTCATACGGGGGTTTTGTCTCCGGTAGGTATAGTTGATCCAGTTGGTGTTGGAGGGACTACCATACGACGTGTTACATTATGCAATATGGATGAGATAGATCGTCTTGGTATAGCTATTGGGGATACTATAGAGATCATCAGAGCTTGTGATGTTATCCCAAAGTTATCTAAAATGATAAAAAAAGGTTCTAATAGAAAACTTATTCATCCTCCCCTTTCTTGTCCTGCATGCTGCCTGGCAACAACAAGAGATGGTGCGCATATTCGATGTAGAAATCATGAATGTACCCTCAAATCTTATCATCGCGTAATGAATTGGGTTAAAAAACGCAACATCCTCAACGTAGGAATAAAACTGATAATAGCAGCAAAAATAAAAACCATTTCTCAATTGTATAAAACTAGTATGGATGAATGGGAAGATGTAAGAATTAGTAATCGTATATTTGGTGAGAAGAGGGCAAAGAAGGTAATTGATGCTCTAGAAAAATCCAAAATTGTTTCATTGCCAGATTTCTTGGGGTCTCTTGGAATCAAGGGGGTCGGTAGATCTTTGGCGTCTGGTTTGTGCGAGCATTTTAGTGGTCTTCCAGATAGTCAATTAACACTTAAAGATATTTTTTGGCTTAAAGAGCAGGATGTTGCAGGACACGAGAAGTTTGGTAAGATCAGAGCATCTGATTTCTGTGATTGGTTACAACAACATAAGGTTGAGATTGAGGTATTAGCTGATATGATGGATATACAGTATGAAACGAATGACGAGAAGGGTATTTTTGATGGAGAGGTAATTTGTTTTACTGGTAAGTCGCCAAAACCTCGCCCAGAAATGATCCGTTTAGCGGAAGCTGCTGGTGCATTAGTGTCTAACTCTGTTAATAGCAATACCACCATATTAGTAGTGGCTGATACGAACAAGAAGTCGTCTAAGTCTATTAGGGCGGGTCAATTTGGAATCAGAATTATGTCAACCCAGGATTTCATGATTCAGGTAGATGGTTGACGAACAAAGAATTGTTGATTTTGTACACCCTGACTTTTTGTGTCTTGCCACCCCCAGGCCAAAGGCCAGAATTAATATGGTTCAATTATCATATTTAGGTGTATAAGATAGATGGACGGAAGCCATGAGCAGGCGTCAAACAAGAGTTACGCCATCCTTGCGCGTCGTTCGCTACCTTAGTACTCGGGACCTGAAACACGGTCCCGCTTTTTTATTTCTTGTGGAACACGGGGTGCGGTTGAACGTATAATAGATAACGACATAGTGTCGTTCTCGGGGGTGAGCCCGGCGATCTGTGGGAGAAAAGCCAATGGCAGATAAGATTGAGATGATTTCTATTCCTCAAAAGGAATATGATCAGCTAGTAAGTGATCAAAGATGGTTGGCAGCTCTGGAGGCTGCTGGGATTGACAACTGGGATGGGTGCGACATAGCGCGTGAAGCCATGTCCGAGTATGGTAATTGAAGTAGGAGAAAAAATATGTGGTATAATAAGCCGAAGCCAAAGCTACGGGGTGTAGCACTAATAGATTCTGTGGCCAATCGTTTCAATGATATGGTCGATGAACTGGAAGTTGGTATGTAGATATAAGGGGCTGAAAGGTTTCGACAGGGTAAGTGAAGATTATGTGGCGTGCCGAGGTTGTCAGTGGGCCTCGTTAAACAACTGATAAAAAAGTCTTAAACGGCGAATCCAAGTTCAAATTGGCTGCGTAGCAGCCCGTCAACCAGAAGACGCCTACTATTCTGCAAGACGACGACCAGTTGGCTAGTGTTTGTTTGATACCTAACCGAATTAACGCGAAACAATAGTTGGGCATGGAAAAACAAAAGCCTGTCGATTGGCGTTTGTGGCTTCGAGATTTAAACAATCGAATATGCACGTAGAAGGCATGATTTAATCTATTCCTGGACCCGACTTTCGAAAGTCGGCAGCTCCACCAGGGCAGTTAGTTCAATAGGTAGAACGCAACCCAGCAGGACCAAGGGTTGAGGTTGTAGGTTCGAATCCTTCACTGCCCATTGTTTGGAGGTATATTGTGTTCAATCTCATTGGTTTCCGGACAGATTATGAATATGGTTATGGTGGATATACTGGTGTAACTAATTCTGTCGAAAAAATAGTAGCTACTTTTGACTCAGAAAATGATGCGAGAGTATATATTAAAAAATCCAAACTGAAAAATGCCACCACATGGACCGAAAGACCATTCAGAAAAAATAGTCTTTTGTGTTATTTTCAGGACGCAGAGGTTAAAGAGGTGGTCAAAGATGATTCGCCTCCACACAACCCCACGCTTAGAGAGGGAAAGAGGAAGATATGAACTTAGAACAAGCAAAAGCAAAGTTGGACACTATTAGCAAGTCTACAGCGATTCAACACCCTAAGGTCCTGGTTAGTGAACTATGCGTAGTGGTAAAGTTTTTGTTGGACGAAATAGAGAGGGTGAAGTCGCCTAATATGGTATCACTTTTGAAACAACCTCTTGATCCAAATCAACCAATACATACGCCACCGCCAAGTACTAATAAGCCGGATATTCCATTTATTCCCCACAAACATCCATGGCCAGATACGCCCAAAAGGACGGTTTGCCCCGATACACCGCCCACACGTCGCGAAGATCCAAGTGTGCCGCCCATACGTAGAAAGGGAAACGCAGGGGACGCTACGTAAATTAGTGAGACAGGAGGAAGCATTATGATGGAAGTTTCTGAACATACATGTGATGTCGTTGAAATTAAGCTACGAATCCACTCAAACGCAGATGCGTTGAGCCTGGTTCATGTGGGTGATTTTCAGTGTGCCGTAAGAACTGCTGATTGGAAAGATGGCGATCTTGCTATCTATATTCCACCAGACAGTATTGTGCCAGACACAAAAGAGTTTGAATTCTTGGGCGAACACAAAAGGATTAAAGCTAGGAAATTGCGTGGTGAGTGGTCTGTCGGATTGTTAATACCTGCACCGTCCGATGCCAAGATTGGTGACGATTACATGGAAAAGTTGGGGATCACGCATTATGAACCACAAATCCATGGACATTTTAGTACAGGTGGAGACAATGTTACACCCCCAGAGGGATTTTTCCCTAAATATGACGTATTGAACTTCCGTAGATATTCCGAGTTTTTCGAGGAGGGTGAAGAAGTAATTGTTACCGAAAAATTACACGGAGCTAATGCTCGCTTTGTTTGTATAGACGATCTTATATATTGTGGATCTCGTAACCATTGGAAAAAAGAAGATCCCAACAATCTATGGTGGAAAGCACTGAAGAACTGCCAAGTGTTAGATGCGTGGCTTAGGCATCATCAGAATCTAATAGTATACGGAGAGGTGTTCGGTCAAGTCCAGAACTTGAAATATGGAGCTTTGCCTGGAGAGGTTAAGTTTGCAGCTTTCGATATTCTCAGGGGTGATAAGTGGCTAGATTTTGATGAAGCTCATGAGGTTGGTGCTCCATTGCCATGGGTTCCACTTGTCTATCGTGGTTCGTTTGACAAAGAGCAAATTCTGACATTAGCCGAAGGAGACTCTAGTTACCCAGGTGCGCAGCATCATCGCGAAGGTGTCGTAGTTAAACCAATACACGAACGTACGGAAAGAAAAATAGGAAGGCTGCAACTTAAAATAGTTGGAAATAGGTATTTGTCAAAATCATGATATCAATAGAAAGGTAGGTACATAATGCCATATATTCCAAGGGAGGACAGGGCCGTTTATGATGATGACATCAATAGTTTGGGTTCATCATTAGATTGCTTGTCCAATGACCAGTTAGCCGGTCATCTTAACTATATCTTTTTCCGTCTGGCAGGCAGCATGTGTACTGGAGATGATATGTCGTATGCAAGAGCTGCCGTTGTTTCATCTGCTCTTAGTGAAGCACAAGCTGAATTCCGTCGTAGGGTTATGGCTCCTTATGAAAATGAAAAAATCAAAGAAAATGGGGATATTGAATTTTGATATTGGCGGGGTAGAGCAGTTGGTAGCTCGTCGGGCTCATAACCCGGAGGTCGTGTGTTCAAATCACACCCCCGCTATTTAGGCGACGGTTTTTGTGTTTATTTTGTTGGGGCAGCACACGACAGGTAGTCGGCTGAGGCGGGGTGTCCCTAAAACCGCCAAGTCCAGATATTATGGACCTATGGACTAAAGTCACAGACAGGGGGCCGCTGGTCGAATCCAGCCCGTCGCTATTGTATTGGCAACTAAAAGGAGAAAGATATGTTAAGGTTAGTGTTTGGAAAGCAAAATATCGCCATTAAGTTTTATCATAAAAAATTAGAGGCTAAAGAGATACTGGATATGCATGGTGCGCGAGTAGATGGACCTCGTAGATGTACTATGGCTAGAATAAGCTTTGATGGAGAAAAGGCAGATGATACATACGGACTATCTGTGTGTAATCCAGTGGATAATTTTAATAGATCTATTGGACGTGAAAAGTCGCTAGCAGATTGTCTGAGGAGATTCGACAAAAGGCTAAGGAGTAAAGTCTGGCAAGAATATGAAGTGCAATTTGGTTTTTAAGATGGTTATGTGTTATAATATGTGCCCGCTAAGCATAGATAGCGATGCGCGGGTTTTGTAAACCTGGGAGGTTAGTGCATGTCTAACAGTGGGCTTTTTCTACACAATACTAGTTGGCAGTGTCCACAGGGCGTTAACAACGCCAATAAGAAAAGGAAAAATAATGTGACTAGAAAAAATACAAAGCCAACACAACAAAGACAAACCATTGTCGAATCACCCAATGAGAAGATATTATCTTTTATCAATAGTCCCAATGTTTGGACGCCACAGAGAGAGAACGTTTGGTTAGAAGAGTTGTTTAAAATATCAGCTGTGGAGATTTATAGAAGGTACCCTCCGATGAAAAAGCCACCTAACGTTCGGAGTAGAGGAAAAAGTTCTGGATGGTTCGATAAGTAGTGTTCGTCTTAGGTTTTCAGGAAAATAGGGGCTGTGCCCAATATCAAAACTGTAAAAACGTGGAGGTGTGTTGAGTGAAATCGTATTGCAATGTTATAGCTGCTTTTTTGATTATAATTGGTCTATTGTTGTGTTCTGGATGCAGACTGTTGGAAACCGTAGCTAGCGATGTCGGTGGGTGGGATATGTCGGCTTGTGTGTCTAGTTTTGACACATGTTGGGAACTTTTCACAGACAACACAGACAAGTTCGAAGGAGGATTCGTTGATGCTATCGGTAGTATATCGCCAGAATAGCCTCAGAACCTCCTGTGGTGCCCTCTACTGCACTTTGTCGTCTTGCATAGGGCTGAAGACCCGTAATGTCTCAGAAAGGATTGTCGTATGATACAACACTTTAGAATCTGTAATTTGGACAAGAAAGAGTTCATAGACCCCGCTACGTTCAACGAGCATGCTTCGGGAAGTCGTATTTCTGATTGTGGTACTGATTGGCATAATACTTTGAATTTTTTAACGACTCTATTGCACGATTGGAGACCAAAGGACCAAAAAGCGATTGCTGGTCATTGGGCTGGGGATAGGGTGGTAGTTGCCAATAGCTGGGGATCTCCAGAATCTGATGCTCCTATCAATCCAGATGTGAATGACGAACACGCTACTGAACCAGAACATTATAACGCTTATGGATGGTCTAAGCTTCCTGGGTGGACTGAACTAACCGCTTCTGTATTGTTCGGTGGATTATGTCCGGAGTAGGTTTACTAAAAACAAAGGCTTGTCCACTGAGCCCGTCTGATAAATCAGTGGTTTTTTAGCTCGCCCACCATGTGTGGAAGGAGTAACGGTGTCGTCATTATTGGCGACACTAGATTTTTTATTTTTTGTGCAACAAATACTGTTGTTCGGGGTATAATGATATTGTGATGAACATACATAGACAATATTTGGCCACCGGAGTATTCCACCATCTTAATCCATGCGCATTTGGTAGTGGTGCGGGCTAAGGTCTGTTTGTTATTTGATAGATCTTTTGGCCCGTGAGAAATACTCACGGGGTTTTTTATTGGATATAGGACTATGGCAAAAACTACTGTTGTTAATATTCGTACAAATAAATATGATGTGTATATCGGCAGGGCGGGATATGGTCATGATGGTTATTTTGGTAATCCTTTCTCGGTAATAAGAGATGGTGGTCGAGAAAACGCTGTTCGCTTGTATAAGGAATATTTTCTCAATCGTATAAAAATCGATCCAGAATTTGCTCTTAAGGTTCAAGAGTTGAAAGGAAAGAAGCTTGGGTGTTTTTGTGCTCCTGAGCGATGTCATGGTAATGTGATTATTGAATATTTGGAGAAATTATGAAAGTGTTAGTGTGTGGTAGTCGTTATTGGATCGATATAGAAATTATACTAAAACGACTAGATAAGCTTCCTTGTGATACAATAATAGTAGAAGGAGGATGCTGTGGAGCTGACCTTCTGGCACGTAACGTAGCATTGGAGATCGGCTTAGAAGTGATTGAGTTTCCAGCATCTTGGAAAAAACATGGTAAAGCTGCCGGTATAATACGAAATTTTAGAATGCTAGAGACAAAACCGGAATTAATTATTGCTTTCCATGATAATATGGCTAAGTCAAAAGGGACAAAACATACAGTATCAGAAGCTCGTAAAGCTGGAATTGAAGTTGAGATAATTAGTCATTGAACGGAATGTAGCTCAGTCTGGTCCAGAGCACTGCGTTTGGGGCGCAGAAGTCGAGAGTTCGAATCTCTCCATTCCGAATCTTGCGGGATAGCTCAATTGGTAGAGCTGGCGGCTGTTAACCGCTGTGTTGCAGGTTCAAGTCCTGCTCCCGCAGTTGGGGGTGCTGAATGGAAATTATAGTTGTAGTTGGAATGATGCTTTGTTTTACATTTTTCGGAATGTGTGTAATACTGAAAGTCATTCATCAGCAATATTTGGATAGAAAACCAAGGCATGTGGATGCTGATATTACCATGGGCGACAAGGTTGCCAGAATGAGAAAGACGTATGGAGATATGCTAAAAAGGTTGTCTAAGTAGAAACAACCATAAGTAGTTGTCTTGGAGATTGGTATGTCATTTGGTCCATTCAGTATTCATCAAGCCACTGAGGAAGTCGTAGCAACAGGTTGTGATGTGTCTGAACTAGACGTGTTGGTTGTCAATGAAGATGATTGGCTTGAACTGATTAATGCAAGTCCCATGTTTCAAAATGGAAATTCTGGTGATGGTGATATCAGGGTGTATGGTGTTAAAATTGTAACTAGTCGCCATACAGAACGAGGAACTATTCTAAAGGTATTTCATAACGATAATCAAATGCTATCTAAAGAGTGGACTTACAAGCGCAGCCATATACCATATGTTCCTACAATGCCTGAAAATGATTATCTACTTGCAGACAAGGTCGTATCAAGTATTGCTGATGCAGCTAATGGTATGAACAAGTTCAGTACTTCAACCAAACAAGCCGCCGATGCGATAAAAAAGTTCGAGTCTGCTACAGCTAATGCATTTGGCATAAATAACAATAATGAAACGACAGAACATACTCCTGATATAAAAAAAGAACAGGAACCAAGACATAGTGAGATACGAAAAGTGGAGCTAGGCTAAAAGGGAGATACAATATGTTAGAACGTAGAAATCTTACACAAGAAGTTAATGGTAATCAGGCTAAGCTTGATGACTGCGATCATCCACACAACTTCGAACCGGTTAGACTTGAGGATGGATCTGCCAGCTTCTATCGGTGTTCAAGGTGCGGTGGTTTAGTTGACGCTTTTAGTGGATTAAGGTATACGCTCAGTGGTAGTTTTGAATAAGGATATAACAGTAAAGCCCCGGTATCCCAACGGCAGAGGAACGCGGTTTAGAACCGTGTTAGTGTAGGTTCAAATCCTACTCGGGGCATTGTGGGCCGGTAACTCAGTGGACAGAGTGGGGATCTTCTACATCCTTAGTCGTAGGTTCGAATCCTACTCGGCCTAGTCGGGGAATGTAGCTCAGTCGGTAGAGCAACGGCCTTTTAAGCCGTGGGTCCTGGGTTCGAGTCCCAGCGTTCCCAATAGGAGTATGGATATGAAATTGATCGATTTGGTAGGGAAAAGATTCGGAAGATTGGTTGTCCTGAAAAGAGTCGATGATGATAAAAATAAAAACAGGAGATGGTTATGTCTGTGTTACTGTGGTAAAAAGAAAATTGTTCATGGCAGCAGCCTTTATGCTGGCAGAACAAAAAGTTGTGGATGTTTACAGAAGGAAATAGTGAGAAAACTGTTCACTAAACATGGGCACAGTAAATGTGCAATCTACAACATATGGGCAAGCATGAATCAGAGATGTATCAATCCAAACAACAAAGAATACCACAATTATGGTGGAAGAGGAATTAATGTCTGTAAACGATGGAGAAATTCGTTTCCTAATTTTTTAAAGGATATGGGAGAACGATCAAATAAAAAATACACACTTGAAAGAACTAATAACAATCGGGGATATTGTAAATCTAATTGTGAATGGGCGACATCGAAACAGAATAGCAGGAATAGGCGAAACAACAGGCCATTAACCCATAACGGTAAGACACAACTTCTAATAGAATGGGCTGAAGAAACCGGGATCGATAGACAAACTATTGCTACAAGAATAGATAGATACGGGTGGTCTATAACAAAGGCTTTGACGACTCCTATCAGAAAGAAGAAAAATTTATGATATTCTCCGAAATAGAAAAACGAGATAAGCTAGTTGAAGAAAAATTACTTAGGTGTGATGACCAAGGTGACTTGCGAGTATATTCCTACACTAATTGGTGCAAAATATGGAATGATATTACCATGAATAGCAGAGGTATTATTTTTAATCGCAAAACCGGTGAAATAATTAGTAGGCCATTTCCTAAATTTTTCAATATGGATCAGACAGCCGAGACTCAGGAGAGAAACCTTCCGTGGCAAGACGGATTTAGGATTTTCCAAAAATACGATGGATGGCTAGGAATATTATACAGGGATGGAGGACAATACAGAATAGCTACTAGGGGGTCGTTCCAAAGCACAGGGGCATTGTGGGCTACTGAATTCCTGAAAGAATATGACCTTACTGGATTGCCAGACGAGGTAACGTTGCTGTTCGAACTTATCTGTCCTGCGACCAAGATCGTCGTCGACTACCATAATAGGGAAGAATTAGTATTGTTGGCTGCTTACAATAGACATACCGGTGAAGAGTATGGGTGGGAGCAAGTTGAAGCGTGGGGTGACAAGTTCGGATTTGGTGTAGCTGATTCTTATGATAGTAATCACCTTAAATATTGTCGTTTGCAAATCGAATCTACATCTGGTCTGGAACTTGAGGGTTTTGTCATTAGGTTTAATAATGGCTTGCGAGTAAAGATCAAGTCGGACGACTACTTCCGTAGAAGTAAAATGCGGAGCCATTTGACTTTGTTGACAATTTGGGAAAATATGGTGTGCGGAGAAGTTCCTCAAGAATTCTGGGACGCAATAGATGACGATTATCATGATGCTTTGAGTAAGATAACAGTAGCGATGGAGTCTCGCTATTTCGAGATTCGACAAGAAATCAATCATCAGTTTGTAAGTATAGTTGACATTCAAGATCGTAAGGAATTTGCTATCGCAGCTCAAAAGTTGAGCCATACACCTGCGATGTTCGCTCGCCGAGACAAGCAAGAGAAGCGTGTTGACGATTACGTTATGAAATTTATTCGTCCACATAACAATATAATAGGGTAGTTTGATTTTGTCTCTGTAGTGTTAACGGCAGCACATTAGCCTTCCAAGCTAAAAGTCTCGGTCCGAATCCGAGTAGAGATATTTGATAGTGCATGGCGATGAGTAGCTCTCGGGGTGTATGGTTCGAATCCATACGTATAAATTGGCACCTGAATCCGGTTCAAGTCCGGGTCGCTATCATTAAGGGTCTGTAGCTCAGTGGTAGAGCGCTGCCTTGAAGCGGCAGGCGTCGTTGGTTCGAATCCAACTGGACCCATTGAACAGAAATACCGTCACAACTGAATAAGTGACGGTAAAAGTTCCAGTACACTTCGTAATAAGTGACTGTGTACAAACATCGGTACTTTGTGATATATGTCGACATTATTGTGTATAATGTATTGTGATGTCAGAATTTATTGAAATACATCGTGAAACAGGAATTCCATGTTTTGAGTGTGGTGAACGATCTGGTATGGATTGTCCAGGTCGGAGACCAGATGAGGCCACACGTTGTACAGTCTGTCTGGAAAAATTCATGAAAATCGAGCAGCAACTACAATCATCCCATGATCAACGGTCTAAGGATCGTCTGGGGTAGACTGTGTAGACTGAGATACGCAGAACCGGATGGTCCAATGGACTGTCCGGTTTTTTTGTGCGCATTGGAAGGTACTGATCCTCTTCCTTCCGTTATTCGGCCCTGTGGTGTAATGGTACCCCGCCTGCCTTTGGAGCAGGAGAACTAAGTTCGATTCTTAGCCGGGCCGTTTTCCTTGCCTTTTGGTGTATAAAAATAAGGTAGATGAATCTGTATCGCCTTCAGTTTTTGTGAACTGGAATCTTTACAGCCTTATTTTAAGAAAGAGGTAAAGTTATGAGTTTAGTAACAGACAATTGGGCGGCGAATCTTAATCCAGTACCGAAACCAGGTCAGATGTACAGGACACTCAGTGCTACAGCCGTATCAGGTTCAGCCGTAACAGATACAGAAGCGTTCTTCACTAAAAGTTGCCCTTTTCCAATCAAGATTGTTGGATTTGAAGTACAAGCTGTTTCGATGTCCGGTGGAGGATTCAGCGGTAGCGGTTCTGCTCTGACTGTCGCCCTACAGAGTTCCAATGAAGTTGATGTCTCTCCAGCAGCTCCCACTGCTGTTGTATGGGATACTGTGGTATCTGTTGACGCATCTGGTTCCGCGCAAAGTACTGATAAGCTAATGTTCTCTGCTCCTGGCAACGTCAGTGGCTTGTTAAATCCTGATATGGACCAGTCGTTTGTTGCTGTACCCAAGGGTGGTTCTTTGAGGGCAACTCTTTCCGCCCAAGCTGCCGATGCTCTAGGTGTCGCAGGTTCTACTCCAGTTGAACTTCTTGCTGTTGTAGATTTTGTACCAACAGATTTAAAAACACAACGATATAGTTGGTAGTCATTCATCACATAAATATTCAAAGGGCCTGGAGTGAAAAACTCTGGGCCTTTTTTTTAATTGCACGTGGTGTATAACCTAGTAGGACAGGGCTCAGGCCTGGATAGACAGTACCATTGCAAAATTTGGGACTGGGAGAAATAAGATGAATATGGCCGAAACAGAACGGTTAATAGATAAAATTAATTGGGGATATATCTCTGCGACCGTGAGAACCCAAGATAATTCAATTCTAATATTCACTCTACGTCCTCCCACACCAGAAGAACGAGGCAAATCAGCAATAACTTATGATAGAGAATACAAAAGATGTATTCACATGGGCTTATCTAATGAAGTGGATGCGATAACAGATTTTATAATAACTGATCAATGGGATCCAGAGATAGACATCCAAATAGAAGGATTGCAAAAAGATATTCATAACATTCGCAAGGGTTTAATAGATTTTGTGTTTAATAGAACTAAACTAGAACAATCTCGCTCCCTTTTGCGTCGTGCAGAAAAAGCTCTCATGGATCGTCTAAGTAAAAGACATGTTTTATTGCAGAACACAGCAGAAGCTAGTGCTACAATTACACAACAAAGATACTTAATAAGCGTAGTGACACAGACTAAAACTGGTGAACCTTTTTGGGCAACTGAAAAAGATTTCGAAAAATTTGACGACATAGGAATTGTTGTGCAATTGTGTGAATTATTTTTTACACAATCTAAATTACCTACAGCATTAATACGTGAATTAGCAAGATCGCAACAATGGAGAGTATACTGGGAAGTGGCGAAACATACAAGTGATTTATTTGAGAGTAGTATTACTTCGTGGTCTAATAATCAGAGAGAATTAGCTTATTGGTCTTCTATATACGACTCAGTTTATGAAGCATATGAGAGACCAGCTAAAGATATTATTATAGATGATGATTTACTCGATTCTTGGTTCATAAAACAAGGTGAGAAAGTAGCGAACAACAAGAATAATGAGACAGTACCTATCAAACCTGGAAGTAATGAAGTTTTTGTGATGGCTGATGCGGAAGGGGCTAAACGTGTTTATGATATGAATGATCCTACATCTAGAACTAAACTAAGGGCTCGTCAAAGATTTTTACAGAAACACGGTGATACAAAAGAACAAAATTTGCCAGACAGTAAAAGGGAGATTAAACAACAAATTATGAAAGCTAGATCCCAAAAGGCAAAAGATATTAGTAGAAGATAGGGGGTAAAATGTTTGAGAAGGAACAAGAGTTGGCTAGTCTACAAAAAGAACTGCGTAAATCACACGAATCTCGTATAGATGATAAATCAAGGGGGAGATTGAAGAAGATAGCCAGTAAAAAGTTCAGGACTTGCTTTATTTCAGCGTTATCTGAGTTTGAAAATGAATTTGGTCCTGAAATCTGGGGTCATAATATGGATAATGAGACATTGACGGAAAAACAAAGAGATAACCGCATTAGATGGAATGGTGTTAGGAAAAAAATTCTTGATAAGGGCAATGTTCAGCTGCGTGCGCTGAATATGGAAATGGATCTACACGACATACGATTCAGGGGTTATGTTGTTAATTTCAGGAGAATAGATGATGGATAATACGTCAAAAGAGATAGTTGTTGAAACAATTGATAAGGAAGGTAATAAACTCAAGTTACAAATCAACTCGATAGGACATAATATTCTACAAGATGCGCAAATGGTCTATAGCATAAAGCTTACATCATTGATCAAACAAAGTACAGTAGCTGGTAACGAATTATTATCACGACAACAACTGGAACAGCATCTTGACACTATGGGGATATGGACAGAGGAGGACAGCAAAAAGTTTCTTGAGATTCAAATAGAACTAAGGGAGATGGAGTTACAGCTCAAGAGTGGCGGGATACGGGTTGCCGAAGCTAAGCAAATAGCTATATCCATGAAGACAAGAAGAGCTATTTTGTTAGCTCTTTATAATAGGCGTTCACAATTTGATGGTATAACGATGGAATCAATAGCAGAAAATCAGAAGTTTAAGTTCTTGCTGGTTAGATGTGTAATGAAGGATAATCAGCCATTTTTCAAGAATATGAGTGATTATGATAGTAGACAAAATGAAAAGTCTTCGGTTGATGTGGCTGATGCCCTGGCAACTAAGTTATATGGATATGACAGTAAAACTGAATCCAATTTGACAGAAAATCAGTGGTTAAAACAATTTGAGTTTGCTGATGATAGTGGTCGGTTGATCGACCTGGAAAAACGTTTGATAGACGTGGATGGTAATCTGATAAATGATGAGGGACGATTGGTAGATGCAGCTGGTAGTCTAGTTGATAACAAGGGACGACCAGTAGATGAAAATGGTGAGTTTATAGTCGAGGCAAAGCCTTTTTTGGACGATAAAACAGGCAAGCCAATAGAGTCGGATTGTAAGAAATCTGCTAAGAAGAAGAAAAAAAGATAATTGAAGGTGAGTTGAATGGCACAGGGTTTCGTTGTTGGTGTCGATTTACGTATACAGCGGGTATTGGGCTTAGACAAGGTCAAGCAACAGCTGTCTAGTATCCAGGGTGTTAGTGGTGGTACGGGTGCTGTACCTGCACAGTTCGATAAGATATCAAGTTCTGCTTCGAATGCGGCTATAAATACAGCAAAAGTTAACAAGGTTATAGCAGACACTGGGAACAGCGCCCAGACTGCTGGGGGTAAGATAGGTAATGCTGGAAATAAAGTACAAGGTTTCGGGGATCAACTAGCTCTAGCTGGTAGGCGATACGCTGCTTTCATCGGAGCTACTGCTGTAGCATTCAAGGCCGTACAATTCATAAGTGCTGGTACCAAGGCTGTCATAGAATTTGACAAATCTATGGTCTCTCTGTCTCAAATACTCAGGGTTTCTACCGATCAGTTAGGTGGATTGTCTCAACAATTCTTGGACCTGTCGGTATCTACTGGAACTAGTGCTGCTGAAATTGCTAATGCCGCTAAGCTGTTAGCTCAAGCTGGTTTCAGAGGTGCGGAATTAACAGAAGCTGTTTCTCAGCTATCCAAAGTACCACTAACCCCCATCTTCGAGAGTATGGATCAAGCTGTTGACGGTGCCATCGCTGCAATGAGACAGTTTTCTAACGAAGGGCTAACCGTCGAAACAGTGTTTGATAAAATGATAAATGTATCTAATACATACGCTGCTTCATTCCCCGATATCATAGAAGGACTCAAGAGGGGTGGTTCAGCATTCCAGGCTATAGGTGGCACTTTAGATGAGTTTATCGCTGCTTTTACAACGATAAGATCCGTCACTAGAGAGAGTGCTTCTGCTGTTGGTACTTCACTGAAAACACTTTCTACAAGACTGGCTGATCCCAAGATTCTCAAATTCCTAGAAACTAAAAATATTCGCTTACTAGAAAAGGGTCAATTTGTTGGTCCCTTGGAGGCACTTAAAAGAATCGGAGACGGTCTTGAGAGAACTAAAAGTGTGCAAGAGAAAGTTAGTATAGCTGTACGGCTGGGCGGTAGACGTCAAGTCAGCCGTTTTCTCGCCTTGTCTCAAAATATGGAAAAGAATAACAAGATTTTAGAAACATCAAAAAATTCATACGGAGCATTTAGTGAAGTCGCAGAAAAGGGATTACAGGCCATCAGTGTAAAAATTGATATTCTTGTAGCAAAATCCAAAAAATTAGCCATAGAATTAGGCGAAAATTTATTCATACCATTTGTTACTGGTTTAACGAACGCCTCCACCGCAGCTATAGCGCTACTTTCGGCACTACAACCACTCCTTCCTATATTAGCCACTGTTGGTACACTAGTAGCCGGGACAGCTATTACAAAAGGTATAGGAAAGTTTCTTGGACCTCGCATAGCCAACCTTGCTGGTCCTGCAGCTTTTACCGCCGCAGGTGGTGGCATCAAAGGAGCTAAAACGGCCTTGGGTTCTAGTCCATTTGTTCAGGCTGGTTTACTAATTGCCGCAGCTGAAGTTACTGCATCGTTTTTGCGAACATCCGATGGTGCGGATACTTTTGCTTCGACACTAGTATCATCTACGGCGCTTATAGCTGCTGCCATTGCCATCTTCAGACAACAAACAATAGCACAATTTGCTACCGGTGGAGGATTATTACCTAGTTTGGGTAAGTTTGGAGCAATCGCTACTATCGGGGCTATAGCTTTGCCGTTGGCAATAAATGCTGCTCACAACAGTGCCCAGGAATTATCTAATAAAATAATTGAAAGTGCTGTGTTATCTATAAAAAGGATCGATATTCAACCAGCTGATCCCCAGTCACTTCAAAAGGGATTAAGTGATTTATATAATAGTATAGGGCAAAGTGTCCGAGAATTAACCAAAAGCGCTAATGTAAATAGCGAACCAAGTATAAAAAAATCTCTCGCAAGTGTTGGTCGTTTGGTTTCGAATATTGTCGAAGGAGATTACGCTACCCTTGGGAAACTGGGAGGTCTAACTGAGCGTAATGTTAGAGATCAAGTTAAGGAAATCATAGATAAAAGTCCAAAGATAGTTGAAGATATTCTGAAGGGTATCAGTCAGAGTATGGTTGACATAACAGGAAGAATTGATACGACAGAATCAGCAGGACGAGATAGGTTGATTGGCCAAGGGTTGAGACTCGGATTAAACAGAAAACAGGCTGGTAATTTTTCCGAAGTAATCATAGAGTCTGTCGGTGGGTTGGAAACTTGGTTGAAATTAATTCGTAAGAATACAACATCTATACAGAACGAAATACGATCTAGAGAGCAATTAATACAATTAACCAAAATTTTTATACCACCAAAACTAGTTGGACAACTACAGCAATTTTCACACGCTGTAGATAAAACCGTCAGGGCTATCAGTACATCTTCTAGGGCATTTTCGTCACAAATATCTGAAATATCAGGGGGAGTCAGGCCTCCTTCATTTGATTTTGATTTTGGGGCAGAACAAATTCGAGGGCTTATTAGTTCGAATGGTCTTAAGGATGTTTTTTCATTGACTCCAGATATCCCTAAATTTGTAAGTGGTATGAAAGATATCGATAATCTAATAGATCAGTTCATATTAACGATTAGTAGTCTGCCGTCTGATGCTGATTTTATTGGAGAAACTGATAGGTTTTTGGATGTCAGAGCCCCTCAGGCTATCAAAGATAATTTCGGTAAATTTTTCGATACTATTGCCCAGGATCTTGTAGAAGTTTCTGAGGGAAAGTTAATAACTGCTGATGAAATTAAGGATAGATTCCGTAAAGAATTTGCTGATTTAGGCACGGGAGCTAGTGATGCTGTCGTTGAAAATGTTAGAAAATTCTTGCAAGGTACTTTCGCACAGATACAGGATGAACTTAGTCGGTTAGGTACCATTAGGGGATTTGAAGCTGCCGTCTCCGTGAGACCAGAAAGTCAGGCAGATTTTCTAAGGACACAATTAATGCGTTCTGGGATAAATGCAGGAGGTGTTTCCGCGGCAGATCAACAAGTGAGACAAAGAGGAACTATCAGTGAACTAGATCTGATAAGGAGGGAACAGAATGCACGTGTTGGTGGACGTAACCGCTTGAGTCTTCCCACACCAGAACAAGGATTCTTCGAGGGTAGAGGACAAGGTCTAGTCGATATAGCAGGCGACGAATCAGTTCGTCGACAAGTTCGTGAGAGTTTTGCGAGTATGACCATAGTATTATCGGAAGCACGTAAAAGTTTGTCTGGATTAAAACCAGGTGCTGAAGGATTTGTTTTTGCTGCGGAAAGAGCCAAGGAATTAGGACGTCAAGTGATAGAACTACAGGTTAGTTTACAAGCATTGGATCAAGCGACAAGTGCCGCTGCTGCGTCAGAATTAGAAACGTTAAAAAGAAGGCAAAAATTTGATGTTATACAGAAGCAGGCCGGTCTTGTCGGGAGAGTAACACCCCTAAGAGGCGAAAGAATTATATTCGACCTACAGAAAAAACACCTACAGGAACAAGCGGAATTACAAAACAGATATGATGTTATCATAGAAAAAGATCACGCTCTCAGAGTAGACTTAGCTAGAGAGATTAGCGATATCAACCAGGTTGAATCACAAGAATTTGGAAGGTCAGTGAATTCTTTTGCTGAATCTACCCGCATACATATTACTGCTGCCGAACTAATGCACAAATCCATAGCTGATTTTGGACAATCAGTTATTGATTTCAAAAATCTCAGCACAAATACATTACCACTAGGGAATGATTCTACTAATAGCATCACTAATGAACAAATAAGGTCGGGTGGTTTTAGCAGATCACAAGATACATCAAATGCTCAGATAATAGGTGAAGATACCGACCAGGCGATACAACAAGAAATGCTAGATATTATGAATCGCGTCATAGAAGGACAAAATAAAGAATCTAGAGAATCTATTGACAGAGAAACTACTAAAGCTACTGGCTCGGACAAGTCGCGTGACGAACAAGGTGTGAAAATTGCACAACTGACAGAAAGTTTGAACAACCTACACGGTATTCTTAGTGAACCAAATGAGTTAAAGTTGGTAACAGATCAACGTATAGATTTAGATATATCGACCCTACCATCAGATATATCCGCTGAGATTCGTCCCCTCCTAGTAGCTGCTGCTACGCTTGCTGCGGAGACAGTATCTAGAAAAGTTATGGAGAGCTTAGCATCTAAGGGCGATTCTGAATTGTCGATAGCAGCGACAGATGTAGCGCAGGAGTTAGAATAAAATGCCTTCTGGATTGTTACATGACGAAAATGTAATCTTCTATCATCCATTGGATGATTTTACTGAATATACCAAGGGTCTAGCGTGGACTTCCCTGGATAGCAGCTCAAGTTTCGTTCCTGGAATATTGGTCAGTGGTATCAAGCTTGATCCAGGTGAGGCGTTTGAAAGAATAGTATACCCTGCTTCTACGTATGATTCAATAGAAAATGCAAGTGGTCTAACTGCCTCTGTTTGGGTTAGTGGTTTCCTGACCTCAGACACCGTCCAAAGATTAGTAAATATAGGAATAGCCGACGACACTATCCCCGCCGAAAGAAACGACGCAATATTATACAAGATTGGAACTACTGATGGATTTAATTCCGCTGGTAGACTCGATGGTACTTTTGGGTCTAAAGTATGGTCACCACCACCAACTAACGATACCGATTGGCATTTTTTCGTAATAGACCTTAGGTATGAAGGAACTGGGTGGAGACATCGAGTTAGTTTGGATGGTGCGGATTGGTTGGACTTAGGAGTTAGCGCACACGGTGGAGATATCGCGACCGCAGACTCTAGGCCAATTATAAGAATAGATGATAGTACTACTGCCACGATCGTAGTAGATGAAGTTGTTTTCTGGGGAGATAACAACCTTTTTACTGCTCAAGAACTATCTAATTTATATGAATTATACAACACTTATAACACTACAATGGACCAATATACCTCGATTTTTGCAACCCCAGCAAGTGGAGGAATAGATCTTTTTGTCAATGGCCATGCAAGTTCTTATGGAAGTATTTCTCTCTATATACCAGCACAGTATGAGACGGGATCAATAGATCTGTTTCTAGCTTCTTCGCCACCAACCAGCGGTAGTGTAGACAACTTTATACACGGACACCTAGCCGTATTAGATAACAAAGATCAATACATCAAAGGGCACGAATCTGTTTCTGGTGAAGTAGACTTGTATATAAATGCAATACTTGGCTCGTCGTCACCTCTGTACATACGGGGTCCGTTACCATCATCAAGTTCTTTGGATAATATCATTACGGGACATATTGCCGTATCTGGTGAATTCTCATTGTTCGTTGATGGCGGGACTATCATCAATGCATTTGTAGGTGTCAATGATAACATAGAATCTGATATTGTGGACTTATTCGTCCATGGTGTCCCGTCTGGTTCTAGTCCAACTACCTCATACACCAATAATTCAATAGGATTATTTATAAGCGACGACGGAGATAATGACACACTAACTTTCAATCGTAACTCGTTTGTGCGAGTGGACGATCCAATATCTACGCCAAGTAGTGGTGCGTGGACGTCATTTGTAAAGGTTGGTAACTCTACAAATAACACAATGAATTTATATACCAATGGTCATGCTTCTGGTGAGCAACCGAATGGCATTTTAGTCACCAATTCGTTCTCAACATTTATAGAAGGTTTGTCTACGAATAGTGGAGACCAGGGATTATTAGAGGACGGTTTTTCTTTTATAGCTGAGCAAACAGCCAGTTTTGCTAAGGTGTACGATGGAGTCAGTAACGGATTTAATCTATATACATCCGGAGTAATACCTGTGGCACCACCGTCAGCGGTTTTGGATATGTTCGTGTTTGGTATTACTGGAACTGAGTCTGGTTTTTTTGATTATTATGTAAAAGGCAAGGCGGCTGTGTATAATGATATAGACCTATTTGTTTTCGGCATAATTGGATTACCATCCGACAGTGTCTCTTTGTATCTGGAAGTAACTGCTACTGGGGTATTAAATTCAAGCAATAATGTCTATATACATGGTTATTAACATTGGAAAGGTGATGTTATGTCTTTAGTTTACACAAAATCTGATAGTGTAGGAAGAAAAATAATACCAGCTCCGATAGTATCGATAGCTAAAAGTTACGAGACTAACGACAATGATGTGAAAAAAGGAACTACATACTCCATAGTTCTGAAGGGGACCTTACTGCCGTACAATGGAAGCCCCAGTGGATCTTACACAAGTATTTCCGATTCGTTTTGGAACCTTGGTGGATATCCACCAGATCAACAAATAGGGATCATTGGTGGTGAACCATTCGATTTATTACTTAGAAAACAAGAGTCTCTGAGGTGGTTATTTAATGAGGATGGTGGTGCTCTAGAATGGCAACCAGCAGGCGGTCAGCCTCCGGTTAAGTGTTATCCTAAGGTAATATCCATCAATTTCCAAGAAGGACAGTGGGCGGATAGATGTGATTATGAAATATCCTTAACTGCTTCATTAATCTACATAAATGGTACAGTGGATTCAGAAGATGATTTTTCTGATGACTTTATATCGTCATCCAACGAAACCTGGTCATTCGAAGAAGTGGATGGTCGGGAAAATAAACAATACAAGGTTGTTCACGAGGTAAATGCTAAAGGTAAGTTAGGATATGATTCTGTTGGGCATTTACAAGATGATAAACAGGCGTGGGAAAATGCTAAAGATTATGTTGATACCAGAGTTAATGGTATTGTAGATAACGATGTAATGTTCGCATCTTTAGGTGCTATCGATAAAATTACTGGACAATATAGCACAGTTATAAAGACCGACCAGGATGGTGGAACATATGGTATTACGGAAGAATGGTTGTTATCAGATGAAACTACCTACGAAGAAAGACAATTTTCCGTAGATTATGACCACGTTAAGGATGAATACAACATTACTTATCAAGGAACTATACATGGTGTCACAGCAGATAGTCTCACTGGAGAAGTATCCAACATTGATGTTGCCAAATCTAATATTCCAGACATAGCAACGGCTAATGCAACTGCTACGTCATATGTTGGATCACTGTTAGATGGACAGACAATACCCGCCTTCCCTAGTAAAGAGACATTTGCTTTGAACCAACTGGATGGCACGGTATCATTTACATACCAGTGGAACACAGCAGACGACGGTCTATCATATATATCAGATGACTCTCAATTATCATACTCAACAGACGACCTACTTCACACATTAACTCTAACCCAGACAGTAAACGGCAAAGGATCAACTCCAAGTTCTCGACTAGTTAATGCACGACAATCGGTATATAGTAATAGCGAAGCTCTTTTGCAAGCCAAGAGTATCGCCGCAACATCATTGGTTTACAATTTATCGTCTACAGTTCAACTCATTGATCCAAGAGAAGGAACCATTAAAACTACTTGGGTATGGACTGATAGGGACAGTAATAATTTATCGGTTACAGTTCAAACTCAAGAACAAGTTCCTGTATTAGCTACTATACCCATTCCTGGTAGAGCAAATGGTCCAATAATACAAAACATGAATACATTAAGTTCTGAGGTTGTTACTGTAACAATGAAATCTACAAGAAATACTGTGGGATCTAATCCTAAAATACCACGGAAACCAACCAATTTGGATCCATTATTATATCTTGATCCAGGAACCGTAGTACTTTACGTATTGAGTGATGTTGAAACATGGAATCCAATAACTAGTGCAGCAGAAAGAGTCACGAGATATCTTATAGATACACAATAGGGGGGATTATTAATGGCAGGACAGGTACAAAGTTATCAATCTTACCACCTATTTGGTGGATTAGTACGTAATATCAATACGACATTGGGTATAAATCAAAATCCTACTGTTGTGACAGTTTCTGTGGTAAAGGATACGCAAGGTATAACTGTTGAAAATAGACGACTTACGCACATACAAATAGGTGTATTTGATTTTCGTGGTATAGTACAGTCGTGGAGTCGGGCGAAGGTTGACATATCTGGTAAAGATGTTTATCAGATACGTATAACAGACACCAAACCAGTATTGAATGCAGCTAACGTGATTATTGGATCTTCGTTCGACAGTGACGGTAGTCTATTGTCAACCATGACGCAATCTGAAAATTACGGGGATAATGTCATATCTATCCTCCCCAATAATGCATCACAAATAATTGAGGGTATCCCCTTTGCAACGATAAAGAGTGCTGTAGAAAGTTCTGAAATTAAATACGGAAATTCAAGATATACGGTAAAATTTAATTTCACTTTACCTGGTAGGGGAAGTGAGGTTGAATACTCCTTGGGCGGCAGAGCCCTTTCTTTGTTGGAATTAATATCTCAGATAGGTAATGATCATGGCCTGGATTGGTTCGTAACAACCTCTGAAGATAATGTTATTTCTATAAATATGTATGGCAGAACAAGTATAACAGACAAGACTGTCGATCAATTAGCTGCATTACATCAGGGTGCCATTATTAAAAGACACGAAGGAGAGGAAAATAGGGATGCTGTTCAGAGAGTTGTTCTGATAGGTGGACATAGAACTCGTCTTAGTAAGATAAGTGGATCACAATGGGAACAATTTTGGGGATTTGACTCTAATGGAGACAAAAGATCAGAGCCCGTATACTCAATAGAAGAAATGACTAAAATAATCAACAACAATTTTACATCAGACGACTACACAGAAGATGATGCTCAAAAAATCTTATCTTATGCTAATGAATTTTGGGGACGAAAATTTATTTCTAGCGTTGGTTCTGCCGTGATCGGTTCTGATGGTGAATCGTGGGTATTACCAACTAGTGCCGGATGGTGGTCATCCGATTCCCCACCAGAAAATCTAGATCAGGATGGTAGATTGAAATTTCAAACAGAGGATGGAAGATGGGTTACTTTTATTGCCCTTGCAATACCCGGCAATAGATTCGCTTTTGGTCCTCATGCTCTAAACTACGAATGGGATGATGAATTATTTTCTAATCCAAATACACATATCAACGACAATAATACTATTTGTATGAAATCATCTTTGGAAATTGTTGATACTGCACAGGGTGGCGATAAATATTTTTTGATAACAACTGCTACTCCATTGCGAGTACAATCATCTACAGAAGTAACTGAAGATTCTGTTACTTCTACAGTAACTACCAAGACGAGAGCTGATAATTTGGGATATTTATATTTAGCAGTTATTGATCAGAGGTTGACATATGGTCCATGGTCTAACGGGAATAACGCAATTGGTCGCGCTGATGTACTAATTGACACATCTTTGACTCCGTGGAATTTCGGGTACAGAGGTATTAATGACACGATTGGTCTGAATTTATTGGATCAAGTTGCTAGAGCAAAAATCAAGACAGTTGCAGATACTGTTATGGATGCAAAGACGGTTGAATTAGAGGTCGCAGGATTACCTCAAATAAACTTAGGTGATCAATTACAAACAACAGGTGCTATAACCTCTATCCAAATAGTATTTGCTGTTAACGGCGTAAGAACTACATATAAATCACTGCAATACACCAATGATTTATCTAAACATCTAAGAAAACAACAGGACTTACTAGATCTACTTAGACGTCAAGCATCTGAATTTAATAACAAAACCGATAAGGATTTGGAACTAGACAAGGCTGTTAGATCATTAAAAAATGACATACCTGACCCACCAATAGACGCCGGTAATGAAGGGCAACCTACTAGACGCGAGCTTAGAACATTACTTGGGAGAGTATATGCACGCAGTAGTTTGGATCAACCTAAATATAATGTCACGCCAATGGCGTGGTCTAGTGATATTTTTGGTGAACTTACTCTTGTCAGAGATCCTGTTGTTTTCGGGAATTATCTAAATGTGGTAAACATGAGTGAAAAACAAACTGCCCAAGGACGCTTGGCTGTAGGTACTGATGTTCAAATAAAAGAATTTGCCATTACTGATGGTGGAATAGTTTCGTATTATATGGATATTTCTGTATCTCCAACAGAGAGTTTCAAAGCAACTATCAATTTACACGTGAGCAATAGTCAACCGACATACAAGGTTACACCAGTGAATAATAGTGTGCAAGAAATCAATTTAACAGATAGGGAGCGTTTATCATTGAATGAAGTCCTGAATATCGGAGAACCAGCAAATTTCCGTGGATATATAGACACGGGTACGGAAGTGACGATTAATTGGAATGAAAATTCTGACGGATCTTTTACTCCATTTATGGAACAGCAACTCAATCTATTTTTGCCACCATTTTAAGGGAGATGTCTTATGAGGGTGGGACCGAATCAAGATATAAATAATCCTGAAGTACTTATAACATTGGCATATGATTTTCAACGTCAAAGTGATGATTTTGGAGATCTGTTAGCAGAATACAATGCACAAAATCCTGATGTGAATAGTGGGGCAACTATCGTTGATGTATCAATTCCATTTCTTAAAACTGACGGTTCTACGCAATTATTACATGGAGAGAGTATAGAACCAAGTGGCAACACCCTTTTATATGATATCGATTTAGTTTCTAATTCTGTTATCACAACTTATATCAACTTAGCTGAACGTTTTAGAGATTATTGGGAAACTTTGAATAATGTCATAGATCAGGTTGGTCCATGGACCTATGATACGGAGAACGATATTGATCCAGAAGGGCCTATTTTTCTAGATTTTGGTAACAACATATCGCGTATACGTGGATCACTGGGGGGGGTATCCTACACAACAACATCGTTTTCTTATTCCCCGTCTTCGTCCCAACCTATTCCTGCTTGGACTGGCGTTGGACCTACTTATTATAACTACAGTACGCATCCACAATTATTACGAGAAATAGGCGATATGTCATTGATTAAAAATACAGATTCTGATATATCTTGGGAAACTATTTATTGGTATACTAAAGACACGGATAATGGCGGGAGCTTTAGGGGTGCTGATGCATATTTTGGGGCTAATCCAAATCTCGGCTATCCTGCAGAACTACAGTATATACAATTCTACAATGATAAAACATTTCCTATATATATATCATTATCTATGAGTATTGCTTCAACAATGGAAGCTGCCTTTAGCGCTGGTCTTAGTTCATGGGCTGAAATTGGTGATCTTGATGATTATCCAACTCCTTTTGGAGGTGAAAAATCCTTTTTATCTTCATGGATGTCAGTTGGTCAAGCAGCAACACCAGGTGAAGTTGTAAGTTTAAGTGCAGAAAGAACTGTAGAGATACCACCTGGAAAATCTGCATTTATAGGGTGTCAAGGTAGTACAGGTACGGCATCTTTCCAAGACGGAGATACTGGTTCCGTATCTATAACGCTAACGCTGGATGAAAAGACAATCACACATTCCGCTGTCCTTGGATAACTAATTGTGTATAAACAAGTGAAAGGAATACAAAATGGCTGAAGTTAAGATGTACGTAGCAGAAACTGATGTTTATATCAGTACTGATGAATCATTGGGATTTTTTGGTCCTGCTGGGTTCGGAGATCCATTATCACTTGGCGAATTCAATGGTCGTACATTCATTACAAATTCAAGTGGTTCTGTATCTTATACAGAATGTGACAACTGTAAAAAAGTATCAACATCTGGTGTTGTTATAGGACAGGTGGGAGATGGGATCAATTTACAGAATCTTCCAAATTACCTAGCAACGCTGAATATAAGGTTTACACATCCACAAGCAGTATTAGTACAAGATGCTAGATTAATAGTATCCGATGGTAGTTCTAGTGCACCTGTTGGTTTAAGTGTGTATGGCGCAGAGATAATACATACAAGTAAGTTACAAACAGATGTTGGAACTGGAGATACGGAATGGCAACTAATGGATGGTTCAGACAACCCATTGTATTTAGTTAGTTCCCCAGGGGAATCTGGGTTTAGTCCTTTGGGACCAGCCACATTAGATACCAGACACGATTGGTATTGTGCTATGTCTGTTGCCCCAACATTACCTGGGGATAAACAGTTTGTTTTGGAAGTTTCTCTCGAATTCATCTAAAATGTGTATAATATATTGGTTAAATGTATGTTTTTAATACAAAAAGGAGGTGAAAAACATGGCAGCAGCAATTAACTTTTATGCAGGAGAGGGAGCGGGGGTTTGGACAGATCTTAGTTCGTCTGGTATGGGCTTTTTCGGTGCTACATTTGGGACTTCGGTTCAAGTCGGGCAGTATCAAGATAGCACTTTCATAAGTTCAGCTAACGGCGCTTCGGAGGGTCCTCAAGCCACTAACTGTAAGTATGACACGTCTGATGGTTCTGGAACAATCATCAATGGAGATGTGGCAGTGGCCCCGTCTGCGGTACCTATCAACTCAGGGACCATGAATATAAGGTTTACTTTTGATACGGTTGTCAAAACGCAGAATTGTCAACTACGTATCTTCGATAGGACGACCATTACCAACGGAGCAACTGGTGTAATTACACAAGTACTTCAAGTTTCCAACGGAGGTTCTGGAGTAAGTTCGAGTGGAACAGCAGAAGCACCAGCCAGTCATACGGGATGGATAGCTCCGTCTGGCTCTGGCGTAACAGTGGCACTTCTGAGCAGTGCTGGTAGTGGTGGTCTTAGTCCTTCCGGTACCGACACCACAGACACACGACACGACTGGTACGCTTGTCTATCGGCTACTCCAACCAGTATTGGTTCCAAGGAATTATTCGGACTTTATTGTCAGTTGGAATATTTGTAACCTATTATAAGATAAGAACTTAGGAAAACAGGAGTGTTGATTGTCCCGGCGATCATAGCTCCTTCTTTTATTTTCGGATACTAAATGTGAAAAGAAAACCCCTGCTGAGAAACGAAGATGGCTGGATAATAAATATTTGTACAGACTGTGGTAAGACGAGGCTTTCTCGACAAAAGAAACTAAAACCATTATGTAAAAGTTGTGGCATAAAGAAAAGTTTCGTATCTAGACCTGCCGTTGGGCTTAAAACTCTAGACAATATGGATAAAATAATAATAGAATATAAATCTGGTAGAAGTCTATTGTCTCTTGGTAAACAATATGGTGTCTCGGCAATGACAATCAGGACTAAGATTATCGATCTTGGCTGTGAAACAAGACGTCCTCCAGAGATCTCTATCCGATTAGGTACTATATCAAAGGCACATGAACGCATTAAAGAAATGTGTAAAACAGGTGAATTCCAGCGGAATAGAAGTGCAATGTTACAAGGCGTTACAATAGAAGAATGGAAAGGTTTCATAACACCAGAGAACAAGCGACTAGTTGCTAGCCCAGAATATAAACAATGGCAACAATCAGTATTCGGCAGAGATAATCGTATTTGCCAACTGTGCAGTAAAACAAAATGCCCGATAGCGGCCCATCATATTTATCCTAAAGCCAAATATCCAGACATGGTTTTAGATGTTGATAACGGCATAACACTGTGTGATAAGTGTCATCACAAAACAATTGGCAATGAAGATAAATATATAAACTTATTTACTTCAATACTCTTTGGTGGCTTATGTGGCAAAAAACGATAGGACTTGACGGAGAAACATATGATTCTATATCAGAATCAAAGGTAGCCGACTGGCTATTAACTAACGATATAGAATACGAACCACACAAGCGTCTTCCGAAAAGTCGTAGTATATCCGATTTCTATCTACCAGAATATGACCTCTGGGTTGAATATGACGGTCTCATGGAAGTAAGGACTGATGATAAACTAAAGAAGAAAATAGCGTTCTACGAAAAAAGCGGATTGAAATTTTTAGTTATTACCAGAAGCAATTGGCAAAGAGACCTTGTTGGGCGAATAGAATTGGGAGGATAGATGATACAAAAAAGGCACACATTCTACGGTATCTGTGGTACTATACTAGGCGTTATTTGTGGCATAGCTGGTACTGCCTTTTCTCTTGGCGCAGATAGCCAAGCTACACTGAACTCTATAGTAAAGAATGATTCAGCGATAACAGACCTTAAAACAGCAGATATCAAACATGAAACATCAGTTCAAAGAGAAATGGACAGATACGTTGTAGTTATAACAGCTCAAATGACTGGTATACAAGAATGTATATCTAATCTCACAGAGACTGTAGGAAAGTTGCGCACTGATGTCCAAGTACTAAAGGCTATAATTGAACGTGTTGAACAGAATATACAAAACAGGTCTGATCACGACTAATGCCACCTGTATATAACTTCTATTGCACGACGCAAAAGAACACTCAGGACACAAGCTTCTCCGCTACTAATTGAATGATGGATCACATCCTGGGCATCACCCCTCTTTGTGCTCAGTCTAATATGAAATCGACCACCTTCATTCTTGTCAAAACGCAGAATAGCGTTGCCCTTTTCGTTTGAGTGATATAGGCCCTTATATCTGCCTGATTGAGTATCTAAAGAACCTACCCCAGCCTGCAACCCGACGAGAGTCGCAAGAATCTCGCCTATATCGGCTATACCTAGCTTGAAGATTAGCTTGCTGTCCCAATCAAACCTGGCATTGTTGTTACTGTCCTTGCCATCCTGGCTAGCCATTTCTAAAAAGACACAATCTCTTTTAGACCCCAGACTCCACTGAGAGGCAGCACCTTGGCCATCGTTCTTAGCTTTGTATAACATATATTGTTCACTGAACTTATCTGACATTATTTACTATCCTTTTCTGAGGCCATTTCTCTCATTCTCGAAGAAGTAGCAACTGCGTCCTCATACGACAATGACTTCAAATTTACTTCGCCAGTCTGGTCATTCAATTCATATTTCATACCCATGCCATCCAAGATTTCTGTGATTTTAAAATCATGGCGATCGGCCATCATTCTAATGAGTGTAATCTGACCAACATGTATTTTCCCACCAGGCTGGACATCATCCACAGCCGCCATCGTTTTACTTACTTCCTCTGCGGCCACCACACGCTTGAGAAAAAGTGCATTACGATACATCCTGCCCTTGGCTCTAGTGTCAGCCATGGCAACCAAATACGTCGCATAATCTTCCAGACAGTTATCGCTGTGGGCATCCGCAAGGGCTTCGAACCTTTTGGTTCTTCCCTCTGGTGTAATAAATACACCCCATGCTTTGACACATGCACGGAATCTATTTTCTTCTGTCGGAGCTGCGATCAGATCGCATCCTTCCTCTATTAGCTCACCGACAAGTTCGCAAGCCACCCGTCTAAGACCTTCAACTCGTGGGTTACTCCCATCTACTTCATCTTGAAGGAATTTCCCTAGTACATACTGGGTCCATTCGGGACTACTGGGAGTCGGTGGATCAGTCTCTTCTAGTTCTGGTTCATCCGTATCCGAGTCCGAGTCCTTTATGTAATCTTTTGCGTCTGGCAAACCACCATTAATGACAGTCTCGACGTCACTATCTCCATCACTACTATTCTCTGCAATGTTACTCATGACTTCCAGCCCTTCTTCTCCCTTGTTGTGTTCTTGGAGTTTTTCGCACAACGCAGGCCTCTTCAATTTATACCCTTTTCCGTCTAGCAACTGTTCCTGCGTATATCCTAGACCAATCAACGTGTCCCTGAGTTCTTGGGCCTTCATCTTAGTGGGCGGATTGGTTTTGTCTGACATTTTTCATCTCCGTTATGACTAATTTGGCTAACATTTCCGCATTAAAATCGGGAATTATAGTGTCGCACACTTGAACTCCAAATTCTTCTTCTATCAATGACTTATGAGACTCATGTCTTACCACTACCTTGATCCTGGGATCACAAAATGCCAATTTCATATCAGACGGATCGATGCATGGCTTGTCTATGAATTCTGGATCAAATGCATAATGGTAAATAACTGGAGCGTTACTCGCCAAAGCATCTATCGTGGTCCCTATGCTAGTTGAAATCAGCGGGTCTTCCTTCCATCTAGTAAGCTCTGACACACTGAATACTGGGTATAGCGGTGTGACACACGGAGGTATAATATGTTGGGCAAAAACACATATGTCCACACCAGCGCACGTCTTACATAGCTCATTCATAGACGTAAGCCCAAGATATGTTAAATGCGACACAGCAAGATGACTAAAGACAAAACCTAACACGGATATATCGTCATCCAGGCTAAGACCTATTCTACCAACCTCTTTCGACGCCTGGGTTTTCCTCATTGTTGCGTCTTTTTGTTGAGTGTTTTTGTTCCTCTTAGTCACCTGGTTGTCCCCTGCGTCGTACCACCATCTGTTGGGCTAATTTTTCCGATTGCAGTATACGTTGCCGAGCAGCGTCGTCTACCGGAGTTATAGTATTGTTGTGTAGTGGTGCTGGTATATGGTATATGAGACCTATCTCGGATATCCTAAGCATCAAATCGTATTCTTCTCTAGCAGCCATTTGTTCGTTGAAACCACTTTTTAGACTGATGAATACTTGCGACCTAACTAAAAAATTACCATCATAAGGATAGCCAGCCAATAGCCTCTGCATATCAAAAGAATTACGAAAAACTCTTTCAACTCTACCGTCTGAGTGGTAGTTGTCGCAATCACTAACTACACATGCTATCGACGGGTTACTCTGGAAAGCCCTGATAGATTGTGCAATTTTGTCTGGCGAGTACCAACTGACAGGGTCCATAAAACCAAATATAGTAACACCCTGCCACTTAGATTGCATGGCTATATTCAAGGTGTGTCCTGCAGAACTGATTCTTTTCCTAAAGATTCGAACAGGAACACCATTTAATGTACCTTCGAATTCAGGAGGCAGACCCTTCTTCCCATCTAAAGTAATTTGCTTGGCGCCAAGGATCTTGCACATCAGGTCATAAGTGCCATCAGTACTATCGTTATCTCCAACGATTACTTGATTAGCTGGACGAACACCTTTGGTTACGGAATCTAAGGATCTTCTGATAGTTCCCACATTGTTGTGTGTGACAGATACTATAGTAACGCTTTCTTTATCTTGCATCATGTCAATCCACACTCAGAACAAAACCAAGAGAGATGCATCTCTGTTGTATTTTCTTCTTTTTTCAACTCTTCTGAGAATGATTTGCTGTCCAGAGGCTTAGTTAGTGCTAAATATGGTTTGGTTATAAACAAGCCGTACTGGTATTTATTGGGAACGATGACGGTACCTCCCACAACACAGGGGAATGACCATTGGATAACACGACTAGGTACGTTTTTTACATGGTCGGCTAAGTAGTCCATGTTTTTTACCATATTGCCAGCAGGTATTGTCATGAAAAACGGAGACCTAACCTGATTAACTATACGTTTGATAGTATCCTCTCGTTGTAATACCGATTCGTTGTTCACACTACTGTCTACCACCGTATCTATGTTATGTTTATGGCCGAGATATTCTAACGCTAAATTACGTCGTCTACCGAAACCAGTAACGTCTATTATAATAGCTCTTTCGGCATATGGTATGTACCAACCAGTCCCCAGAGTACGTTCTAAGTCTGCTATGGAATTAAAGTTCTCATCAAAAAACACCAATAGATCAAACTTCAGTTCATTCTCTTTCACCACCGCGTTGACCATTTTACCTATGCGTGTATCGTCTTGTCGTTTCGCCCATTTACTACTACGACAATATCTACAGTATCCGGGAGCGAAAACCACATTGTCCCTTTCGACACACACTTGTTGCAGAGCGCATCCTTTCTTAGAATCATCCTTTTTAAGGAAACAACATCCTTCACATCCCGTAGTTATCACTTTGCAGCCTCCACATAGATAGCGACACCTTCATATCTCTTGAGTAATATAGACAATCCAGCCTCCTTTATCATAGACAACAATGTTGACGCATCTAATATCGACATCCTTCTATCATTGTCTGCTTGTGTACCAAAGGTAATCTTAGAATATTCCTGAAGACTAAATTGGCCTTGAACAAACGCATTTGCAACCACATGGCCGTCTGGTATGAGAATCTTAAGCACTCCACCAGTTATGAGTTTGCGACCCCAATTGGACAATGTTTGTTGAATTATGTCTGGAGGTAAATATTCTATACAGTCTGCCGCTATAATTTCATCAACAGTGTTGTCCTCGGTAATCCAATCTAATGATTGTATATCTCCTTGCTTATAGTCAACGCCAGTAGGTAGTGCAGGAGAAGGCAGACGGTCTATGTTGACGTATCCTGTTCGTATATCTGTACCACATCCGAGGTTCAATTTCATAATTTACTCCTTATGACAATCTACCAGAAGGACACTTAGAAACCCTTCTAAAGATCTCATTCCATTTATTAAGAAACTGCTGTTGTCCAAACTGTTCTATAACCGTTTGTCTACCTGCATCACCTATTACTTTAGCAAGATCTTTGTCATTAATCAACAATTCTATACGCTCTCTCATAACCTTAGGATCATTTGTTATGAAACCATTTACGCCGTCTTCTATAAATTCAGGCATTGATGTTGTTGCAGTAGTAACTATCGGGCATCCAACAGACATAGCTTCTAGTAAAGAAAATGGACAGGATGACCAAAGTGTGGTGTTAAGATATACAGACGCACGACGATAAAGGTCTCTGAGGTGGTCGGTGTTGTCTGCCATTTTTGACAATCCAGGAGTTTCTCCCCATATACTTACTGGCAATCCTTCTGTCACTTCTTTCCATAATGAAAAACCACAAATTCTGTCTCTTTTAATATAGTCCCATACTGCAGACATTACCTTCCCATCGCCACCTACCCATCCGTTCCAGTATTCAGTATCCATTCCATGCCTTAAAACAGAAACATCTGGATCATCAAGGTCATGGAACCACGCCCCAACAGAGAAATCGGCAACAAAAATATTGTGATCACACTTTAGGTGACCAACTTGATCTGTTGTTTTATCGTCCCAGTCGGGCCATGGCAGTGTATGTTCCATCTGCAACAATGGGCAATTGAGCTGTTGTGCCAATTGTAGCATTATCGGATAATGATCTATTCTATTTTGTGTTAACACAAGATCGAAAGATATATCTATTTTCAATTGATCTGGTATATCTTTGCCGTTAAGCATAAAAAAGTTGGGAGGTAATGGACGCTCTTTGGTATCCCATGGATGGAATCTAGGATGTTGCAAGACGTAAAAGTTGTGACCTGTTTTTGCCAGGGTGGCACTATAGCCCTCGTGATTATTGGCGTATAGAATATTCAACGGCCTGTTGTCATCTCTATTGATACTTCTTAATACACTAGAAAGTGGTGCAGCCATTTGTTTACCTCTATTCAGTCAAAAGACCCTTGGCTATCATCCCCACTTTGGGATAGCTGAATTCAGCCGCACGTCGTTTTGCAGCATCTCCCCTAATACTCAATTTGTCGTCTTGCCACGCCGTATATGCGTGTTTCATACATTGAATCAGGGCTTTTATGTCTGGGTCAAACCAGAATTCGTCCCCGGTGTATAAATCAGGGAAACTGTCAACCATACCAAAACATGGTGTTAACTGTCCATTAACTAGCCAACCACAATTAATACGTGGACACCATCTAAACCGTTTACTATCTGAATCCCAGTCTCTCTGAGTTGTTTTTATTGTTAGTTCTGGGAAAGAACCCCAGTTGCTCAGAATCACAGGATTACAAAAGCCCATAGCATCGTGTGCTGGGATACCCCAGGCTTCCCCATGGGATGCCGAAACAAAAACATCACCTGTCACATGGATTTTATCTAGTTCATTTTCAGAAAGAAAGTTGGTCATACACACTACTGGCGGATAGTATGGGTGCCTTATGTATATATGTAAAGACTTCTTGATGTCCTGGATTGTGGTTCTTAAGATATTAATTGCTTCGTCTGATTTCTTACCTGGTACATTAGTTTTGATAACCAAAACAACATCATCTCGAAGACTAAATGCACTATAGAATGCTCTCAAAACTGCTACTATATTTTTCCTCCGAGTCATTTCCCCTATAGTATAAAAAACACACTTATTTTTGAATTCTGGTGAATCAATGGGTTCCGGAGGATTGTCGAATCTTTTTATATCACATGCACATGGTAAGATTTTTACTGGTACCGTAACACCACTGTCTTTCGCAGCCTGCGCATTCTGTAGAGATGGAACCCATAATTCGTCCATAAGATTGCAACAATGTGCCCAGTTTGATCTACTAAAATGAGTTGTCTCCCAACACATCATACCAATATTTTTTACCCCAGCTTTGTATTCGAACTGATGAGGTAAAACGTGTTGAATTACTACCGATACGTTGTCAACAGATTTCTTTTCTAGATGTTCTACTTTTTCCGCTAGTTCAAGATTGCTGCTTGGAGATAGTTTTATTGCTCTAGCAACAACATCGATGCCACCAGCTTCCATAGCCAACATATTATGCACAGCTTGGTTACTATACCCAGTACCATCACGAAATACAGATAAATAAGCAACCTTCATTACATCACCACCATACTAATTTGTCCAGGATCTGCTTTCTTGAGAGAAGATGTTCTTTTCTCTTCAACTACATTAGCCTGTTGCACAAGTCCCATGAAATGCTCAACTAACATCTTGCGATCAAACGGTACTCGCCTATCTCCAACGGTCCGTGATCCACTATTGAGAGCCTTAAGCCATTCACCGGAAAAATGAGTGTGTAACATTTCTGGGTGATTCCAAACCTTGCCTATAACCCAATTGATAAATTCACTATTGTTCATATTGTTGCTAGGAGGTGTCAAATTTGGATTATGAAGACGAGCTGTGGGGCATAGCCAGGTTTCTGTCTGATCCTGAATTTTGGTTTCACGGATAACTTGTCCCCAGATAGCCGCTGTTCTTTCCCATCCCCTTCTTTTCATGGGTAATTCCTGTCCGTAAGTTGCAACTGGTTCTTCTATATACGCTCTGGTTTGTTGCATCTTCGTGTTTCTCGCATCTTCGCTAAGTTTGAGAAAACGATCCATTTTTCTGACAAAATCGTCATTACTAGGCAAAGCCCTTCTTTGTTCAGTTTCAATAATAGCTTCCCAAAAGAATTTATGTACTTCTATTGGAATAGAGGTAGGATTATCCAAATGGTCTTCCATAGCAGAGTATCTCACCGCCATAGTAGGTACGCCACAAGCCTGAGCCTCAGTTAAGGGCATACCCCAGCCCTCACACGTAGAATACTGCACGTACAAATCGAAAGACTTGATGATGTCTGCTAACACATTCCGGGGGCACGAATGACTCGCATTAGGCGGATGCGCAGCTAATTTGCCACACTTACGACAAACCATGATTTCCCCAGAGAAAAACGATGGATAAGCAGTGTTGCACTCGCTACATAGATATGTCATTATGACCTTGTTGCCTATTTTGAAATCACGAATAGCTTTCGCTATGTCATAACCAACATCAGGGTAACTAGTATGTAAGTAAAGAAACGTTTTCCTTGCCAACTCCGTATGTCCCTTGGATGTTGATCGATTAACCCACATGGCAAACGCTTCTATCAAGTCGTAGTACAACTTTCGTTTTTGATTCCGCATTACGGTTCCGACAATAAGAGAATTAGGATCTATGCCAAGTTTTTGTTTGTGTTCTCTTTTATTGTCTGGTGGTTTGAATACGTCTAGGTCTGCGCCAGGAGATGCTATAGTTATAAGATTAGTTCCTTTCCTACCGGTTTTTTTTAATAGCTGCATACCATACTTAGAGTACGTAAGAATACGATCGCACTGCTTGTATGAATCTAACCAAAGCTCTCTCTGCGGCTCCCCATCGATTGTTGGCATCCATATAAAAGAAAAATTATGACGCACAGAAGAACGTAGTATAAACTCGTCCATCCACCAATCTCGAATACTGCAATTGTGAACACTGAACCCCGTTACATAGCTATTATCTTGATCTACTTCTAGGTTATAAACTTGTCCATGATATTGTTCTGTTCGTATCCGCCGAATCGGAACAACTATGTAATCATCTTCGATCCATCCAATACCTCCTTTGTCTATCCATTTTGGATTAAGAGATTTTCTCGACAAAAGTTCTGACTGTTTGTTAATAAACTCATGTGCCAAACGGGCTGATTGACCATAACATTCTACATCGAACGACAACCTTTCTGTTTTGACCAATTTCGAAGGTTTATTGATCTTCCACATTATCGACGCCTTAACCCCTATTCTCGCAAACAGCATTCGTACTTGTCTTGCCAAGGTTTCAGAAACAGTGCTCAATGAAACCGTGTCAGGACCGTAATATCCATCGCCCTTAATTAACCCCTCTAGAAATGACTGGATTAATTCGATATCATTTGATTTCCAAATACAATCTGGTATTCTTTTATTGTGTGCGCCACAACCAACCATCTTCCCCATTAATTCTTTGATAAGAACAGAACAACATTTTACTGATTGACCATTTGACACTTTTGACTTCACCACGGAAGTAGACAGCCCAAATAAATCCTGTATTAGTGATTGTACGTCTTTGACATATTCGTTTTCCTTTATGGTAATGCCAAAATCGAGACTAATAGAATTACCAGAGTTTGAGCCTTCTGCGCAATAGTAGCCCAGTAGTCTAGCAAAACGTTTAGTTATATGGATGTACTTGGGTATGCCGTGGTCTTTTTTGTAATCCTGGTGCCCTGCTGGGTAAACCTTCGTGTCTATATTATCATAGATAAATTGATCAAAGTAACAGGTTGTATCTAAAACATTTGACCGCTCTTTTTCGGGACGATGAATGGGAATTAGAACATAATCACCGGAAGACAAGTTTCGTGCTTCCACGAACTTCGCGTCATCAACAGAATGTCTGTCTCTAACATCTCTTTGTTTCCAAGTTCGTTTCTTACTTTTAATCACTAGGATTGGATGTTCTGGTGTAAAAGTATAACATTGATTGTCATTGTGTGGATAAATCTTAACAACATCACCTATATGTTGCCGTCTCGTAATATCTAAAACTTTTCGAGCTTTCCCCGTATGGGAAATAACTAATTCACCTTTTTGAATATCCTCTATATTTTTTACACCACTTGGCGTTTCCACTTTCGTCCCAGGAGGAACACATACTATATCAGGCTTAAAATCGAGACATACATCATCAAATATTCCTTCGCCGAATTGATTGGTAGGATTAGCCTGATACTTTTGCATAGCCTGCTGGTCACTCCTTGGCGGCGCAACTGGATAGAACTTCCAAGGAACTTGACTACACCGTTGATCGTCTGCGTGGGCGTAAGAACCCATTTCCGCAATTTCGAATTCGTTAGTTGCATGCAGTCTTTGAATAACTTCGTTCCAATAGGTACTAAATCCAGTAGCGAGATAAGACGCCTCACCTGTAAACAAAACACGGCGTTTGCGATTAGATTCCATAACCACTCCTCATGAGTTTGGGACGTAAATTCCTGGTTCGCAACCATCTCTGTTTTCTACTGAGACCTAGCTTGTTGATCTGTCCATCCATCTGTGACACAATCATATCCTTATCTTCTTTAGTCAAGTTAATAGACGACAAAATATCTGATAGCACGGAAAACGGATCAATGGTATCAACAGGTTCTACAAATAAAGTTTGCCAAGACTGTGGGTGGAGCATAGATCTAAGGACTTCTAGTTTAAGCCCTGTTATCTGTAGTTGTTCACAGATCTCGTGGTCATTCTTGCCTAAACCAGAAAGCATTTCAACCTGATGAATCTGTCTCTTTACTCTGCATGGTGCAGAGACCACGCACATCGCCCCCAAAGCAGTGTCTCTCATCGCACGAGCTATAGATACTATCGCATAGGCAGTGAAGTTATTCTTATTATGTCCCCCAGCTTTAATCTCTGCTAATTTGAGATGTCCAGCTTGTATATAATCTTCTGCATCCGCGCAACTATTGTTATAGGCAGCATCTATTTTTATAGCGAAATAAGATATAAACTTTTCTAGTGTCTGTTCTGCTTCCTGCATTAGAATGGGACACTGGGATCGTTAGTGGGAGCCTGAGCACTTGGTTCAGCTACTTTGGTCGCCTGTGCTGGTTGTGCTTCATCGCTGTTTTTAGCGGTCTTCACACACAACTGAAAATCACGGACATTCAAAGAATAGGCGACCCTCTTTTGACCACTATCCTTGTCTTCCCAGCTATCTTGTTTAATATATCCATTGACGTAAATAGGCTGGCCCTTCTTGACTAGTTCAGACATCCTGGTTGCCTTAGCACTCCATACCTGCGCCCTCATAAAACAGGGTTCGTTCTGCCACTGATCATTATTATCCTTATAACTACGATTAAAAGCCAGGTTGACAGTACAAACGGGCGTTTTCTTCTGTCCAACGAACTTTAGCTCCGGATCTGCAGTTGCAACACCAACACCATTAAAACTTAACTCTGCCATTACACATACCCTTCCAATAAATACATTAGTTAGTCCTCCTTGTTATACGTCCAAAGAGGTATTCTGTTGCACAAAATTATAATAATTTTTGTATATTCTTAACAATAAAGCTGCCCTTTCTTTTATCCCCGTAAACAAGACAGATAACATCATCTTTACATAATCCCCTAAGCTTGGAAAATACGTCGGGGAAGACTACCGCGTGATCCACTGAATACGTAGAATCTGACATAGTCAAGAAACACATTGGCTTACCGGGATTCTTACCTCTTTTTGTTTTAGTATGTTTCACACTATCTATTATGACACACACAACAATATCATCCTGATTAGTAGCCTTAGCTATATCTAGGCAGGTATGTGTGGCAAGTGTTTGGTCTGCATCGTCGGCCTGAGAACAAGAAAGGGCGATTCCAAGAAAATACTTCTCCGCAGTAGCATTAGCCATGTTTGTATCCTTCAGTGGACTTTCTGTCATGGCGGCTTTCCTGGCCATCATTGTCCGTCTAGCATCACTGGCACACGGTGGTTTGACGACAATATCTCGATATCCATTGTCTAGCATTAGTTTTTCTAATTTCTTCTTAGTCCGTCCCCCTAGTTCGGACAACCACGACACTTTCTCTTCACTTGAAGTATATACAAATTTACTGTCCCCATCTGTGATTCCGTCAAAAGCAACATCGGCTTGGTCCAAGTATTCCTGTGTAGCTTTTACCAATTCACCCTTGGTCATTTGCTTGATAGTTTTTGTTTTGCATCCAGCAGGCTGGGACATTTGTAGTAATATTTCCTGTGTAGTCATCTCACCAAGTTCCAGTTGATTGAAAAAATAAACTTTCTCTTTACCGGTTAGACCCTTTACTTCTACTTTTTTGCCAGATTCGTCATGAACAGAAGTCCCCAGTATTACTTCAAGTTCTCTGACCATCTCACTACGCTCCATACCGTAGCAATCGCACGCACCTGACTTAATTAAAGCTATTCCAACATTTCTGTGAAAATCAGGGACAGAGGCCAAAAAGCCACCCCAAGTTCCCAAACATGGACTAGATACTTTTAAAGGGTCCATTCCTGGCGTTTCTGTGGCCGCTGAGACGATCTTCTTGATAGCCGAGGCACCAACACCCCTAATATGCGCCAGGCCAAAAGCTATGCCATTCTTTGTTTTTTCTGCCATCGTAAAATGTGTGTTTCCACTTCTGATGTCAGGAGGTAGAATTTCAACACCGAATAACCTGGCATCCTGTACTAATTTGTAAATCTCCTCCTTAGGATCACCCTTATAACTAGAATATGTAAGGTAACTTGTGAAGAACTCTCTAGGAAAGTGGCACTTTATCCAAGCAGTTTGGTATGCAATCAGACCATAACTTACAGCATGGCTTTTATTAAAACTGTAGCGTTGACATTTTTCAATCCAACCAAAGATTTCTTCAGCTACTTCTAAGTCAATCTTGCCATATTCTTGGGCACCTTTGATAAATTTAGACTTTACTTTAGCCATAAGCTTAGAATCCTTTTTACCTATAGCTTTTCTCAGCGTATCGGCACTTTCGGGACTAAGACCAGCCAAGTCGGTAGCTATTCTCAGCGCTTGCTCCTGATACACCATCTGGGCGTGAGTAGATTCTAATATCGGTTTTAAGGCGGGATGTAGATAAGTTATTTTTTTCTTTCCAAACTTAACGTCGACATAGGCTTGACTGAGCCCACTTTCAAGTGGACCTGGACGTAAAATACTCACTAACGCAGCCAATTCTTCTATACTATCGGGCTTTAATTTCTTTGACCAATCTTGACCAAGATTTTTTTCAAGCTGGAAGACTCCAACAGTATTACCACTAGCCAGAAGCCTCCATACGGCAGGGCAATCCAAGTTGATGTTGTTGATATCGAACTTACCCCTGTCTACGCGACATTTACAATTAGCGAACTCTATCATACTACATTATACCTCTAACTAAACGATTTGTTCCATGTTTTTACAATATAATATCAACAGAAAAAAATTGTCCCTTTATATCTTGCCATATATTATGAGACAATCCTCCGTCAGATTGTATTGCATAGTAATTATTATGTAACTCGTATCCGGCTGATGCTATTTTATTAGTTTGTGCATCATTATGGATAGCTTGTTCGCACACATCAAGTAGGTCTGATAAATCTTGCTTGACAGACAAGTAATGCACATCTGGTTCCATACAGTTAAGCCATCGAACATCTTGTAGACAACATGACACCACAGCAGAACCGACACCAAGGGTCTCGAACATACGATAGGTTAACGGACTATTGCCCGGCATACATAGCGATAGCAGTGATTGATTTATGGTTCTGAGATAGAAGCTCCTTGGACGATGACCAATTTCTACACCGCTAATATCTCTCGGTTCAGTCCCACCCTCTTGCCCAACAATACCACCAACGAACCACGGTTGACTTTTCAGGATTTCGCACGCACGGATTCTTAGGTTGTCTTTTGTACTCTGTGCTCCTGTTGGCAATCCAAAGAAACACGCCTTGGGCTTCTTTGTCGATGGTTTAGGTAAACCACCAATCAGAAATGGATGTACCGTTATCATCTTATCCAGTATCCGTGGATCATAGATGGCAAGGTTATTATCCCACTGTATTTTTGCGAAAGCAGATACTTTATCGATTAATTCATCTGGCAGACCGTCGAGTTTGAATACATTCAAGTCTCCTAAAGATACAAGAACTATTTGACCACGAAAAGCCAATATTTCATCGACGATAAACTGGTCCAGAGCGTGAGGCCATATGCAGTCCACAAACCATATATCTGCGTCATTCCTGTTAGTTAGCGTATGTCCATATCTTTGGAGGGTTTGCAGTAAAGCGTACATTCTTGGTGGTGTAGCCTTGTGGATTGCAAGTGTGCGTATCTTCATTATCTTATCCCCTAATTATTCGAATGTGTATCCAAATCTATTAACAATGTATTTATCCATTTTCTCAACCGATTGTCTAAGCTTGGCGTCATAATACTCTTGATACCTGCCATGTTTAGAAGTATTCACCTTCGCCATTGTTGCTAGAGTGTTTTTCTGTTGTTCTGTTATTCCAACAGTGGTATCTGCCAGGAAATTAGTTAGGTCTTCTCTAAGGTTTTCGGTACGGCACAAATGAATATTAAATACCATATCATCTGTTATGGACTTGGTTTTCAATGCTTTGAATACCACAGCTTGATTACGACAATAACTTTGTATATAATAGTATGTGTAAATTCCTATCCCAAGCCTATTGATTAATCCAAAATCTATGTTATGGACTTTGGTATTCAAATTGGCAATCTTACTCATGAATTCAACAAAGTTTGTTTGTTTGCCATTGGGATGTAATACTTTAAAAGGCCCTTTTAAAGCTTCTGTTCTCTGAGTACTAGCATACCAGGATACATACCAATCCCACGGATTACGGATTGTGCCCAGTATAGGTTTCTGTCTATATCTCTTTGGGATATCACATGCTTTGTCATGAACTATTCCATTGTATTTGGCGTTCGGTATGTTGTTAGTCAGATATTCTCGAATAAATGATCCTCCAGTTTTTTGAAGATGTATACAAATAAAATGTGGTGTGACAATCATTTGCAAATTCCTTGTACTTGATTCAGAAGCTCTACCACGCGATCACTATAAGTGGGACATCTATCAAAACCGCACTTACGTATTTTTTCCCTCTCATCATCGTGGTCGCAATAATAATCTATTGTTGTTTTCAGTGAGTTCATGTCGTGTCGCGGGAATACGACCAACTCTTCCCCAATTACAAATTCCTGCTCCATACCAACTGTTGCTGGATGTAACAAGAATCCACCGCGACCACGTTGTTCGTATAGACGATTACTCCAATAATAATTGCCAGGTAACGAATCACCAACTACAACCTTTGTCGACCTTAGTAATTTATTTAGCTCTAACCCACGAATTTGGTCGCACGGGTTTTCAGATGCGCCAAAGACCTTGAATTTCTTCCCATAAGTGTCTTGCAGGAAGTTTACTAATTTCTTGCGATACTCGTTGTACACACTGCCGACAAAGATAATATCACAATCAACAGCGATAGGGTCTACCCATACACGATCGGGAGCGTGAAGGCCTTGTCGTAAGGTGATGTGGTCAACTCCAAACTGAGCCTTCCACTGATCGTCGCACCCACCATCAGTTGTGCAAACTAGGTCTGACAAATATAGTTTGCGTTTTCTTATTATGGTTTGTGCCCTGTCGAGGTAGAAGAGTCTGTCGAAACTCCAGTGTACCACCAGAATATTCTGTTGATTTAACCACGGCAGTAGTATTCCAAAATAGTCAGCCCCTTTGCCACACAACACGAAGTCTGGTTTGTTGCTGGTGATTATCTGCTTAATCTTAGTCAGGGCTGTTTCTAGAGGCACTTTGGTCACATTGATCCCTAGTTCGTTGAATGCCGTTGTTATGTAGTTGCCGCTAGAGAAGAAGTGGTCAAACTTATCGATATATATAATGTTCACAATAACATACCTCCACAAAACTGTCCTGTGCAATTCTAATTAAGCAGGCTTCTTCCACAATGCACGGACGTATCTCTGCCCCTTGTCTCCACTGAGTTTCCACTTAGCTACTTCTTCCATACCACATCTCTCGCGCAGTATGTCCAGTGCTTTGTATTCGAATTCTGTCATATGTCCCGCTGGGCTGAAGCGTATCAACTCGGAAGCGTTCTTAATTGGAACTTCGATATGGATATGGCCATTCGGCTTCAGCATCTTTACAGCTTTGTCCATTGATTCAAGGGGGTTAATAACATGCTCAAGTGTGTTCCAGAACACTACCAAATCGAATTTATTATCAACTGCAAATGGGTCATCTTCCACAAAACCATGAAAAATATCTAAGCCATAATTATGTCTTGCCCATGCAATGGCTTGCCAACTTAATTCGTTACCGTATACTTTCCATCCCTTTGATTGGGCAATGTGCATTACAAAACCTGCTGCTGCTCCTACATCATAAAGTTTACCTACAGTAACGTGTGGTTTAATGAGATCCAATTGTTCAGAAGCCTGGGTAAGACGCTTCTTCCTGGTTTCTGAATTGGTACAAGCAGTAAGCATCATATTTGCTAACGACTGCTTCAAAGCAGCCTTGGACGGCACTTCAGTATTCCAATGCACCTGGCACATTTTACATGCAAAAAATTTATCAACCACCGGACCAGACAATTTACTTCCGCAAAATCTACATTTCATAATTTTTGTATGACTAATCACTTTATCCATCTCCCAGCTTCACGAATTTTCCTAACCAAACTCTGGTCTTTTGGCCATACTTTTCTGTCTGGCCTACCGTAATTGATTACATCAATTATTACACCCATAGCGTCACAAGCATGGACAAAAACCGACGAAGATAAAACTCTATACCTAGCCTCACGGGCTAAAACAAAAGAAAAATTGATGTCTGGATCAGCGCAGTAGTGGTTGCCACCAAGCCCTGTATCTATAACTGGTAAATCTGGTAAGTGTTTTTTGATCCAATCTGCGCAATCCCAATCGTGTGTGGTATGGAATTCTATTTGTGTATGTCTGTATATGTACCCGTTTGGGTAGCAAGACGAAACAAGGTCCATGGCTCTTGCTTCGGTATCCGGGGGAATAAAAACTTCAAGTTGATTGTCGTCAGGTGTAATACCGCATTCCTTCCAGTTGGTCGCAATTTTACATCCTTTTATGATTGATTCGTGCAAACAACTTATGGACATATCATAATGTTTGGATAGTCGCTCGAATTGTAGAATATTCAATTCCTTTTGACACTCGAATCCTAAATCGGATCTCCACGGGTTGTCAATATTTACAAAACCTTTTACATATGGACATTCTCTCAATAGGCCAGAATTGAAAACTTCAGGTCTACACATCAAATCAATAGTATGTCCTTGTTTATAAAGATGTCTCAAAATTGGTGTCAATAAGACAACATCCCCCAATCCGTGCCAGTATAGAATGATTACTTTCTTATTTTTCATATATCTAAACCCTTAAGATAACCTCAATAAAAGCTTCTGCTCCCATCTGAGTTTGGTCAACGTTACCCAGTGAATAATCATAGTCCGTATCTACTATTTTTACAGACAATATGTCAACATCAAACTGTTTCAACCATGATTGAATGTGAATAGATTTGGGCAACTGACTGCATGTCTTCATGGTGAAAGACCATAAATGACTTTTGTTAAAAGTACTGGGCCACTTGTCGTGTTCATATAATGTTTCGTCGGGGACAGTAAAGAAAACAATCCCGCCCGGCCTTACAATTCGTATCCACGATTTAAGTGCTTGAGCAGGATCGCCGATGTGTTCTAGGCAATTCGATGAATAGGCGAAGTCAACACTGTCATCTTTCATTTCTCCCATCGTTTGAGCTTCATGGGCACTGCTATGGTGCAACTTATCATAAGGGATCACGTTGCCGTCAATAATTTGCAGGATGTCTTTACCACATCCTATGTCTATTCCATTACCACAAAGATACCTATGAAAATATCCAGCTGCTAAGCGACGAGGATATCCTTTTCTTGTTTCGTTACTCATAATTCCTCCTCTTGTACATGATGATATGGTGCCCACTCTGGTACAATTCGTTCACTATAAGATGGTGAGTCTAGAATATGCCGTATATACACGCTACTTTGTATTCGTTGACTGACAGCCATTATACTTATTATTCCTTGAAATGTTGTGACGTGTTGGGCCATGCTTACAACACCAAGTGCTTCCAATAAAGATGTTTTATTGGTTAAATTAATAACGTTATCGCCTTTTATCTTCTTAGCTGTCTCACTTGTTCCTAAAACTACAACTGGGTAGCATGAATTTTTAATTGTTGTATCTATGATTTTTTCAGTCAATATTCTTTTTTGATCTGGTCTACCAGATCGTGGATTCAAGACAACATAATGTTCTGGTAAATCAGATACTTTAGGGAAAACAAAGTTTGGGAAGACACACCAGTCGTCTGGGGAAGATAGTATTTTACCAAATTTCTTATGAGGTGTAAAAGCAGAGTATATTCTTGGGTTTATTGTGTCTGGTTTGTCTACAAACTCCACACGTATATTTGGCATTAACGAGTAAATTTGTCTAATCAATCCTTGCCATTTTTTGTTATCTGTGTGGTGTCTACATAGAATATGCTCTATCTTCGCAACGTGATATAGAATACATAAATTTATATATGTATCTCCAATTGTACCGCTACATCCGTAAGTTTTCATCTTGTAACTCCTTGAGCGAACACACGGCAGTACCGGTTTTACCCACGACAATTCCTGCCGCCAGGTTGCTTAATTTGACAGCTTGTTGCAAATTGTAGTCATTGGCGACACAAGCTGCAAAAGTGCTTAATACAGTATCTCCTGCTCCTGTTACATCAAGTATCATTTGTGGATCATCTCGATTGATAGATATGTGTGCTGGGAAAATATGTGACTGTCCTTCTTGATCAAGTAAGAAAATACCATCATGCGACATAGTGATTATAACCGCTTTTAAGTTGAATTTTTTCTTAATGGCGTGAGCCAAATCTTGTACTGTCTCATTATTGTCAGACACTACCAGTTGCTTAGCTTCAGCGAGGTTAGGTGTAATACAAAATACATCACAGAACAATTCACTATTGACTGGCTTGATGTCACATATAATTGGACATACAAATGACGATCTGATTACTTTCATTACTTTATCCGTAACAGTTCCTTTAGCATAATCAGACACAACTATTACATCAAAGTGTTGCTGTTGACTAAGTTTCTTTAGATGTTCTATCATTGTAGACTCATGTCTTTTTCTGTGCGATAAGGTTTTTATTGTTGAATCATCATCGTATCGTACCATATGCTGTCTATTTGCAATAATACGTGTTTTAGAGATAGATGGAGCAGTTGAAAAAATTAAATTATTACATCCAATCAGATGTATCTTCAATTGTTGTTTTAGTTGATTTCCTGTGTAGTCGTCACCAATATACCCTACAAGTTTAACATTACATCCGAATGATTTAAGATTTACCGCCACATTTGCTGCTCCACCAGCAGCGACATTTTCTTTAGATATAAGAACAACAGGAACAGGTGCTTCTGGAGATATACGGGTAGCTGTACCATACTTGTAAATATCAAGCATAATATCTCCAATCACTAAAATTCGTGCATCATTGAATGTCAATGATTGTGTCATGCCTGTCTCCTCACAACAGAAATACCAAAGGTATAAAGTCCTCTTACAGACCTCTCTTTTCTGTTTGCAATATCGACGTTGCTGAAGTCGGTGTCACCGACTCTTACAACCCCCATTTGCTTTAACGGTTTGAGGATTCGTTCTTCAAACGTCTCTGGGGTGTAAACCCTAGAATCTGTATGGGAACCAACAGGTCTATCCAAAACGATGGTCCTGTTTGCGTCTGGATACTCGATATATTTGTCGTAGAAATCCGTAGAGATCACCATAACGCCACCCGGTTTCAGATAACGAGCGAGATTCTGTATTGCCTTTGTATCTTCGTCAATGTGTTCAATGACACTTAGGTTAGTTATCAAATCAAATTGACCTTCTAGATCTTGGTCGAATTCTCTTAGGTCTCCGATGATACTCTTTACGCCAAACTTATCTCCAGTCTCATCTCTATAAGATCCATCAGAAACATCAATTGTTGTAACATTGTATCCCCTGTGTGACAGATAATATGGGAATACCGAGCGGGCACTACCTACATCTAGCGTCTTGCCTCTGATTCTGTGTCCTGAATATAACAAACTATAAGCATATTCGAACCACTTCAATTCATTACACTCTAACGAGTGTTCTATTCCAAATAATTTAATGTCTGCAAACAAACTCTCTATCTCAGGCAATTCCCTTTCTCTCTTGTCATAAAGCTTAGTCAACACTTGAGGCTTGGCGGTTTTATTCTTGACACACCCAACCCTTGGGACATCGCACCAATTACACAGCCCATAATGACGACAAGTAACAGCTTTGTCTGGTACTGGCTTGAAGTTTTTAACATTACAGACCGGTCCAATATTGTAGTACATCTTATAATGACAGTGATAGTAGTCACCATTAGGCCCAATAATCAAGCTTCTTCTAGGATGAAAACACTGGGCTTCTTTTCCAGTTGCCTGTCCGCATATGTGTCTATAAGCAGCCAAGTCTGTTAAACCACATCTTTCCCCTACTCGCTTTAAGTCGTGATAATTTTCATCTGGCATCAAGTTCCCTTGATCAAAAGGAGCATTGAAACCATTTGCGTCATCATGAAATCCCAAGAACGAACCTTCGGTCATAGAAATATTTGCACTAACCTTTTTTATCTCATTTCCGTATTGTTCCATGACTCCTGGCGCATATACGAATGATGTTTGATCAACAAAGTATGAACCCTTTCTCCATTTTGCAATGACAGCTAAGTATTCATCTGCGGTAATGTGATTGGGATGAAATGTTGTGTTAATTCTAAGTGTCGAAGTTGGATGAACTTTGAACCTCTTGTCGAAATCGGGGTCTTTATAAAATGGACTTTTGCAGTTGGTCGTCATTGTGATGTTGTAGTTCTTCAGACCGTTTATGATTTCAACAATATCTGGATGTAGAGTCGGTTCTCCACCAATGATGGACAATTTTTGTCCATGCTCGTGTTCAACTCCGTTCCACCACTCCAGGATTTCCTTTCCACTCATTTCCTTTTGTGATACTCTACGACCTCTTCCATTGAGAATACAGAATGGGCATCCAGCACTACAACGTAGTGTGATCATATGCGCCCAATAACACCTCTGGTGATTATAATGTGATGGCAGCTTAGTCATCTAAAATTCCTTTGTCTAGCAAAGTATCAACATTTTGTACCACTTCTTTTGGAGATGGCACCCTATTCTGACAAATAAACTCTACCGGAGTGTTAAACGGATTCCATAGTTTCTTGTATCTTTTTTCGAGTGTGTGGTGTATGGATGCTATCCATGTAACATGAGGACACCCACATAAACTTGCAAGATGTATGGGTCCGCTACTTGGTCCGACAACACACTTTGCTGAGGATATTGCGCTGCACTGTTTTTCCAGTGATTGGCCTCTCAAATCTTCTGCACCATCTGGACAATAATTATCGACACCTCCGAAACAAGCAACAGATAAACCCCGCGATATTAGTATTTCAACCAAATGTTGACATTTACCAAAGGGATATTGTTTACCTGATATTATTTTCCCATCAATACGTTTAATAGGGCGAAATGCACATAAAACATCAGCTACATACCCTGGAGATTCTGGTGACAAGTTTCTCCATAATCGCTTGGTCGATATTCTTTCTGGTTCATCACTGTGTTTGGCAAATTCTTTGTGGGGCGACAATGTTTTATCTGCATTTATTATTGGATAATCACCCAATAGCTGGCCATCACAATAAGAAGTACCAATAGTATCAAGTGGTATAAATTTGTCTGCAAATTCATATAAGTATTGTGACCCTTTTGGCGCTGCGACTATTACATGATTATATTTTTTAGCATGATATCTCACCAATGGATTATAAAAACATAATTCCCATCCAAATTCCCCAACCCAGGGTTTACAATATAATGCTGTCATTCTTTTCACCCTCTCGTTGGAGTTGTTAATGCCTTATTAATTGACCAATGACCCCTAACGAGTCGCTCTCGTATAGTCCTTTTGTTAATACCGGTTTCTTCTGCCCAAGCCGAGATGCATTGCGTTTTTTTGTTAAACGTAATCATATAATTACTACGTTTATTTCTGCTATTTTCTTTGGGTGTTGTCCATCGACAATTTTCTTTACAATAATTTCCATCGTTGTCGATTCTATCTATCTGCAAACCAATTGGGACTTCACCCATATCATCTAAGAAATTCTTAAATTTTTTCCATCGATCACAGATAATGATCCCTCTGCCACCATAATTCTTCCAATGCTGATCATTTTGGTTGGTACATCTTTGTATAATGCTTGACCATACATTGTAAGTTTTTCTTGTTCTACCAGCATCGTTTTTTGTATGGCCGTGTTTAACATTGTTACCTTTTCTACGTAGACATCCGCAGCTTTTAGTATTACCTCTTTTCAAACTATTCCCACAAATTATCTTTTCATTGCCACAATCACATTTACACAGCCATTCATAATGACCATCACTACTTTTCCCTGTCGGCTTAATCACGACTAATTTATTAAATTTCTTACCAGTTAGATCTATAAAATTTGACATAATATATCATCTTAAAGTATGACCATCTCTAGTATATATTGTCACACCATTTCTATCAATGACCCTATTGACGTTTAGATGATCCATCAACATATTGAGGTGATATTGCATACGTTTATTCCTGTGATTAAAATAGTTTTGATCTCTAATTGGCATATGCCCAGTGACTATACCAGGAGTATACACAATATTCAACTTCCCTAAAGCACGACAAAAAAACGGAATATGATCACATGTCTTGAACAAAGCACTCCATCCACCAATTCCCCTGATCTTTTCTGTTCTACCCATCCAGAACTGAAGAACAATATCCCATAGATCAAAGTTTCTTAGTCGACTGCGCGGATTTGGCTTAAAAATAAGCGCATTGTCTTCTATGTGGAGTGAACTTTGATACTGGGGGTGGCCATCAACTTGTCCTCCTACAATGTCGATTTCTGTATTGTTTTCGAGAATTTCCAACCATTTTGATAATTGTGTCCTGTCATTAAAAATAAAATCATCATCAAGAGTTACTACATACGGCGTATCAACCTTACTAAGTGCAAGATTACGGCCAGCCGAAACACCACTATCGTACGGCATTAATAGATGTTCTGCTCCTGTAATAGAATGTGGTTTAGCACTGTCATCTGCTACAATTATTCTAATATCAGGATACATCATTCTGATGCTATAAATCAGCCTATCTACACATCTAGGTCGTTCAAATGTTTTGACTATCAGAGTTACTTTGTCTCGCATTCTTGCACCTCTTTGAATTCTTCGTCTAACACAGAATCTGCTGATTCTCCATTAATTAGATCCATCGCTTTCCATAGCTTATCCAACGCTACGACCCCCAGAAAATCGAATTTCACCGCCCCCATAGCTTCTGCATCAGACATCTCTAGACCGACAACTCTATCTTTATTTTTGGCATCATAAACCATTGGTACAAGTTCTTCTATGGGCCTATCTGCTATAACGACACCAGCAGCATGTTTTGATTGTGATTTTTTAGTACCTTCGATTCTCATAGCCTGATCAAACAACGGCTTATACCACTCGTAAGCATCTTTTACTTGTTCAATATGGTGTATCGCCCATTGTAAGATACCATAATCGTCACCATGATCTTCTCTTGCTTGCCTTAACTCATCAGATATAGACGCCTCATCAGGTATATGACGTGTAATATCGTTACATAAATCATGGGGAGTCATACATATATCATCTGCGTTCTTTCCCTCTTTGATTGATTTCACTTTCATAAGATGCTTGACAGTATCTGGATGAGCACGGAACACTTCTTTCAAAGCTGCTTTACCCTGGAGTCTTCCGAACGTAATCATTTGCGCAACGTATTCTTCACCCCATCTCTTTTTCAGATACGTAATGACTTCGTTGCGAAACACAACCCCTATATCCGTATCAATATCAGGAAGGCTAATATGACCCTTATGGATAGTTACATCTTTGTTGGTGTCCAATTCACAAGATTCAACTATTGTTATACCAAGACCATGTGCCAAATGTGAGTTAGATGGATTAGTAGACGGCTTCTCTTTGATCATATCAGCCAAGTACATCCACATACGAGAATTATTGGCATCAATCCATTCAACTTCCTTCCTCATCATATCCGTAAACACCACGGGGTCAAATGGATCTTTACAATATTGTTCTATTCGTCCAGCCAGGTGAAGAGAGACATATTTCCTGTCTGAGTCTATATCCCTTGTGTGTAATAGTTCAAAGTTATCAGACATCCAAGACATGAAACTAGTATGCCCGACATCAAAGTGAGGTGGTATGTTACGACTCATATTATAGAATCTTTCAAAATACAAACCGTATTTGATCGGATCTATTCCTGTTATTCCTGTTAGATAATTGATAAGTGATCCTGCTCCAGAACCTCGTCCCTTGCCTCTTGGTCCGTTGGATTCGTCTACGAACTTACATGCATCCCAAACTATAAGAAAATAATCTGCTAATCCGGCCTCTTGGATGACTATGAGTTCCCTTTTTAATCTTTTCCAATATGTAGCCTTTTGTGATTGATCAAGATGGGACAACTTTTCCTTAGCACCTTCTATACACAGGTGTTTGAGATATTCTATAGAATTCATGCCAAGTTTTTTAGACTCATCATTTGTAAAAATTGGCAAATACGGATTATGGCCAAGCGATGAGTATTCTATACGATCTGCTATGTCTAATGTCGCTTGCAGTTCTGCTTCCGTAAATGTCTCCCGCATTTCTTCGTATGACGGTATATAGTACTTATCAGAAACAAAAAAGTCCATTACATCTTGGCCGGTGGAGATTTTGTAGTCTTGCGCCTCTTTTGTTGTATGGAGACTTGCATACAAAAGCAATCGTTGGTCCTCAGCATCTTCTTGTCTACAATAATGGGCATCAATGGTGGCGACTGTGGGAACACCAGTTTCTATACTTAGCTCACGGAGACATTCGACAACCACAGTTTGAATTCCCATCGATTCGTCCTGTAATTCTAAATAATAATTGTCTTTTCCGAATATCTCTATATGCTTTTGAATTATTGCTTTGCCAACTTCTAACCAATCTGGTTTTAGATACTTTCTAGCCTCAGCAACATTGTGATTACGACCAGCCATGATAGCTTCTTTAAAATCTATAAACAGCTCCATAGATAACTCCCCTGCGATGCACGCAGTCAGGAATATGAGATTTCTACGTTTTGCGAATTTAGCTATGCCAGTCAGATCTATTCTAGGTTTTCGATAGAAGTGGTCCGGTTTATTAGTTTCAGATACCAACCGCATTAAATCTTCGATTCCTTGATCGTTTTTAGCAAGAACTATTAAGTGATGTCTTTTGTTGTTGGCGTTGTTTTTTATAGTTGGGTCTTGTTCACAGACATATAGTTCACATCCGATAATGGGTTTGATTTTTGCTTTTCGTGCTGCATCATAGAATGTCTTCATACAGCTTATATTTCCATGGTCTGAAATTGTGCAAGCAGGAAGTCCCAACTCAACACATCTGTTAACTATGTCTTTTGGTGAACAAAGTCCGTCCAATAAACTAAAGTATGAATGTAAATGAAGTGGGACATATGTTTTTGTATTATTCATTATCTACTCCCGGTTTTCCAATTGCTAGCTGCTGTTCGTATGTCAACTTGGCATATTTGTTTTTCACAAAGTCTCCTCCAGAAGTATGTAAATCGCTCCACACCCTATCACAGATACCATTGCGACCGAAAGAACACATCTTACAAGACCAGTGCTTATTTCTTCGTATCAACGTATCGTTCTTTACAGTTCTTAAAAAGTCATAGAGAAACTCGACGGTACCAATAAGATCATTGCGAGATAATGCAATTGTTATTGGGCCACCACTATTAGCATAAAAGAAGGTGATAATTATATTCTTGTATTGTGGATAAAGAAAGAATGCTGCTAGGTGGTATAGTCTAGGTTGTACTTCTCTCATCAGAACTTTTTCGTCAATTGGTTCCTGTGTATGAAAATTTGTTCTATTACCAGATTTCCAGTCTATTATTTCTAAAGTATCTTTGTCTATTTCACGGGTTAGATCAATGAAACCTCGCACAGTAAACTGTTTCTCTTCTCCTTCATTATTTGAGCATTTCCATTCTTCTCCAGGCATCTCCAGAGAAAACCATTGTTCTGCTTCTAATACATCTACTAAATAGGGATTATAAAATTCATCAGCAAGTACGGTCTCAAGAGCAACTCTACACTTCTTGAAGTCAGCAGCTTCCTTTAGGGCACCAGTTTCTCTATCTACACGAGTAGTAACTTTCCTGATCTGTATTTCTGGAGAATTTTGAGTGTGCTCGTCCCATGCTCTATTCAGCAACCACATCGGATCAACATTGGTTTTGCCACGTTTTTTTAGCCGAGCCATCCATTCCAGAGCCTGATGTATGATGCTACCCTGAAGAGCCGCCTTACCAGTTTTAGATTCTAGACCTAAAAGGTAATGCAGATAATAAGCGAATTGGCAATGATTATATGTCCCAATTGCACTAGAGCTACATCTTACAATTTTCATATGTAGAAACTCCTAAAATATATCTCTAGAGCCGGAACACAATGGCAATACGATGGGGGAAATTCTAGAGTGTAACAAGCTGCACTAACAACCTGTGAATTGCTTAATAATAACGAACCCCTAATTGCTATGCGTCTCCGAAATCTATTCCATTTAGACAGGAGAGGCATATTCACTTTTGGCCAATGTTTATCAATGAATATCTTCCACCACAATACTTCAAATCTGAAAATAATTTCACCTATATCATGAGTCATCCAGTTCCTGTGCGATCCGTGATAGTTCCTGAACAATACCCTCATTGATATGGTTCCTGTTTATTCTGACGACTCCGTCTCTCGCGATTCAAGGCCATCAATTACACGAGGAACTTTAGTCGTTCTTCCCTCGGTTACCACAGTGTTCGTACCACGCCTTGACACGTGGAGTTACGTCGTCCAGGTCATCTCTACCACACTCCTGGAAGTGCATAATAGCATTAGCGTTAAACACAACCGCTGCTAAGTGATCTTCATCAGACTCACCACGCTCAAAGGATGCTATGTGCCGTTTCATACTAGCGAGAAACCGGCTATATGGCATCCCCTTAGCCCAATTCCATTCATCATACTTTTTTGCGCCACTGCTGTAGTGTAATGCCGTTCGTTGTTCGGCGAGTGGAGGGATGAGGTCAAACCTTGGTTTTCCATCGTCTGTATCTCGAACAGCACCGCCATCAAACTTCTGTCGTTCACCAGAATCCTTAATATCAAACTGCTTAGCCATTTCCATTCTCCATTACATAACCGTCAGAAAAAACCTCAGATCTAGATGTCTGTTGTAAAATAGGACCAATCTTACTCGCTATGTCACTTGGTAACATATCTCCAATATCACCTTCTGTATCGGGTGTCACACAAAATACCCTAAAATAGTGTTGGAAATCTTCCTTGATTCTATCCATTGCTGTCTGTCCGGCTTTATCGTTATCGAACGTACATATAACAGTCAATGCTCCAGCATTTTGAAGCATCAAACGTTGTTGTTTAGATATACTTAATCCAAGCAATGCTACGCTGTTTCTAATACCAGCAGCCTCGTAAGCCCAGACATCCCCTGGCCCTTCACACAATATTGCTGTACCAGTTTTCCCTATGAATGGCTTCGCGTACCAAGAGTTATATAAACACAATCCCCCTCGCAACCCCTTTGAGTGTTTCCATTTGGTATACACAGCACTGTATTCAGAATCTGGACACGATGTTCTATCCGGATGATGGTGCAAACCACAGTCATCACATTTATTATATATACTTCTACCAGACCATCCTACAACATATCTGCCAGTAATATCTAATATGGGGAAAAATGCCCTTTTGTACATCTGTTTCCCTTTGATATTACAAAAAGATATATGATACTTAGCTATTATCTCTGGTGATACACCTCTATTCGGATAATAAACCTGATCAGCCTGGAGCTTAGACACTACCGTTGACAATGGTAATCCATTATTTATCTTGGTGACGATGCTTTTTCTCTTGTGCAGTTTTATTACTTTAGATATCTCTATATCCTGGGCAGTTGTTTCGCTTGTTCCAAACTGATCCAAACCAAGAGCTTGAGCTACGAATTTTACTGATTGATGAAACTCCCATTTCTTTCCTGTCTTGCGACTCATAGTCCCTCGCACTAGACCAAAAATACTATTTGAAGGACCTGTCAACGGATCGCGGTGGCACCCCCTTGTTTTGCACTCAAAATGGTTAGATTGTAATGCCCAGAACAAGCCCCTGTCATTATCACCATCATGAATAGGGCAAGCACTTTGAATATAGTCGTGCCGTTCAGTAAATTCTACACCCATAGCATCAAAGATTTCACAAACTCTTTCACAAGCCCTGGCTTGAATAAACTCTACTTGACTCGCATTGAATCTTTGCACTGCTATGATTCCTTAGCTTTATTTTCTAAAGAAGACTTAACTACGGCAGAAAATGTTTGTCCTTCTATGAACTTGCCTACCTCAAGCTTCTCTACCACGTTTATATATTCACCACTTTCCATACCAGCTCCAAATCTAGTATCTGTTACCACCAACTTCTTTGTACCATTTATTGGGGGATCTTCGTTTAGTTCGGTTTGTGTTTTCTTTTTCAATATAGTAAAATTGGAACATAACCACGCAATCCTGTCAGAACCCGACACTACCTCTGACCCTTCTTTTTCTATCCCGTCTCTATTAAGTTGAACAGTAGCCAATACTGGTAGTTTGAATTTAACGGCAAAGTTGTGTAGTGCCGTCACAAGAAAACCAAGCAATTGATACTCCTGTAACCCCTTCTTCAAACCACCATCATCCATGAGTTTAAGATAATCATATATAATTAGACACGGTTTTGCTGCGCCGCTGTGTGTAAATCCAACCTTCTTTGATAACCATCTTCTTGCTATGGACATGATCGCATGCGGAGCTAAGCCCGCTACCGAAAAATGATCTATGGACAGACCTTCTATCTTATCTTGACAACTCCATAATGCTTCCTCTTCTTGCTTGTTGTGCTTAAAACTTCCAGTCTCTATGCGATTCAAATCTATGCCTGACACTAAAGATGATAGGCGGTGCAACTGGATGTCGCTTGTTAACTCTGTGTCTAAATACAATACTGGAATTCCATGCTCTGCTATATTACATGCTACGTTGATGCAGAAAAAACTTTTTCCAATTTTAGTTCTAGCACCTACAACATTTACGGTAGCAGGTCTCAATCCTCCTCCGATTGCATTATCCCAAGCGGGAAACCCTGTCGGCAAGCCTACTATGTCCTGTGGTGTCTCTGCCAGGGCTTTCATCACACTATCGAATTGTTGCCCAAGAGATACAACGGTAGCACCCTGATCCATAATCTGTCCTGTGAATCCAAAGATAGGTTCCTCTATCTGTCCAATTATATCGTCGACATCTTCTGCCCCTGTGATTTTCTTTAGATTGTTCTGAACAGCAACCGCTGCCATATATCCTTGTCTTGCTATGGATAGCTTGTATACAGCTATCACTAATGATCTAATATTATCTTTAGATGATTCATTCTCTCCTATTATCGCCTCTAGGTATTCAGTGTGTTTCCCGTCATTTACGAAATTGTCGCAATTAAGAATTTTTGCTGCTGCTTGAATACTAGGAATATCAAAAGTCTTAGCATCATCATGACTAACAAGATGGGAAAGTATTTTGAATAACTCTTGATTGATTGGCCAATAAAAATCCTTCACACCAATAAGGTCTTCAACTTCGAAAAAACAATCGGTGCCATATGTGGTTATACCAGAAAGTATAGCACGCTCCATACCTGCATCTTGTAATATAGCATTTGATTTACTTTTCATCAAACAAATCTACTCTTTGTACCCATTAGACATTTCTTACATTTTTGACCCATTTCTCCACCAGGTCTATTAGATTGGAACATACTATCACATTCACTACACTCAACATCATAGCTATTTATTTGTGGTCGCTTTACTTGGATAGTTTTAGTTTTCTCAGCTAAAATCTTGTTCTTCTCTATCTCAATTGGATCTGGATTATTTGTAATAAAACGGACTCCATCAGTTTGTTTCTGTACCGCAGTCTTCCTTCTTGAATCAATATCTGGAGGACTACCTTCTTCATCTTTATTTACTGATTTAGATTTTTTAGATGTCTTTTTTCTACTAACCTTTTTCTTTAAGGCTTTTGGTGGTTTTGTGGTTGGTGTTTGTTGCAGCTCAAGAACATTGGATAACATATCTGCAACCTGACGCAATGCAGCTTCCGCATCTTGAATTGTTAACTTAGCAATGAACGCTTTTGCCGAAGGTACACTTAAAGTTTCTCCGGTAAGTCGCTCATACCCCTCACAAACTATATCCCAGTTTCCTGTGCGAATACCTTCTGCTATATACTCAATAGGACTCATCAACAACTCCCCTCATTATATCTGGCTCTTACTAAACCATTAATACTCTGTCCAATTACTTCTATCCTACGTGCAAGGTAAACTATTCTATCAAGTCTTAGTTCAACCTCTTTAACTAACTTATTAAGCTTAGGACGATCATCACCCAACAAACGGTTTACTACCTGTTTTGACCACCTAAGAAACGTTTGACATTCATTTGTTTTTTGCTGCAAAAATAAAGCATACTGAGCTAAAATAACTGTATCTTCAGACAGATCTACTGAAGATTGTTCTCTTAACAACTCTCTAGTAAACCCAAGAATCTTTTCAACTTCATCATTAGATGGCTGATGTTGTGGTAACCCTAATGCTTTACACCACTTATCTAGCTCATCTGAATACAATGCTATTTCATTGGTCAAATCACTCATCATAAATTTCTAACATTTTAAACCCATTTAATTCGCACCAATCTCGTTTCTTTTGATCCGTATCTTGTTGTTTGTGAAATTCTCTTTTCGTTTTGTGAAAATGTTTTACGTGTTCCGTGTGTTGTTTTCCATTACATTCGATCACTAAATTAACTGATGGTATAAAAAAATCTATGATAAATCTCTCAACTGGTATGATCACCTCTTCAAAAATAATATCATGAGGGTATTTTTCGGCTAGTTGTTGACCTATCCTATATTGAAACAACGACTTACATTTTTCTTTTGATCTTCTTTTTTTATTACTTAATCGTATCCTTGTGGTTCCACCATTGAGTAGTTTAACTTCCATGTTATGGGTTAATTCCCATCATTATACAATGAATGTATTCAAGCTCGTCCGAGATAAGACCTTTATCCTTAGGTATCCACCTAACTACTTCTATGTCTTGATTTTCCAACATATCCTTTACGACCTGATTGACATCTTCCAGTTTTGCATCAGTATATAATCCACTTTGTGATGTAGTAATAGGTCCATACACTACTCGCTTAATACCCTTCTGAATAATATGAGCCCAACAGTGAGTACATGGAGGTCCACTCACATACAAAGTAGCATCTTCCAAATCTCCAGTAGAATTTAGTATTGCATTTTCTTCTGAATGCAATATAGGAGGATATTTTTCTGGTCGCATCTGTGGCATCTTATCATCATTGACACCCCTAGGGTAACCGTTATATCCTTGGCCAACTATACATCCACGACTATTTATAATAACACAACCACATTGGGTACTTGTATCTGGACTTCGTGTCTTAGCCCAAATAGCTTGTACCATAAAATAGTCGTCCCAGCAAAGTCTAGTTCTCACTATTATTGTCCTCCTTAGGTAGAACCACATCTCTAACTTCTTTTTCCAATAATTGTAATTTATCAGGGTTGTCTCTAAGAAAATTGGATAACCTTGCCAATCCCTGGAACTTCGGTGGATCACCATCATCTGCGAACATAGGTAATGAGTACCAAGATCCAGCCTTCTCTATTAATCCAAGATTTTCCGCAGTAGTCACAATATCCCTTATAACATCAATACCAAAACCATATCTCAATGGTAATATGCACGGAAGAAGAGGTCTGCCAAGCGCAGATGACTGTACAGTAATATGCATGTCGTGACCGTCAGAAGTATTGGTTTCTGCGTTGCGTTCCCATTGTTGTGTCCACGTTACCTTCAACCACACAGAACACGCATATTGTATAGCCACCCCGCCCTTCTCTACAAATTTTGGACCACGTGGTTCCCTACTGGTCATTAGCTGGGATATAAAAATCAGTATTACATTTTTTGAATCAACGATTTGTTGGGCACGTCTAAAGAATGCAGACAACAACTTGGCTGGTCCAGCCATGTCTCTACTAGAACCAATGTCGTCCTCTTGTTCTGTCATGGTTGATAAAGCAGCAATGCTATCAATGACAACAACTGCCTTCTCTTGGGTCTTGGCGATCCGTTCTATAATGTTTAGGTAGTCTTCTGCTGTCAATGGCTTGTCTATATGATGAGGAATGACCTTGAGCTTAGCTGGATCTAGACCGTGGATAGTGGACAATAACGCAGGAGTACATCTTCGCTCTATATTTATATAGTAGGTTGGTCTGTTAAGTTCTTGTGCATTTCTGAGCAATTCTAAACATAATGTAGTTTTTCCAGACTTTGCTTTTCCGGTTATCAAACAAATCGTTCCATCAGGGATCCCACCGTTTAGGGCAATGTCTAGCGACAACGGGGTGTGAAGAATATCTCTGGTACATGGAGGCAAAGCCTTTTCTGCCGTGGCTATAATACCATGGCCATGTATTCTAATCAAAAACTCATCCAAGGATTCATCTGCAATCTTTGCTTTTGTTTTTGTCTTAGCCATTCTCTTCATCTCTTATCTTAGCAAGTGCAGTTTTTCTTCCTGTATCAACAAACGTAGCGTTCTTTTTGTTGTCTATTTCGGTGTGTTGCTGTCTTTTGGATAATTCTAAACGTTGTGCAGTCAAAGATTCTACACGGTTATTCGTCCACCGCACTATCGTTGCTATTGTCTTCTTGGCAACAAGCGCTTTTATATTGCGTTCTCGGATTATCTCTACCAAAGCTCTCCGTAATAGGGCGTCAGAAAGATTCAATTCTTTTCCTAGGTTGGTTACTCCTCTTATTTCTCTCCCATACTTAGGTCCCCAATATTTCTTATCAGACCAAAATCGTGGACCAATCTTTGGATTAACATTCATACACACCAATTCTATTATGTAGTCTCTGAATGTGACATATAATCCAGGCGTAGTAGGAGAAAGGTAAGGATGTTTTTCGCTTTTTGGTTGATGCCTTATTGCCATTATGGATTCCTGATCAAAAAGAAACCTGCATCTGCCACTGTTCTTTCTTCTGTTTGTGCGTGGTCAAAACCTGGTTGTCGGTACCAAACTATATTGATCTTTTGTCCATCATAATATCCTATGCCGATGTAATTAAACTGGGCACCACCCCAAACAGCCATGTGTTTCTGCCCAAAAAAGTATCCCTTTTGGTTAGGCGGCATTGGTATGTCCACACCCTTTGGGCCTTGCAGACGAAGGTTTGATATGGATATGTCCTTATTTGCGCCAAGCCATTTAGCCAAACGAACCCATGCATGTCTTTCTTTAGGCCTATCGTCTTGTATCACGGTTCTCCCATCTGATAACGACACCACGAACCTATTAGTAGGAACAGCATCTGTTACTGCAAATGCCAGGATAGCGTCGTTTACTGTATTATACATCTACAGATTCCCCCTTGTCTCCTTGTTGGGCATATGGAGAACGGCCTAACTGTTCGTCTGCCCTGCTAGACTCAGTCGCGTTCATAGCACAAACACCTTTGCCAGCATCCAATGCTTTTCTAGGATCTTCAGGTTTGATCCGTATGACACCGTCTCTAAGAGAGTTGGGTTTCTTTTCGCGATCCACATTATCATCACATATTTCAGCAACTATCAGACCCTCTCCGTAAGAGTCGAATTTATCTGACACAGCCTTCAAAAACCTTTCCTTAGACTTAGTATGCTTGCGACCTAGGTTGACATTAGATTTCTGCAGAAACTCCATTAAATCTGTTTGAAACTCTTTAAAAGTCATTTCTGAATCTCCTTTGAGCGAGAGTGTATGGTACCTTATTTTTGCTTCTGAGAAAAACAGTGTAATCGCTGTAACACTCTTTACTACAAGACTTCAATCTCCAAAATAATCCGCCACGTTCTTTATCTTTTTTCTGCAAATTGTGATCAATATTGTATGGACTGAATAGATCCATCTCGTTAGAAGCCAACACCATGTATCTGTCACCAATCCACTTAGCAAAAACAACAAATGTTGGCTCGACATCATGAACAACAGAATGAGGAGTACCATGTATATCTACTGCTATTAAGTTCACTTATTTCTAGCCTCGAACAAAACATCGGTCTGTGGGGAATCTGTGTCTACGTCAATAGGTTCGAACATCATATCGTCGTTCGGAGCACCTGGAAAAAACTGACCAGATATCTGCTCGACCAATGAATATCCACTACAAAAACCACACTTCACAGCTACACGCGTCAACACGTTAGCCTTATCCACACCCTGTGTTTTCACCAATTGAAGCACCAGCAATTCATGGTCACAATTCGAGCACTTAAAATTAACCTGACCCTGATCAGTCAAACCCTTTAATTTTTTTTCTGCAGAGTCAATCTTACCAGTTGTAATCTTTTGTTTATCCATCAACCTACCTTACCTTCCTTTATATACTTATCAGGATCTTTAAGTACATCCTTGTTAATCTTTCCATCTCTCCAGAATGGTTTTTCGCCTTTGAACTTTCCTTCGCCTAACTTATCTTTGTGTGTCTTGCGACCCTTACACGGATTCTCAGTACCTCTTATGATCACAGCCGCTCCAGGGCTGATCAACTTGACCAATCCCGGTTTACAACACTCGGGACAAGACAATAGAGGCTCCATGGACATACTATGAAATGCCTCGAACTCAAATCCACACAAACTGCACTCGTAATCATATGTAGGAATTACTTATTCCTCCTACTACGTCGATTCATTCTATTATCTTTAAAAGCAACCCTAGCACCATCAGATCTAATTGATGTATCAACATTGATCGATTTGACAGAATCTTCCTGTATATTCTCTTCGCATTCTAACGGATCCGTTTCTTTGCTCAAGTGATCAAAATGAGCAAAACCCCCAGAATTATAATGTGTTTTACCAGCTATTTTTTCCCAGTATCTTGTGAAGCGACGAGACTTTCTTTCTTCTGGAGATAGATCAATTGTAGTACAATCCGCAATTAAACCTTCCGCTAACTTAGTTCTTCGCTTTGCAGACTTTAACTTCCATCGCATTACTGCCGATTTCCATCGCCTCATTGACCTACGAGCAAATCTACGAAAACGAAATACAATATTCTTCATAACAATCTCCTTTACACCTAATTATACCTAAAACTACGTCTTTTGTTCCGCAAAAGTTCCCATTTTCTTTGCGAAATTTCCAAGATCTTTACGGTTTTTCTCTAAACGATCTATCTCCGGAACAGTGTCCGGAGCATGAACACACATTTTGAGATGTCGTTTAATTTCTTTAACGACTTCATCTCCAAAAGGCGAAGCCTCTCCCGCATTTTTAACAGCACGAGTTAACAAACTCAACATACTGCCGCGTTTCATGAAAGCGCGTATCAATAGTAAACCAGCTCCAACGAAAATAATTGCCATAACACTAGTTCCGATAACAACCCATCCAGCACCACTGTAATTAATGGTTTCTGCTTGTACACTTTTCTTCCAAATAGATAGTTCTTCTGCAACTGTCTCAAGATTACCCATGTCCATACGGATTCCTTGTATATCTGCTTTAAAAGCTTCTGGGGCCATGCAGCCTGGCAAGACACAAAAAGATATGAGAATCATCAATATGACCATGAATGCACCATGTGTCCATAGTATCATCGCTTTCGTTGTTTCTTGCATCGCTTTACCTTTCCTTTTTCTTTTCTCCTTAGGAACACTTCATTGACAAGTGCATCTGCTCGTTTGTTTAGGTGGCGTGGTACCCACTTGATAGAATAATCCTCAAACTTACTCAACAACTCTAATACAAGATCTCTATGTTTGATTAGTTCTGGCTTTTTCGCCTTGTACACACCGATAACCTGTCGAACTATTAGTTGTGAGTCTCCAATAATATGAATTGTATCAACTCCAGCTTTTAAACTGCCCTGAAGCCCGGCGATTAGGGCTCGATATTCTGCAATATTGGACGTCCCTTCTCCACATGTCCTCTTGCCGGATGCTATGATTTTTGTACCCTCTGAAAGATAGTGTGGTGCTTCGGCAATAATTGAGGGAAAAGGTTTGTCCACCAACAACCAACCATATGCCATGGTTCCTTGTCTAATGCCACCATCGAAGTACAGAGTAGCTTCCATTAGAACGGAGTCTCCGAATCATCTATTTCTGTTTGCGCACCCTTGCACATGTCGCGGAAGAAGCACCGATCGCAGGATTTTTCGTTGTCCGTCCTTTTGAAGTACGATGGATTATCTTTGTTATCAAATGCCTTTTTCAACATTGGAGTTTCACTTTGTATGATACCAGCCTGCCTTTTAATGTGTTGCATGGTTACATCGAGGTGAGGTGTTGCCTGCTCGCCAAGCTCTGCAAATGCTGCCAAATAAACTGGTATGATTACAATGTCTTCTGGTTGGTCTGCCCATCCTTGTTTTAATGCGTACATACTATAACTTACCAATTGGTCTATCACGCTATCACTGACCATACCGGTCTTCCAATCCAATAAGTACACTTTACCTTTGTATCTAAAACCACAATCTATTTTAACAGTTACCTCTTCGCCTGTACTTAATTGGAATTTTTGGAAGTCTTCTAGAGTCAGCCAATCTTCTTTCGGGAGATTTTGTAGTATACTAAACAATGGCATGTCATAAAATGCCTTGAGGGAGCTTAGGACCTTCTGTTTATATGATGCCAATTTATCTGGTGCTATTTCTTCTTGATAGAAATGTTCTGCAAGATTGGTATTTTTCTTAGGACTTCCCTGCCATCTCTTTCCTACCGATTGCTTCCAACCTTTTCGAAGTGCCTGGACACCATCATGTTGTGCTTGTTGAAGTGTCTTCCATTCTCCTGTTGTGCGACCAGTAGTGATGATTTCTTCTATAATATCGTGGACGAGAGAACCCACGAACATAGGAAAATTGGTCATATTCTTAAGCATATATGCGCGAGACTTTTCCTGTGGAGCACTGGTTAACCAACCTTCCCAGGCTACGTGATAGATTAAATGATATCTCCACGCGCACTCTCTTAGAGTTTTTATACGACTATTTGACCAAGCATACGTCTGTTCTATATTACCCATTGGTTTTCCTTTTTAGTTTGAGACATTTTTTGCATGATACATGTGCCCATCTAGTACGTGAAAATATGTGTGCATTTTTACTATTGAGTTTCGCACAACACAAAGTTGGGTTGTCGTAATGTTTCTTTGGTGTTATAGCTTTATGTATCTTCATTATTACTTACAATTCTTACAGGTAATCGTCCTGTACTGTGTCCTATTCTCACCACACGAAGCCTGTGCATTGGTAGCCTCTCTATCAACTTCACTAACCTTCCTTGTTCCACAACATTTACGACATGTTGCATAACGAGCATTGGTGCTGCATCGTTCACACAAATCATAGGTTCCGAACGACACACCCTTGGTATCTTTTATAACTAGAGAACAAAGATCACACTTACGAATTTTCACTTCCATCTCCTTTAGTCTATACTACCACTATTAAGAATATGCCCACGACCTTTTTCCTTTTATATCAGAAATTGTCATCCGAGTAACACCAAATATATCTGCTATTTGTCTTTGTAAAAGATTGCCCTGTAATAATAATCGTCTTATTTCCGAGACCTGCTCTAGAGTCAGTTTCGATCTTCCATTCCTTTGGCCCCTGTTGGTTCTGCGATGACGTATTTTATCTTCTTCGTTTTCTTTCCTTGTACCCCAAGACAAATTAGATCGACAATTGTTCTGTTTATTTCCATCAAAGTGTCTTACTTCATGTTTTATGGTTGGAGGATCACCAATAAACGCATAAGCTACCAAACGATGTACTCGGTGGTATCTCCTATCGCAATTCACTCTTAAATCTACCATATTATAACCATTAGAAATACGTGGTTTCAGTATCTTTTTGGTTTGTTTTCGTCTAACATATCCTATATCAGATACTTCATAATACCCTTCATATCCAACAACTGGTTTCCAGTATTCTTTAATCACCTTGAAGTCTTTCTGTGATACCATCTCTCTTAAGATAATATCCACGGTCAAAGAACGGAAAGAACTCAGGGGAAAATTTCGTTATGCTACCCTTAATGTCCTGCTGTAAAGTTACAATACAAAATCCTACATGAGCTGCAAGCTTTCGTTTACGCATGAATAAAGTTTGGTCTTGCATTGTCCCTGCTTGTAAACAATGAATGTTTCTAACGTAACAATATTCCATTTTATGATAATGTCCTATTATGCATACTGCTGGTTTTTCCCCTCCTGTAAAACTTTCTGCCAATTTTTGAGAAGAGTATGAAAGAGCATATGAACTACCCCCGCCAGCATGAATAACTTTTATAATAGCTGATCCATGTGGCGCCTTTAATTCAAAATCCGACTCCATATATCCCAGATAGACTAGATCTTCTCGGCCTTGAGCCCTTGCTTCTAACATCAAATAACGACCAAACTCGATTCCTTCTCGTTGGTGCCACCACCCACAATGGTCATCTCCATCTACGTAATATGTTTTAATTCCTGGTTTTGAAGGCCAGTGATCTATCGCGTATTGACATTGATCTGCGATACCGTGAGCTAGTAATTCGTGAGTATTGAATCTACATTCTCCATCTACATAATTTCCTGGGCATAGAACTGTTGTTATCCCCCTTCTTTCGAATTCGTCATAAGCAGCATTAAGTACATCTAGTCGTTCAGCCTTACTGCATAGATGCATATCTGCAATGACACCGAATGATATTGGTTTTCCGTAGTTATGATTTGCCATTATAATCTTTGGACAAGATTGTTCCACCGATTTACCAAGTTGAATTGTGCTGCCACGTCGCATTATAATGTAACCGCGCTCTTCCATATCATTAATTACAGCAAGCACATCCTCCTCTGTTGAATGCATCTTCTCAGCAACCTTGGCGGGTGTAATCGCTTTCTTTATGCGTCTAGCAACTTCTGATCTAAACAAAGGATCACTTGGATCAATTCCCACAATAGGTACACCTGATAATATTGTTTCTGCCTGGGTGATAAGCTTCCGAGCCTTCCATACGGAAACACCTAAAGTACTCGCCACTTCTTCCCTTAATGTACCAGTACTCCCAGCCTTATTGTGAGATCTAATAAGTTGAATAACTTCCTGCACCTCTGCGCTCAATTGCGGCTTTTCTTTAGCCATATCTAACTTCCACCTTTCGTTGTATCACATTTACCGCTTGGACAATCATTAACCGCAGCTTCTTCCGCCATGTCATCCAAGTGTTTTTTAGCCTCAGATATAGGCATAGGAACCAGAGGACTCTCTCCCTTACTTCCATCCCTATACACGGTTATTCCCTTGAGTTTTACTATATGTTTTCTCAAATCCTTTGACAACTGTTCTACTGGATAATCTGCTGGTAAATTTATTGTTTTAGAGATAGAGTTGTCTATATGTTTCTGGCAAGCTACCTGCATTACAAGATGCGCTTCTGGTGAGATATCATGAGCACCCTGAAAATGTTTAGTAGACCTATGCGTTCGTATGAATTTTTTCAACAATGGATGAACAACAACTTCAGTAACACCATCCCTTTTACTGTCATCATGCATATTTTTATGTATGTTAAAGCGTCTCTCATATACCGGTTGAAACAATGGTTCAATACCGGATGAACAACCAGCAACGATGGATGTTGTCCCAGTCGGCGCAATACAGAGTAAAGCACAGTTTCTGATACCATGTTCTTTAATTAATCTCCGATGATTGCGAGTTAAATGTTTCCTAGCAAAACCAGTTTTGATATGCTGTTCTGCATCAAAAGAATGGAATGGTCCCTTTTCTATTGCAATTCTTATGCTAGCGTGATAAGCCTGTTTTTTTATGCAGTTCATCACCTTATCAATCAGATCCCTAGATTCTTGACTAGAATATTTTATACCTAGTTCAAGCAACATGTCATGAAGTCCCATCACTCCCAAGCCAATTCGACGATGTTTTTGAGATGTTTCTTCTATCAGAGGCAGTGGATAATTATTTTGATCTAACACGTTGTCTAGGAAACGAACACTTAGAGAAACTGTTTCTTCTAACATATCTAGGTCAATCTCATTATCAACGACATGAGTGTGTAAATTTATAGCTCCTAAACAGCAGCATCCATATTCTTCCAAAGTGACCTCACCGCAATTTCCAACAACCAGTCCATTAACTATTAAGGAATGTGTATCAGGTTCATTAAGACAGTAAACATCTTCTACTCCATCCTTAACTATAGATTTGATTTTAGTGATAAATCTTTCTGGCTTACGACATTTCCTTCCCCTTTGATCCAATAATTCAGTAAGTTGTTTTTGTTTATTTCCAGCGAAAGCAATAAGTTTCTCAAAAGTAATAGAATTAGGCCTATTTATAATCAATTCGTATTGTGTTTTGCACAGATAGGGTTTGTGCCCACCATGACCATCGGGCAAATTGCGGTATTGTTCATCTCTTCTCTTATGGATACTGGATATTATTCCAAAATTGTTGAGAAGAATTTGTACATCCTGTAATAACGGAAGATTACTTTGGGAAAGTCTAACAGAAAGGGAACCTTTGGTTCCACGATCTTTGAGTTGAACAGAACCATCTGCTTGAAACAATCCAGCCAGATAACCCTTTACTAATTCTCGTGACCCTCTCCAAACTAATTCTGGAACACGATTTTTGAATGTTCTGATGTTCTCATCAAATTCTTCAGAAAAGTATCTAGATAATCTTATCGACGCAATACGTTTTTTATCCGGTTCCAAACAACTCCTAACAGTTACGAATCCATATTCCTTTTTAGTCTTAGTAAATTTTTTATTATTTATTTTTCCATTAACTATACACAGCGTTTGGTCGCATAATTCATCTTCACTCCAGTAATCTAAACACATTATAACATCTTTGTCGGATCTAATTGTTGTCCCATCTCCAGTAAATGATCCGATTATCAATCCATCTCCATAATCACCGATATCTCCCCAGATACCTTCTCCAGATTGTAAATTAAGTTCATGGCCTTCAGATAATACTTTTAATGGCCTACGGCCTAGTTGTGTTATAAATTCATGATATTCAGTACATCTTATCGTATGTCCATGTGATGTGGTTACTTTATAAATTTGCTGCTGTTTCCCCGTCATTTTCACAGGACTTGCTTGTCGAACTTTAATACCGCGTAAAATAGAATTTACACATCTATTATCTGTAGATACGTGATTATTCCCGCCAGATTCAAATAACTCACCAAAAGATATAATCCCACGATCTGTATGAAGTCGCATTTCCTTTGTAAAACAAGGATTAGTTGAGGAGAACTCTCCACCACTGGCATAAGCTAATGTATTTTGTTCATCTATAAAACCCTTATTCAGAAAACCAGGATCTCCACCCTTCCACGCATTTTGTATAATCTTATCCCAGACTTCCTTAGCAGGAATCCTACCACGTTCTTCCCCTTGCCACTTAAAGACTATCTCTCCTTGGTCGTCAAGCAACTTAAAAAACTCATTATCAACCAATACGGAAATATTAGCATTAGTTAATTCTTTGTTATCAAGTTTCGCTTCCAAAAATTCAAGCAGGTCTGGGTGGTCATAATTCAAACAGAATAAAAGAGCGGATCTGCGCCCCCCACCTTCTCGCAACTCATTACAGACACCATTGACGGCCCTCATCAGACTGACAGAACCAGTAGCTTCTCCACCAGTCCCTCTAATCTTCGTGCCTCTAGGTCTAATTTTGGAAAAGTTAATGCCGACTCCACCACCCGTTCCGGAAATGATTGTTACATTACGGAGGACATCTCCCCACCCTTCTCGACTGTCCTCTGCGGGAATACAGAAACAGTTTAAAAGCTGACCACGAGGACGCCCTGCTCCTCTCCATATCCTACCACCCGGAGAAAAACGATTGGTTTGCAATATCTCAATGAATCTAGCGAAGTACTCATCCCTCTTTGTTCCAAGTTCTGCATCAGCTATATTCCTGGAGACCCTTTCACAAGCCTGAGAGAATGTCTCCTCTTCATGAATAGCATATCTATCCTTAAAGATCTGTAAAGCGAACCCCTGTGGTTCATACATCTCTGTGCTCACTAAGCATCTCCTCCATTTATTCGTAAGGTTCTGTCACTATCAGAACCAATAATTGCCTGTTGACTACTACTAGGTTGCTTCTTTAAATACGACGTCACAGCGGACCTAAACGGATCTATTGTCCTGCTATAATATTCTCCATAACGAGAGTAAGCCATGGAGTCTGCGATGCGCAACTTGAACCAATTCTGAATATTATCCCGTCCAACATCAGCGATGAATTTCCTAATGGTTTTTTCCTTGGTGGCCCCAGTTATGTCATACATATGTGTAGACACTAGCCTGACGACACGATCTGTCACATACGAAGAGGCACCCCATTCCCCCAACCTCCTGACCGCTATCTTAGCCGACTCTATATCGTGATTCGGAAATCTAGACTGTGGATTAGTGGTCGGTTTTATACAACTTTTCCCTAGGTCGTGAAATAGGCCAGACAGCAAAGCTATCGAGGTGGCGTCCGACAGACTATCTATGACCAACATTGTATGTTCCCACACGGATTGGCCGTTGCTGTGCTTAATATCCTTAGCTACTTCTAGCTCTGGGAAATCAGATGGCGCATGATTAGACATCCAATAATCACTGGGATTACCAAATCTCATTCCTATCACCACTTGTTGTATCAAAGGTCTCTTGTCCATTTAGTTTGAAGTATAGCTACTTTCTATGATGTCTATAGCCATCAACAAAGAGATGGCCTTTGCCATGTGGGGAATTATCTGGCCACGCTTGGTTGTCGACATCATATATGGAACACCTATCAGATAATAATGGCCATCGTATTCCTTGAACAATCCGCCTCCGCTTGAACCGTTGACTATTGATGCGGTATTAGCGTAAACAACCCATTCTATTTCGCCGCAAGCACCATTTGCAATCCCAGAAATTATTCCTTCTGTGGGTAGGGGCCTCATACCCAACTTACAACCAACAGAGACTACCTCGTCAAATATTGTTATTTGGTCTAATTGAGCCATGTCCGCCATCTTGGCTACTGGTAGCATTTCTTTGGAAGTGAAAGACAAAACTGATAAATCTCGGTGCGCATCTTCCTCCACAACGCGTGCCACGTGGTCGGACCACTCGTCACTTAGGATACTAAAAGTTAAAACGCCACATCCAGTATCCACAGCCTTCGTCGTTGTCCTTCCTGTCAAAAAGTCCACGCTGTCCACCTGGGTAATCCATCTTGGGCGTATGACGTGTTCGTTTGTAAGCACCCTGTATTCGAATACTCCATCGTCATTTCGACGCAACCGATCTATGACTGTTCCAGAACCTGTTCCATACTGGGTGTAGACGAGGACTATCGGGCCTATTGTTTCCTCCCGTTTGATCTCTTTTGTGTCTGGCGACAGTAGTAGTTCTGTATTAATTGCGTCTATTGGTGAACACAAGATCAAGTATAACACTAATGTTTTTAACAACAAAATCATATTTTGTTTTCCAGAAAGAAATATTGCACGGCTCTATGCAGAGTAATACAAACTTAACCAATCACCTACCCTGCGAATTCTTGAACCCCATCGAGTGCCCCGTCGATTCCCGACGAAACAATAGCTATTATCAACTCTTGATCTTCTGTCATATTAAAATCCAATGCCCCGAGATATCTATCTAATAGATCTATTATAGTCAAACCATATACCTGATATTTCTGAGGCAATTCTGTTGCTACCAGCTGGCGGGCACCTGTAAAATTCGGTTGACCAGGTACAGATAATAAGTCTTTCATCGCTACTAGGTACCCTTTGATTAAGTTTACGTCTTCTGACGGCATATCAGCTTCTTTCAAAGCGAGGCGTGTCGCCATCTTGGAGAACATAAAAACATCAGCTTTCAAATTAGGAACATTATCCTGCCAATCACCCCCACCAGTGCTACATCCGACAACCGGTCCACACATGACCACCAACAACAACGAAATTATCGACCACTTCTTCATTTTTTCACCCTTTTCCTGATAAAACCCAAAAACCACAGTTAGTTATACACACATAACTAGCTATTACTGACATTCTCTTTCTATTTTTTCTCTTCGTTTTTGTTTGCTTTGTTGATTTGCGTCTATATCCTTCTGGCGACCATATCTCCATGTACGCTTAGACCTTTTTTTACCACCCGACTTGTCTGGAGGACTCTCTACGTGATACAATTCTCCACACATAACTTGTCCGGTCGTCTTACTTGTATGTTTTTCTCTACACTTATCTTTACACCTGAGCCTATCTCCCCCTCCACATGCGCACAAATCCAGCCCAGACAATCTCCTGAGTCTCTGTGTCTTTTTTTCTTCTCTCTTTTTTTTGTTATGACCCTTTTCGTTTTCCATTACTTATCCCACCTTTATTGTAAATTTATGTTTCATTTTATTAATAGCCCTTGTTTTAATACGATAAACTGTAGACGGCACAATGCCATGAGAAGAAGCGACCTCTCTGGTAGTCTTGTGCTCAAAAAATAACTCTGCAATAATGCTTGTCTCTTCTTCATTTAGACACGCCAAACATTCCTGTATGGTCATCCCAGAATCTAAATCCCCACAAAGTCCAGCAAAATTAGACATACGTTCATGAGATATGCTCTGTGCTCGTTTTGCTCTTAATTCCGCATCCCTCATGTGTCTGAATGTACCCAATAATCTAGAATACAAAAAGGTGATAAACGAACCACCTCCACAGTAACATATCATACATTTCAAAAGTTCATCATCAGCACGAGCTTTTAACTCATCCGAATGAGCTGAATCTACCCCTACGGATGTGGATAACTGTACAACTAATGGAGCATACTTGATTCTGGCTCGATGGAAATACTCCTTAGTAACACGACGATTTACTTGCAACATCAACGAGACTCCATATAAATCTTCCGTTCCATAGTCGGTGTCCATAACCCGTCTATAATTCCCATACGCGTAGCTGTCTTTGGGGACATCCACTTAGTTTCTTCCATCATAGATAGTAATTGTTTGTTTGTCAACTTAGTCCTCCTAGCCATTGCCTTCATTTTCTCTAAATAGTCGTCATTGACATATTTTATCATAGAGTTGTGCTTGTCCAGAGACTCCATACCGCTTTGTATAATGACAGAATGCAACATCATAGATGAGTTGGGTGTTGCATATCTTTTACCCTTGGTTCCGAATATAGAAATTATAGCACCCATAGAATGGGCTTGCCCACGGACTATTGTGTAAACTGGGCCACGACACGACAACATCTGATCTATGATAGCATAACCAGAGGCCAAACAACCACCGGGACTATTAATATACATATATATTGGATCTTTAGTCAAAGAAAATAGCTGTAAATAATTACATATATTAACTGATGACATTTCATCAATCAAGCCCACTACCAAGATACGACGAGTTCTCGTCAAAAATTCTTCAACGATAGGATCCACCTGTATTGGTATTGACATTTCTAGCCCGTCGCCACATTTACATACCCTGTGCTTTGGATTAAATTGCATCTTTCCCTCCGAAAGGATGGCACTTCTTGTGTAAGATTTGTAGTCTATTAAAATCAGTTGTCAAATAGCTCTGAGTAGTAGCAAGATGCTCATGGCCTAGGAGTGTCTGAATACATTCAAGGTCCATGCCATTACGCATTAACGTTGTAGCGCAAGTTCTCCTTAACATATGAGGAGTCACGTGCTGAACTCCAGCTCGGCGAGCAGACGACGTAAGCATGTCCGAAACAGCTCTTCGAGTAAGACGATTGCCATCTGTTTTGACGAACATTGCCTTTCGGGACGAGGCCCTTTCTAAATTAACGTAATCCTGAATCTTCTTAACACACTCTTCTGTAGTAGGAACGATCCTGTCTACACAACCTTTACCAGATACTCGCATCTCTCGCTTCTTTATATTAATATCCTGTAGATTAAGACTACACAGCTCTGATACTCTCAACCCGCTATGATACAGCGTCAATATAATAGCGACATTCCTGCGAACGTTAGATGTTCCATATGAGGGCATACTATTTTTAGCAAATGAAACAAGACTATCCACAACCTTAGATTCCACCGCATCTATAGTTCTCCTTTCCACGCGAATCGAATTCATAATAGACAGTAAGTTATCATCTAATAGACCAATACTAGTCAAGTGATGACACAAACAACGAATAGACATATATTTGCGACGTACGGTTGTATCTATTAGGTTGCTCGATTGTAATCTTTGAATAAAATCTTCAATTAACTCAATAGTAATAGTTTGCTTATCAGCAAAGACCATAAATTCCGATACATCCCTAGTATAAGCTTCGATCGTTGCATCAGCCAGGCCAAGTTCCACCTTCATATACGTGTTAAACTTTTCCCACACTAAGATCGACATTGCAGTCCTTTCATCGAGTTATTATACGTCAAAAGGTATTGTTTGTTGCCAACATTTTCGTCTTTTATACTCTTTTATATTCAGATTCTACTCCGTTTGTTCCATCTTCAAGTGTGACTATATTAAATCCGTGTGCAAAAAGTGGAGCTTTATCTTGTAGAATACGACACATTTTGACAGCTAATTTCCGTATCTCAACATCTGCAAACTTACTACCTCTTAACTCTATAAAATGACGCACAGCTCTAGCATTCATAGTCACGAATATCTTAGTTTCAGTTGCGTTAGGGAGTACTGATCTCGCAGCTTGTCGAGCCTTTTTGCGGCGCTCTAACCCACTTTCGATATCCTTATACATATCCGATAACTTAGTTGTCAGATCTTCATATAGTTGACGGGATTTCTCACAATGTTCTATCCATGTCCGATATGTATCTGGGTCAGACTTTGCTAACTCCTGAATTGCCGGAGGTACAACAAACGCGACACTCGATGAATCTACATACCTTTGACTTAACTGTGAAAAAGATGCGATCCGATGACGAACCAATTCATGAGTCAGACTACGAGAAGCATTCCATATAATAAAATTGAAAACAGCATGTTCTATTGCCGCTCCATGACCTACTTCAATCAAATGCTTTATGTGTTCGTCATGAGTCCTACCCTTTGGTTTTTCGCCTTCTTTGGCCCATGATTGGTAACAATTCCTCCCGGCCATCTCTACCAACCATTCTCCATCTTTATCACCTAAAGAAATCATAGAATCAAGTTGATCTGTAAATTCTGGCCAAACATAATTATGATCATCTAAAAATTCCTTAACTCCTTCAATTTCTATAATTACCTTTCCTACTAAAGCTATCTTTGGTTCTGTCACGAAATTATTCATACCTTTTCTCCTTGTTTGACTATCATCCAACAATTGCCGTCTACTACAGGTTTCAACCCATTCGATTGAGCAAAAGCATCGACGACACCACTGACTGATCCCCAAGTATAATCATGACCCCCTAGAATTCCTCCGCATTTAATCTTTGGCCACCACGCTTCTATATCCCTCTTAACATCTTTCGCAACATGGGAAGCATCTATGAAACAAAAATCAACACTTGTGTCGCGAAACATGGCGGAGGACTCAGCGCTGTCTTCTTTGTGAATATTAAATTGTCCCAACAGGTTCAATCTCTTCATATTCTCTTTGAAAACTTCCAACATATTTCTTGATCGTTGAGCTTTAGTAGCTGGATCACTAAGACAACCGCCAATACAATTATCTACCGCATGATACTCATTATTATTGCGGATACATATAGGGACCATCACCGCAGTGCTCTTACCTGCGAAAAAACCCAACTCTACCACGATGCCATTTGTTATCTTATTACATATAGCTGAAACGAACCTCGCATCATTGGGGGCGAACCATCCTTCAATTTGATCCCACCTCATTCTACATTCCTTTCTTAATGGCTTTTTCTAAAGCCTTAATCATCGGCAACGCATTATGATTGTCAATGAATAAATAAAATGGTGAACCACTATAACAACAACGAGCTATACCAGCTTTAGTTAATGGGCATTTTTCACAATCGTCACGTAAACCACTAAAATGCTGGCACAATGCACAAGTCTTGTCAGTAAATTCAAAACACTTTACATCCTCCCCATCTTCCGCTCTTTGTATGTCTGAAGTATTCATCAAATCGGTACCGTCTAACGACACCTTATGTTTCTTTCTATTAACAGGTTTCAAGCCCAACCACTTTTTCAATGAATGCTTTAATGCATACCTTGCAGACACTTTATTAGCTGGTGTACTATAGAATTCCTTTTTCCACGATGACAGACTCATTCCCATCTCCTTAAATAGTTCAACATCTACCCCATCTTTTCATGACGTTCTTCTTCTTTTATTCTACCTATCTCTCCTTCAACAAAAATATCTTCACTACAATGATTGGTAAAATCTTCACACTCATTACACAAATACATATTATAGATTTCATTGATACCTATAACTTTATGAATAGTGAACTCGCATCCGATAGGGAACGATATACAACAACCGAAACACTTATGGGGCTTCCTTGTCTTAGCAATATGGATTATTCTCAATGTATAACAATCTCTTGGTGATGTCTTAAGTTTTTTCATGACACTCCTTAATCTTATAAGACAAATCAACACCCTTAAACTCTGCTGGTGCTATAATAGCCAATTGGTCGACAACACGACCCCGTAGATCAACCGCAACATCTAACACGGTCGTTAATTCCTGATTAGTAACAGTCTCCGGTGTTCTGTGAGGAAACATCAGCTTCAACAGCCCAGACCCAATCCTGACTAACGATCGCTGGTTACGTTGAGACATGTTGCCAAAACAAACATTATCTAGAATAACTGGCGCATAATTCCGATTTCTCATTCTATGCATAATCTCACTTAAATAATCAGCCATGAAACCAACCGTCTTCGCAAGATTAGACTCCCGTATTTGTGGAATTCTCCATCCGGCTATAAACCCATGAATGCGGTCTAAAAACGCGCGATCTCTATTGACTGCTTGTGGTAGTGGTGCAAATAGGTTTCGATATCTAGCTGCTACTTCCTTTTTCTCTCTATCACAAGCAATGTTACCAGCGAAGACTAGAGAACATCCTGACGCAAATTCTGCAGTACCACGACTTATCCTGCCACTGTTCATATAGTCTTTGAGCATGTCGACAAGATCGCCTTGTCCAGACCATTTATTGCCACCATTATCGCTAGCAAATTCGTCGAACATAACAACATCCCTGTACCCAATTATTCCCAATTGACGACGTAATTTATCATAAAATAAAGAAGCAACAGTTGTTTTACCTCCAGATAAAACAAATCCATGAGAACTCAAAGACTGGTAATTGAATGTCTTACCCGTTTCAGGAGGACCAAGCTCGCATAGATTAATATTCGATTCTACAAAAGGAACCAAACGAACCATATATAACAATTTTTCATCATAAGAGAGATTATCCGGGTCGAATCCCATACTAGTAATCATCAAATTCAACCATTCATCATCTGTAAATTGTTTTCGACGTTCAACCCATGTGTTCAAATCTATTCCCGTAATCTGTATGGGCTTAAATTCTGTCACAATAAAAGGAAACAACTTGTTTCTTAAAACGAAAGAATTATCATATTCTATTTTGAAGACACCCCACGCGCCAGTCGTCAAAAGAACCTCCCCATACTCGGCTATGAGATACGGATCTATCCTGACATTCTGATTACCCAGAGCAGCTACGTCTACCCAATATTGGTCCCTACTCTCGTCGAACCGACACCTAATACGACCAATCAATATATGGCTACCACGCTCTCGTATATTACTCTTTACTAATTCTTTTTCATCAGAGTCCATAAAATGATCATTAAGAAGATTCTCAATACTATCAAGTCCAGGCTTAGGATCTTTCGGATCTACCATTGATGAAATCAAATAGTCTACTACAAATGCTGGTAGCTTTCTAAATTGCTCATTCAAACAACCCAAACTCTTATCGACTATTACACCTTCTTCTGAAAAGACATCCACAATTTTTTGTTTTGTCTCTATTCCAGTCATTTTTCTCTCCATCAATCAAAAAGAGACAGGGCATCTGTTCTCTGTACTATAGATTCTTCCACAACAACGTCGACAGGTGGTTCTCCTGGGCTTGTAGCAGCTCCTGTTGGACTATCAAGACATTCTCGGTGCACGACAACAAAGAAATCATCCAGACTAGCTTGGTGCATTACATCGTCTTGAGATGGGCCTAAATAAACTATTGGGACGGTCATTAAAACCACCTCATTTGGCCTAATTGTCTCATGACAGATAACACACTCCATCGCTTACTCCAGACTGCGCGCACGGCCAGCACTAACACTACACACATATATACAATGTTTTCTGTTATACATACAGTTTTTTAGTTTCTTCGATATCATTAACAAACTCTTAAACGATTCTTAATAAATCATACGAACCATCATGCTAGACGAAGAATATATATTAAAGAAGATAATAACATCACACTGTGGTATTATTAGGATTATCGATTATTGTTCCAATCCGTAATATTCTCTGCGCTGAGACTCCTACGTGAAACAAATTATAACACTTACGTAAGTATAGAGAGGACAAAACTCAAAAAATGTTCCATGAAAAATATAAAAATCTTGGAATTGAGTTCTTTATTTACTTATTACAGTGTCTATTTTTTAACAATTCAGAAATAGCAGTCTGATTTAACAGATGATCGGCAGTACCCATTTGATCTATTATTAGTTCACCATTGAGATGGCTAATTTCATGCTGCCAAATTCGTGTATTGATATCATTTCCCCACAAAGACATTTGTTTGCCATCGATATCTGTCCCAATAAGATAACATGTATTTGATCTTTCTTTTGTAACTCTAATACCAGGAAGAGAAATGCATCCTTCGATACTACTATTTAGTCCACTTACTTCACACATTACAGGATTCCATATTGCTCTATCAAAGCGATAGTGTCTCCAAACAAACATCCTGATATCTAATCCGACTTGAGGAGCAGATAATCCGATACCATTATTTTCATTCATTATCTTCCACATAGATGCAGCTAAGGTTGCTCTTTCTTTAGGAGATACTTCTATTGCTTCTTTACATACACACCGTAATCTATCATCAGGGTATTTGACTAATTCCATCTTATTATTTCCTTAGCTTAACGGGACTTATTCTGTTCGATAATTATCTAACCACTTTTCGAATTCCTTATCTGTCACTTTTCTGTCTGGCAGCTTTGGTTCGACTAGTTGTCCGAACCATAATTCCCTACAGATATCCGGTATAGGCCCGTGACATATTTCGACAACAGTATTATTGATGCGACATTTGATTATAGTTGGCAATTGGTTATTCATTATTGTCCTCCTTTGATAATAGCGTGCCTGTAATTCTTTTTGCAGCAGAACCAATTAGTCTTTTACTTATCTGTCCATGGACACGAATTGTTTCTCTTAACGCCCCAACAATAATTTTATGTACCAATTGTTTTCTTGTTTTTTGTTTACTCATTAGAAACTCCAGTAAAAAACACGCATAGGCCAAACCAGCCGGATAATTAAAACTCTTTTGCAGTATATTAAGGCTTAAAAGTAACGCCGATGCTGGGATGACTCTTAATGTCTTGAAATATTTTCTTTCTTAAATGAGCCTCTAGATCATCTAAATATTGATTAGACACACGGGTCATGGGTTTACCAGACCGCATCTCCTTAAATCTGTTTAAGATGAACTTCCTTGTATATGATTTGTTTAGTAAACTAGACATTTTACCTACTTTCTTTTTGTGTATTTCTACCCCTAGTTTGTTGACGTTGATTATATTCTGGTTTGTCTTTTATGGAGATTCTGTCTCCCAAAGACTTTTCTATTTCCTGTATGAAATGACTACATTCCGTACCTTGGAATCCTTGTCCGTCTATGGAACAATTTCCATTCGGATCGATATCTATAATAACCTTTTTCATTTCCTACTCCTTTTTATTGTTAGACTATTCCATGTTTTAATAGTACTGTCTCTAATTATGTATTCGTCGCTCAACATTCCTTTTGGTGATTTTTTTCAGGACCTCTGACACCGCAAGTAAGATGATCCGAACAATGAACGAAAGAAGTCCAACCTCCAATGTATGACCCACTTAAATAGACTTGAGTTTTTGTTCCACACCACGGGCAATATTTGGGAATATAGTCATTAATCAATGATCTTATTTTACTCAACAATGGTACCAGACGAGAAAATGGTAGTTCACTCAGTTGTTTCACAGAGAATGATTTTAGTTGATAATCGTCTAAAACTTTAGGATAATGATCAGGTGGGATGTCTTTGGATTCTTCCCTTATAGTAGAGATCATAGTTTTTTGTTCATTATCTACTCCTATGTAAAAACACTATGTAGATTATCATCACGTTGTCATCGTGAATCAATTGCCAAGACATCTTCAATAGTGATATCCTCTATGGTTCCTACTTCGCCTACTGCGTTACAGTAAGGATCTATACAAAAGCCAGATTCGGACAATCTTTGGGTCATATCCACACCTTCGTCCTCATGTATGAATACGTCTAATATTACCCTATAATGTACCTTCCTCATAATATTGGCCTCCTAAAGAAAATTCCTTAATTTCCCAATCGATTGCCGCTGTTCTGTTGGGATTTTTATAGAGGACTTTACCACTCAAAGACCTCACTTCCCAAGTCTGTTCATCTTGGTTGAATTCCACGTCAGATGCCCTTCTCATGTTGACTACTTTACCGATGGCGAATAGATTTATTTCGTCAGTCCATAAACATCGTATATTTCCTTCAATGTCTATATCCAGAACTATATCTATCATAATTTCTACCTATATCCAGTTACAACGACTCTTTGATGACCATTCTCACAACGTTCCCTCGTCACTGTCCTACCACGATGAGACATATCTATTTGGAGCTTATGATAAGCATAGTTCCCTCTTAGTTGATCCATCCATGTTTGTCCATATTCCTTTGAATCGTATTCAGAGATTATTGCTTCGTAACATCCGTCTTCCCCTATTACAAATCCGATGTCATTAGAAGATTTACCTACGTTTTGCTTCTTAATTATAATATTGGCTACTTCTTCTCTTTGGTCTCCTTTGTGTCCATGAAGATGTTGTGGGGTTTCATGGAACACTATTTGTGTTTTAGTCCACCCTCCAGTTTCTATTAGAGCTGCTACGAGGGCTGTTCCGTCTTTAAAGGCGGTTTTAATCAAACAATATCTGCTCATCTGAGATTCTCCTTTTCTTCTCCGTCGTGTTTGGTAGCTAATTTTTCCAAGGACATCGCTTGTCTTCCATTCATTATTAATTGGCTACCTAATGTAGTTGCTTGCTGTGCTGTTAGGTCTAGTGGTACAAATTCTGGTCCCCATGTGTCAACTTGTTCTGGTGACCGTTTGATGTATAGTGAAACATCAGGTCCATCACCCCATGTACATTGGGTGGATATTTCTTCATTTTTTATTTTCATTTTTTATTCGCCTTATTCCACCTAGCACGATCGAAAGCATTCATTGGCGGGGCGTCTGCGATAAATTCTTCGAAAAATTCGTCGCACCTACATCCGCCATCTCTACAACGATCATATCCATCGCAAGTACAATCTTCATACAACCAACCACAATCCGGACATGTGTCACAGACACAATCAAAACTATGACACTCACTACATTGTTCGCCACAAATACATTCATCTAATGAATAACAGCATTCATCAAAAATATCTTCGTCTACACACTCTACGCAGGTTTCGTCTTCTTTGACCAGTTGTTCTTTCTTACAGGAATCACATGCTATTGTGTCTGGCAACTTGTAGTCTTCACCATCCTCTCTACCTAAGATGACTTTGACTGGTTTTAGTGCCACTATAAAACAGGGTACATCTCTGTCTGGGTCAAAGTCTCGCCTGTGTTGATTTAAAGCGCCCATTGCTCCACCATCTAAACCTGTGCTTAGGTTTGTGAATGTTCTTCCTGCTAGTTCTATTTCACCATTAGCATCATATGCTAAAGAGTATGCAAGACCAGAATGGTAGCATCCACCCAAGACAATTCTCGTATCTTGGTCACGTGTATCATCGATAAAATCATCGATATCCTGATGGATTTTGTCGACAAAATCGACTTCGTAGTGTATATCCATTGATGCAAATACTAGTTCTTTATTAAACAGCTCTTTGCATCTCCGAATAATATCATATGCTCGTTCGTCATTTTGGTTACACATTAGATTATCACCTTTCTCGTAAGTTCTCCAATAAATTTGCTTCCACTACTTCCCTCTGTGTCAGCTTTCTCTCTAATAGCATCAAGTGTTTTAGATACACTTGTTTTTATGGCTTCCGAATCAAAATCCTGGTTAGTTGTACCGGGACTTAAAAAAGTATCTTTGAATTCACTCAACATTTTTTCAATTTCATCGTCACCAAAGATATTCATTTGTTTGAAACGGTCTACGTAAGTTCGGAAGCACGAAAATGTTTTAGCAGTAAGCTTTTTACTGTCCTCTTCTTCTCCGAACGGTTCTCCGTTTATCCTGGCTGTCATAAAATCACAGAATTGTATAGTCTCTTTTCTCATAGATGAGACATATTCTCCAACGAACACACCTACTTCAGCTTGCATCTGATTACGGATTTCTTGTTGTTTCTCTGACTGGACCTTCTGTTGAGCAATAATATCTTCTACGTTAGTCTCTTCTATGACATTGATACCCGCAATCTTGAAAGTGTACCAGTCAAACTGAAAATACTTGCGTAGTTCACTTGGGTTAGCTGGGTAATTACCTTTGATACACTTGTCCCAAAAATCAGGATGTGCTTTTCTTATTGTGGCAACCAAGTCATCAAAACGAGTAATGAAGCTGTCTACTCTCACAAAGAATTCTTCCTTTAGGTCTTTGATTTGCCCTTCTACTGTAGGTAGCATGTGCGATGGAATAAAATGGGCGCTGGCAATGCCAAACGGTACTGACCATTTCTCAAGAGCTTTCCTGGCACGTTTTTCTATTTGAGCTAATACTTGCAATTCTTCTTTGGGTACGATCAACTTTCTTCCTAGGTTAACAATATCGTCTGGAAGCTTATCCGGGTCGTATCCAAGTTCTATTAGATCTGTTTTGGTTAGCATTTTTCTTCCAGACCACATTTTTATCTTTAAGTTGACTAGGCACCCAACATCAAATAAACAGATTGTGTCTTTCTCTAAGATTGGTTCTTGTATTGTTGTCGTATTCATTTCTTTTTTCTCCTTTGTCTTATTGGTTTTGAATTCTTTAAGTTTTGGCACAATATTTCCTAATTCAAATCGACTTTTCTCGTATCAACATTATTGCTTTGTGGAGCTGTTCCCTGTGGGTTAGCGGGCTTTGCATGTTTTTTACACCATTTTCTAATAATTTCTATACGATCAGGTTCAGTTTTTGACAAAGGTATAACATTAGATGTAGCTTGTATTAAATGAGATGTCTTTAATTTGGTATTGTTACTAAATGCGATCTTAAGACCTAATTTGATAATTTGCTCTATGTCCGCGCCGGAGTATCCATCTGTAATAATAGACAATTCTGATGTTACAAAATCATCTGGTTTTCTGTTTCTTTTAGATAAATGAATATTAAATATTTCTATGCGTTCTTTTTGAGACGGCAGATCTAGTGAATATATTTCGTCGAATCTTCCTTTTCTGGAAAATTCAGGGGGAAGTGATTCTATTTGATTCGCGGTAGCTACTACATAAATAGGGGACTGTCTATCATTGAGCCATTTTATGAAAGTGCCGAACACCCGGCGAGATGAACCTCCATCACTATCTCCAGTGCCACCGAAGCTCTTCTCGACTTCGTCAAGTTGCAACACAAGTGGGCATACACTTTCCAACATCTTAATAGCTTCCCTCATATTGTGTTCTGACTCACCTACGTATTTATTCATTAAATTACCGACATCCATAGACACAAGAGGGAGGCCAAGTTCAGATGCAATAGCCAGAGACAATAGAGTTTTTCCACAACCCATTACCCCAACCAAAAGAATTCCTTTAGGAAACTCAATACCGAAGTCTCTCGCCTCTTGGGTAAAACATGGTTTGTCTAACAATATGTGTTGTTTCAATGCATCATACCCTCCGACAATATCTAATCCTCCATCGGGAGGTTCTGTGTATGTCAATAGACCTGACGCTTTTATTATGCTTGCCTTTTCTCTTGTTATGGTGTGTATTGCATCTGCGTTGAGATCTTTATGTTTACACAAGGAGAGCGTGACACGATCAACCACTTGTTGGGAAGTCATTCCACGACAAGCATCTATTACCTCTGGGACTATGCTGGCGTCTATAACAAATTTTTCTCCATCAGCTTTCTTTACGTCACTACACGCGAATTGTATTCGTTCGTTGATTTGTTCTTCGTCAGGGAGATTGAAGTCGATCGTGGTTATGTCGTGCAGTAGTTGTTTTGGAATTTCCAAGTCTGGTCCTACAAATATAATAGTTTGGCCAACAGACGCCGTGATTTTTCTCAGTGTATCTAACCAACCTATCACTATATCACATCCAGGATAGGTACTATGATTCAGATACATCCCAAAGTCACGCAAGACGCAAATAGTATTATCAGGAAACTCAAGAATCGCTTGGATATGTTCATGGACGGGGGCCATAGCAGGTGGTGCTTTGTCCACAGATTTGTTGTTACAATCTTTCCACCCTTCGGAAATTGACCACACATAGATTTGACGTTTAGTATCTTCAGCGACATCGGAAATGTTACATATAGCACGATCTTTCTCAAATGTTTCGATATATAACAATGCGTGTCCAGAGCGAATATAGTCTGCAAGGTTACTGCGAAAATCATTCATGTCGTTATTCCTTAAACCATGTGGTCTATTAAAACAAAACTAAGTTTTTATTCTTCGAGGAGTCTGTTGGTTTCGATCAATTCTCTGCGACTGGCTTCTGCATTGAATCTAAGGTCTAAAACCAACAATGAGATATGTTCTAGCAACAATTCTATGTCACAGGTATGATATGGAGACTTTTTTCTATTGATCATACTATCAGATTCGACATCTGATCGGTCCAAGATAGACCTTAGTATCGATGTTATTTGTTGTTTGTCCACACCTATTATACGTCAAAACAGCCTAGTCGTTCCGTGAAATATTACATTTTTGGATATTAATTATTGTCCAATAACATAACTTCACCGTGTTTATTTCTTACTAGGCCAATTCTTCGTAGTAATTTATTTTCTTTAGAGGAATCTGCGTCACAAAGTTTTATCCAGTGAGTCACGCACACACCACGGCCCATGTATGTGTGATTAGACAATTGTCCGCATCTTGGAAAAGAACATTGTTCCATTATGGTTTACTACAATTTCCCAACAGTATTTGATCTATGATCATTGGCTTACTTATCCTGAGCATCTTGGTCATGCTAGATTTGACTAAGGAAGAATCGAAACCTGAGGAACAATCACGTACCATCGTATCCCATATCAGTTTTGGGTTTGTGTATTTCGCAGCAAGAACGGAAATATGTACCCAATGATAGAAGCGTGAAAGATCAGATTGCCATAATCCTTCTTGATCAAAGCAAGCTTCTTTGATTGTCCTCCATAAATGGACCGCATTCCGCTTATCACTGTGGCTAGGAGGCTTTTTCCTTTTATGACTTTCCCATGACCCAATATATCTGCCAACACAAGCATTTGATGCAGCTTGAACGAATTTAGAACAATAACTATTGACATTCTTTTGGATACAAGATAGTCTATGGTCGTTTGGAATTATCTCTCCCAATGTTTCTCCGTTGTGTCCTATTAATATTCTATCGTAAAATATTCCATCCGATACGTGCCAGGTATGCCTGTTTTGCGAGACGATACAGTTTGGCAATATGTCATTCATACGGTTCTTGGTTGTTGACGTTCTCCAACCACCAGAGTCTAGTCGGAATGTCCCATCTGGTCTAATCATTACTACGTCTGTGTTATGGTATTTGACAGCGAAAGCATTACCACGTTTTTGTAAACGAGTATTTGCTGCAAGTAGATATCCACGCTCATTATTCCGACACCTTTTGAACTTAATTGCTGCCTCTGTGTGTGTCATATAGATTTCTCCACTATCACCAATTCTTGGCCTCGTAATTCTTCTACTCCTTTTCGTTTGTGGCAATAATCGCATTATCCATATGAATATCATCCTCATAATCTACATCTGTCACCAAACTGGGGTCTATATCCGTATCTTCTACGTTTCTTCCGTATTGTATGTCCCCACAATCACTAAGAACGTGGCCGAGTTTGCGGACAATACTAGCGCCCTTCCTCTTGTCGCTTGTGGTCTTGAGTTGGTTTGCGGTCGCTCCGATTATTCCCTTTTGTATGCTTACAATAGTCTCTCCAGTACATGTGTTTACACTGATAATCTCAAAAGCCGGATCGTTCCGAATTGCTTCTTCTACCTCATTAGCTTGTGCTGATTGATCTGTCTGGTTCTGCATCATCATTACTCCTGTTCTCTGTTAGATATTGGTGGAGGTTATACGCAACCTCCCTCTGTGTCTTCAATTATACGATGAAACATCCTGCTTGTTCTATTTATTTTCGTGTTTCAAGATATTGTTTTTGTTTTTTGAACGATAAACTCTAAACTGTCTACGGGAAAATCACCAAGACTACCGTCTGTCCAGCGTACTGATACGACTGGGTCTCCCGTCTCATAACAGACGTGGAGTATCTGCCCGTTGCCGTGATCGGGATGTTCTACTGTCACATTTATCATAATAAGTATGTTCTCCCAAAAGAGACACAGTAAACTAGGTTTGTTTCCTAGTCACTGTTGCAGTTGTTATACCGAATTGTGTTCGTGTCCAATATATTTCATGGATATAATACATTATCAGTTTAATTACTATATCTATTGGTCCTATGATTAGTCCCATACTAAGATCTCCAGTTACTATTATAGTAAGTGATACAGTTGCCGCAGTAGATACGATCCTCCACGTTGCAGCTTTGGCTAAATATCTTCGTTTTAGAACCATGATCTTATCCTTAGTGTGTATAAATAACCAGAAGGAGGTATGTTATGGTTAAGGTATTGGTCGTATCGTTGTTCGTCATGTTTATTTCTTTCGGTTGCGCTATAAAGACTACCGGGAAGGGTAGTTGGGAAATATACTATGGAGTACGGACTGAACAGGATGGAGAAACTCCGTCCACAGTATCGATTGAATCAAGCATTGTCGATAAAATTGTTGACTCATTGACAGACGGAGAAGTTTCGGAAGAAGAATGAAGAGCAATCATCAGGATTCTATGGTGGACAGCAAAATGGTACACCAATGTTCCTAGTCTATGGGATCTGTTCTAATAATTCTTGCGCTATAGTATCTATACGCCCACATACTTTCACACCTTTTAAACGAAAGTCGTGGCTATTGACATACGAAGCCGCTATTTCTAAAACAATTCCCATAGCATCATCACCAGCTACCACCATCTCTTGTCTGTCTTGCCATTCACCTTCCCCGACACCAGGTGCCCCATCTTTACGCCTAGTTTGATATCTAATCCTGTATGATGTCACTTTCTGATTTTCCTTTAGATATTACAGCCGTTCAGACATCTGGGTCACATTTTTAATGAGTATGGTTTCTGTAAGGTGTACTTGCTTGAATTCTCCCGTCACTCGGTCCTTTTTCGTCCCAGCGAAGTATTGGATCCGAACACTATTGGCATTCAAGTCGAGGACTTTACATGGGGAATAAATAGCTTCTTTGGTGGCCAGAATAATCATACTTCCTGTTGCAATCATTTTTCTTCTCCATTTTCACTAATAAGTTGATCTCTTTCACGCCTGGTTGCTTCTAAATCAAATATCAAATACAGAACGACGAGACGCGATGCGTCTATTGATTCTCTTAGTCTCGATACGACAGAAATCAGCTCTCCTTGTGGCATATCTCCCATTGATATCATATCTAAAACATCCAATGAAATTCCAAGATCCCCCTGCAGGTCTAATAACACACCATCTATCGACGCATCTCGTTGATTATTCATATGGTTTATTCTCCCATAATTTATCAAACTCTTCTTTTGTATACCCGGGGTTTATCGAGCTTACATACTTCTTGTATTCATATTTCCTTGGACATAAAAACTCAGAGTCATCAATAGATTCATAAGGTGATTTTAAAGCCCATGTAAAATCAGGAAACGGTGAACAACCACACTTGCGAGAGGATGTGAAAAGAACTATCCGTCCAGTGCCTCCACAGTCTTTACAGTTTTTGTTTGGCATTACTCATTTCCTTATCTTTTTCCAAGCTCGCGATATTAGAGACCAGATAAACATAAATAGCCAACCGCCCGACAGCACAACTGCTGTACAAAGACACACCGCGATTGGGACGGTAATAAGGAGCACTACTGGACCCCATAAAGGTGCGGCAATCCACCACCACGACCATCCAACTACCACTGTTTCTATTACACCAACCTTCAAAATGAACAATATTAAAAAGAATATACCAAGGAAACCAATCCTACTTCTGTCAAAGGTGATCTTATTCTCATTATCAGACATACACTTGCTCCTCAGTAAATGACGTATCCACATCACCGTCCCTAGAAAGAGACATCTGAACTGTCTCCATACATAGTCTACAGTTCATTCCTGCTTTCAGTTGTTCGGATCTCCAATTGTATACATATTCCTGCGCTTCTTCCCATGTTGTTTCATTGAAGTGTCGCCAAGGAAAATAACCAAATGGGCATTTACATATCATACCATTTTCTGTAATGGTCATGTTACACATGTCTTCGCATCTAGATACTGTGTTTTTATAGCCTCCAAGATTATTATCCCATGCCCTTCCTACCGGAACTATGTCGTTGACACTCGAATCACCTGGTTCTATTATGGGGATACCCATATTATTATCTTTTAATAAAGATATAGCCTTGTGGCTGGGTTTGTCGTGCCAACTATCTTGAGATACAGCAACCTCTATTCTTGGGCACGATGCTGCTTGTATTTGTCTCATTGCGTCAAAGAATGTATCTGTACCTCTACCACCCCAAAATCCATTTGTTACCAACCTAATCCTACCCCTGCCTGTAGATAATGCAACAAGCATTTCTGGGTAGTTTTCTAAAATAGTAATTTCACCACCCATGATATTGAGGTTGATTTTTTTTGGTACCCAAGCGTTAAGTTCTTCACACGCACTAGTAGACATCTGACCAATCATACTAGGGCCAGATCTAAAACAACAATGTCTACACTGTTGATCGCACTTGTTGGTGACCCTAACGACACAAGCCGTTGCAGCATTAGCCCTTTTCCATATTCCAGGCCATTTATCATGATTATCCATTACTGTTTACCTCATGAACCATAACGTCGTCTCCATCTCCGTCTATGACCATGCCCCTTAATACCCCACCATCGCAGATACCACCATCTAGACAATAAGCTGAGTTGACAGGATGTGGATCTTCGCAAATAATGTGGCCACCGATTATATTATATGTGTCGTCAAGTGTTTCCCACCACAACACACCATTATTGTCGTCATAAAAATCTGATCCACGTAGGTATCGTGAGTACAAACACGTTTCTACGTGCTGACTATAGATGGACTTGCCACCATCAATCCCTGCGTGTACAACATAAGTCGGTTTAATACCTATGTCACCAATACGAATCATTTGAGGCAAATACTGGAACCACGCTGCCCATTCGGTCTTATCTAAATCAGCGCATTGTTCTATGGTGCAATCTAGACCATTGACTATCTTTACTGGGTTTCCAATCAGATGTCGACGATATTTGTTGTCGTGATTACCTTCAACCGAGTAGGCACCAGGCGTATCTCTGAACCACTGTAGTGTTTCCCTTATCCTGGGGCCACGATCAACAAGGTCTCCTGTTGCTACCACGATGTCTCCTGCTCTATACTCACATTTAGCAAGAAGGGACATAAATTCGTTAAAATACCCATGGATATCCCCCACAACAATCACCCGCTCGCCTTGGCATATATTTCTAAGATCCAATAAATTGGCTGTACGTTTGCTGCATATATGAAGAATCTCGTCATATTCATCACAACTAGGTGGTTCAAACTGATCGAAATACACATTAAGTATCTTATTGTGATCTGCATCTACAGAAATAGTTGGGTGGTTTTTTCTGGTTGCAAGACGCTCAAGACATGTACGTCTATTTATGTCGAATAACACAAAAATCACACTATACCCTGATTGCCTAGCTGGTTTTGTATACCTATCTCTTTGAGCCCTGTTGAGATTCATTCTATCGACTACTATGGATATCCTAGACTTAATAGATGTCTGAAATATACGGTGATGATGCTTCCCTTGTTCGTCTTGCGACAATCTCATTATGGGCCTGCCTGGTTGTCTCATGAGTGTGTTTGTTGCCCAATAAGTCTTGCCTGATCCCTGTGGTCCTATTAGTATATAGATTGTCTTACTCATTTGTTTTATCTTCTATATTAAAGGAATCTCCAAGAACGACATAATGATCGCCCGAATCAGTAGTAATGATCCAGTCTCCCGGATACATTAGAACTCTACCAGCAACAGTAGCGGCGAAACAATTGTTCGTTTGTGGATCAATGTAGGTGCCATTAATTAGCGGAACATTATAACCTAACCATTGTTCAATTTTAACGACGCCTGGTCCATCCCTTCCGAAAGTGGATTCATATCCTGGCTTACATTTGATTGTATTTCTCATTGTTTGTCTTTCTTTTCTCCTGCTGCGGCTTCTAATCCTACGTGAACGTCTCCCCAAGGTGCGTTTCTTTTAGCTCTTTCCGCTATGGTTGCCTTTGCTAATGCGACTGTTGCGAAGCCGAATTTTGTGTCGTAGACTAGGCTAGTCGGATAATCCGGTTTAGCGTACCACCGGTCATCCCGTTGGCCACGCATTGTGCCGCTCACCCCTCGACTGATCGTGTATCCATGGTACTTGCAAGTACTTTCACGCACTGGTCACCTAGCTTTCTATTTTACTGGGCCTGTCTGGATTTGAACCAGAAACCCCTCCGTTATGAGCGGAGCGCTCTGCCAATTGAGCTACAAGCCCTGCTTCGTTCACATTCGTTCACATTCGTTCCCTGGCACCTTATCCCCACGTCTTATGAATCACGAACTCCATGGAGTTCTACGAACTCTTCCTTAGCAGATTCTATTTTAACTCTTTTGCCACACTCAATGTACGACTCTGCCGCTTTTGCAGACGAAAAGAGTCTTTTGAATTCTTTGACTGGCTTTCCAGTTATATCTAGTGTTTTTCTCATCACTACCCATGCTTCCATTATTGTGCTCCCATCTCGTTTGTCAATAGATTAAGGTCTATCTCCTTATCTATGTCGCATCCACGCAACCATTGGGCGAATTGCGCCACCATAAGTCCCGCTGCAATATTTGCGCAGTAGATGGTAGTTTTTGCTGTACACCTATCCTGAAATGCTTCTGCCGATGAGAACAGCGTTGTCTCATAGTGTTTCCTAGACGACTCATCATAGGCCGTGAACACTCTCATGTATTCAGCACTCATCCTCCCGTCTACGAACAGATCTGCCCTCCCCTTAACTCTGTTGAATATAGATGTTTTAGTTTCTATCCCGTCCGCACAGCAAAATAAAACACCCCCGGTAAACTGGCTAGACTTGAACTTACTACATGCAGTGGTTACCTCAATTCCTGAATTGATAAGTCGACATATATCCGCCACGGCGTCTACCTTTGGTTTAGCTAGGTCTGTTTCATAAAAACCCTGTGCTGCTAAGTTCTCCACAGCCACCGTGTCAAAATCTATCACACTCAACTTCGGGACACCAATTGCTGCTAACTGTAACGCTACTTGACGACCAATTGCCCCAACACCAACGACAGTAGCTCTTGTTTCTGCTAATTTGTCTGGTGGTACCAACTCCTGTTGACGTACGTCTCTTCCCGATATCATTGTGCTCATGGTAGTCTCCATAATAGATTAGGAATTCCTTTAGTCATCCATAACTAACTCTCGCTCATTTGCGTACTTAGTAGCCCATGCTTTGATCTGCTCAATTAATGGTTCGTTCGGATTAGGTATTACCTCTAATAAATCTTCGTCTTCTGTCCACCATTCATCTGCTGTTGGATTGTATACATACCAGACTGCTTCCTCTTCGTCCCAGTGTGATGCGTTACCATCAGAGTTCCAGTAGCATTCAATGTCTTTACACAAAAGATCTTTCCACAGAGGATCTTCCATGTCTTGGGTAACACTGGGAGACATCGTCTTTGTTATTATTTGAAATTCCTCAACGACTACCTTTGTGTTATATTCTTCCTCCCACGCCTTGGCGTTCGATGAGCCAAACGGGACACTCCAGTCTACCGTTACTTTAAGTAGTTTTTCTACTCCCGGAGCCGTATTCATCTTGAGACGGCAATATGTAGAACCGTCTTTAGCAATGATTAACATAATTGCCCAGTTAGGATGAGAGAATGCTTCCTTAAAGTTCTCCTCATCGTTCGCGCTAGGATGTGGCGAATTGCCCGGGTGGGAATGAATCAAAAGATTCATACATGCCCATGGTGGCACACCTATGTCCATCATTCGTTCTGTGTGTTCCGCATTGTCCTCTGGGTCTAGTTCGAAATGGATAGGATTACATTTTTGTTTTACTAGAACGAAATCGGTGACTAGCAAAGGATCTTTTGTTGCAGTTATGCCGTATCCCGCTACTTCAGTGGGACCCAAGTCTCTCATACACAACAATTTTGAGTAGGCATATGCTGTAAATCTCAGTGTATCACCAAACGTTACCTTTGGTTTTGTGAATTCTTCCATTTTTATCCCTTTCGGTTAATCATCAATCTTGGCTAAGATACAATTATGCTTCTTAGAACAAGACGTGCAAGTAGATGTTCCGCAGTGTTCACATATGTTCCTATAACAAGAATCACACACTAGCTTGTTGCATTCTTCACAATCGTTTGTACATCCCTCACAAATACCCGCAGAGCATTGGGTGCATTTCTCAGTTATACAATCTTCACAGAAAACATCCATACAACCACCACATTCTGTCTTGCAACCGTCGCAGATATAATCTCCACAATTGGTGCACGGAGTAGAACATGATTCGCAATGGTCTGTCTGACATGTTAGACATAGGCTCGTGCACGATGAGCATACTGTATTTTTACATTCTGGACACGTTGTTAAACACCCCTCGCAATATGTCGAGTCACATTCCTCACATGTTTTAGAACAATCCCCACAGAACATCTCGTTACATCCTACGCAACCTGCTCCATTGAAGCAACTTTCACAGAACACGTCTCTACAGTTATTGCAAGTATATATCAGACTATCATCTAGAGAATCAGAGCAGACTATACAGGCGTGTTCACTATCTGGATCGTACCATTCATTAAGGTGGTAATACGGTGAGTCTCCGTTGTATGTTCTAAGAATTGACTCAACAATTGTAAGGTAATCCTCAAGTCTACCTTCACACAAAGCTGCGTTCATTATGTCGCCGCCGTCGCCACAGCAAAGTCTTTCGTTTTTTACGTGTGGATGGTAGCCACCACCGCCAGACTCTATTTTGTTGACGGATTCTATCCAGAGGCTTTTGAACGGTTCGGTTATGTTAAGGTGAATCCAAAAGGAACCTAGTTCGACTTCTTCTTCAGACTCACTTAATATAACATCTTTTACAAGAACAGACAGTATGTTATCACGGAATTTTACTTCTTCCCATGCGGCCACAATGGCATACATTTCTTCCATTGCTACTTTGTGGGACAAAGGTGTAATCTTATCATCTATCAGATATTGGAGTGTAGTAGAATTGTAACCAATCGCCGCGATAAGATCTCTTTCAACTTCTTTCGCTAAGACCTTGATTATATTATCATGTGTGTGATGAGGGATGAGCCCAAAATGCCGTGGTTTCGTGGTGTCCCACGGGAATTTCTGGACTTTCAGGTCATTCGCAGACACAAAAAGTCTAACCAACCTACTTAGTTCATTGGCTTTGTTAACAACTTTTCGAACGTTTCCAATTGTTTGTGGTACGAATTCCTGTCTACCTTTGATTGCTTCTTGGATCATCCAGTTTCTATATTTCGAGGCTGCACGACGAACAAGTTTATCGTTCATCTTGCCTGGTTGTTTTTTCGCGATCATAGTAGATGTTCCTGTCAAATTCAAAAAGGGGTGGAGGAAAGATTTCCCCCACCCCATTAGAGCCACAATCCAGACTACTTCACCCCCAACAACTTACTCCGAACCTGTTTAGCTTCGTCTGCCGGAAGCTTGGCTATCAGGTCTACTACAGACTTTGGTAGCTTATTCTTCGCTTCCTTCCTATTCAACTTATATGCCAGAGCAACAACATCGTCTGTTTGACTAGCTACCAAGTTTTCAGCCATAGCGATAGCCTCATCGCTCATCCTGGATCGAAGCGACTGAATCTGCTCTTCATTAGTTCCTGGCCCTCGTGCCATCTTAATTCTCCTTTGCGGGGCTACACGCCCAATCCTCTGTTCCAATAGACGACTCCACATAGAGCCACCGACCCGTGAATCAAAACTATACCATAGGTTCAACCAACCTAATGCATAGCTTGAATAGTTACAGTGTCACTGCCATCAACCTTAAGGGGTGCCAATGATATGCGGTCTCCATCCTGAAGGATATAGTCCATATGGGCCTCAACCGATGTCCCATTGGCCCTGACACGAATCTTAAACTCTTCTATGTCTCCCTCGAATGCAACCCTCAAGAAATCTTCCAGCCGAGTGTCGTCTGCAACATCTACCTGCTGAGGTAATCCTGCCCCGTCGTTGGTGATTAGTGTGACATTGATCATTGTGATTCTCCTAAAAGAGGCGATAATCGCCTCGTGCCATAGGGCGAACTATTCACCCTTTTCCAATCATTTTGAACTGACAATCAGTTATCCTCCACAATATTATATTTAAGCATCATCGCTGCCGTCCCATCGCGTATGTCTAAAAGCAATTCCTTTGCTAACCTTTCTGCGTCTCGCCTAGCTTCACGGATATGTTCCCGTCTAGGCCCCGTTCTTATAGTATCACCCAACCGAACACTACCACGATAATATGATTCTCCGACCACTAGCAATCGACGATCGGTTTCATCACAATCCAATTGAATATCATGGATGTAAGCAAAAGATGAACCTGAAAACCATCCCTTTTTCCACTTTTGTGTGAGTTTAAGATTCATATTTTCTCTCTTGTTGTTAGACGAGTTCTAATATAAGTATTTCTTTATCTACTACATCTACCGTTGTGGTTTGAGCCAGGTTTTCCCAAAAGTTTTTTATGCATTTTTACTCGCCCCTGTTGATATCATCTTGAGACCACTCAAATTTACGCTCACCAACTTTCAGACCTAACCATGTCATTGGCCCGGAATCCCACACTTCGAACTGAACATATTCTTCTGCCGCGATACCATCTTTCAAGTGATACCTAAATAAAGCGCAGTCGTCAAATGCTTGTGTGTGGTCTGTTTCGTTTATTTGCTCCTTTATGTATCCGCTATCGCGACCACAGCATGGACAAAAGTCTTTGACCCTGGCGTTTTCACGCAGGAAATCTTCTGCTTCTTTTGATAAACCTTGTGGTTGTGAACATCTCATGGTTTTCTCACATATACACCAAACTAGACTCAGACCTGATTGGGTCCTGCAGTGGTTATGGTTCCATTTCGTTTTCTCTACCATCAAAAAGAAGGGCTATGTTGTTTGAGATTTTGTCGATTTTCCAAATATGATTCTGTGCCTGTACTAGTGCGTCGTCTATCAACTCTTCTGGGGTCAACTTGATATTACCAACGGACACACACCTTCTGCCTGCAGCTCCTGTCGTAGCCATTGCTATCCAACGCAGAGCATACAATTCGGACATCTTCATGGACGCCTGTAATGTAATAAGTTTCCTCTGTTGGATCTTAGTTAATCCTGTCATGACATCTACTCCGGTTATTGTCCGCATCCAGAATGACCTTTCTATTCACTTATCACCTCATCTAAGATAGGCACGCCAAGATCTTCCATTGTCACTAAACATTCTCTTTCCTTGTCTTGTTCGTCTTTTTCGCTCATTGACACGTAACCTGGATAGACGGCATCAACTACTATCTCTATCTCTGCCAAGTCGCTCAGATCAAACAAACCAGCCACTGTTTCAGAGACACACTCATCACCATATATGCCACAGACGACCATATCTAGTGGCCAAGACGGATGGTCCTTGATACAAGACAAAACTTCCGCCCCACCGTCTCCCCCGTATTTGGTAATCGTATCTGTATGTGGATAATCCTTGACAGATTCAATTATATCGTGGTGGATCTTAGTGCTACTAGGGTGTTCATATTGCAACAGAATTATAGCCCACCCATTGTGTTTGGCATGTTGTATGAGATCGCATACAATAGGGACCAAGTCATTGTCAAGAACCTCCCCAAGGAAATGGTCTTGCATATCTACGACTACTAACGTTCTCGGTGTACTGCTTAGTTCTCTCATTTTAGCTCTTTCACAAGGATTCAGGGTATATAACCCACTTTGCTGTTCCATATTGTTTATTAGCAAGATCAATGGCGACTTGAGCTATCTGATCATCAGGTATGTCTGCTGGTATATCAATAGACATGGTATCCCATGTACGCCCTATTGTGTCGTGCAAACATGCCAACTTAACAGGTTTCGTGCGTGTTGTCCATTGTGTGTCTAACGACTCCATTAATTCTTTGAGATTGTCGAAATCAACCAATGTTGCGTTGTCTTCTGACCCTAGTATTCTACGACAAATTTTCCCACTTCCATCTTCCCATAATGTTATCTTCGCATCTCCACCATACTTTTTAGCCATTTTGTCTAGAATTGTATTAAGTTCAGTGTACGTTTTTGGGCGTGATGGCATGATTAACTCCTTATACAAAGTGGACTGACCGGTTCATAATCATCCCAGTCATTACGACAATAACAGTTGCCACAACAATCGTCTTCACCATCGTCGTCTAGAATTGGCTGATCATCTAAGACGGTTTCAGGTTCTACCTGTCTCTTCAGGTGACGAGCACGTTTAAAAGCGTTCATGGTTTTATCTCCAAATGTGATGCATTTATTATCTTCCAAAAATCGAACCCAACTTGTGTATAATACCAGTAAGGAGGTTCGAAAATGAAAACGAAAGAGAAAAATGAAGCAAGAAGCATAAGGACTAAAGAGCAGCTTTCAATCAAGGATATCGCCATTCGATTAGGCGTTGCTAAAAGCAGTGTTAGTCGATGGGTGAGGGATTTACCGTTGTCTAAGGAGACCATAGACGCTAGATGCTTGGCTGGATGCATTAAAGGTGCTAGGGTCCGACACGACGACGCCAGGGCTATTAGAAAGCAATATCAACAAGCTGGCATGGAAATGATGGATGAATACCGAGACGACTCCTTGTTCGTCGCTGGTTGTATGATGCACTGGGCTGAGGGGGCCAAAGATAAGAATAGGGTCAATATTTCAAACACCGATTCATTTTTCTTACGACTTTGGCTGGAGTTTATCTGGCAATTCTTTGATATTCAGCCATCCGATATTGCTCTCCATATCCATTGTTATCTAAACAATAATAAGACCCAACAGCAGATCGAATCATATTGGTTGAAAAAGCTTGGGTTGTCCAAGTCAAACTTGAGAAAGACTGTCGTTGTGACCAAACACAAGTTTAGCACAGGTGCAAAAAATAACAGACACCCATACGGAGTTGCCCAATTAAACATCTGTTCCACAGAAGTGATACAGAAGATCTGGGGAGCGGTCAAATGCTACGCGAGTATTGATGATAATGAAAAATGGCTTGATTAAATACCCCCGACCGGACTCGAACCGGCAACCCTCCAGGATGAAAACCTGGCGTCATAACCAATTAGACCACGGGGGCAACACCTACTACCTATTCGGCAAGCAACTCTGATATGTCTGGCAAACTAGACAATATTACCTCGGCTTCTTTCGCGTCTTCTGCGAATTGGATTTTGATCACAGCATGCTGCACTGACTCGTCTAACTTTTCTTTTGTTTGTTTAAATCGTATCTGATGTGCTGATTGTACAGTTTCAACTTCTTCTGTTATGGTATCCCATTCTTTTGCAATAGCTTCCTCTTGTTTCTCTAGGGCCTTACTCTTCTTCAACAACGCTGCGTGTTTCTTTTGTAGCGATGCTGGCAGACTTTTCAACTTTGTAAGATCTGTTAGATGTCGCACTTCGTAGTTGCTAATGGTACTGGAACCATATCTATTTTGAGACCCTACAAGTGGAAATTGTACCGACAACTGAAACTGTAGCTTATCTGCTTCTTTCTGCAACATCTTACACAAAATATCTCTCTGTTTCTGGTTCATACCATTAGCTCCTTCTGTGAAAAGTTGGTTGTCTTGGAACACACTTCCACTAATTCTATCTCTTCTGTTACGTCAGAACAAGGGGAATAGACGTCTTTTATTCTTGATCCATAAAAGCCGTCTGTACCATACAGTATGACACCTGCGAAATCTGGGTGTGCGTATTCCTTTGTCATAGTGTCCTTTATACGCTGAATCGTCCTGCCAGAGTCTACCAGATCGTCTATAATTACATACCTAACAGGTGTGAGTTTGTCTCGCGAGAGAGTTTCTATGTCGTGAGAAGAATGCGAACCTCCCTCATAAGACGACATCTTGGCATCTAAAGGTTTTCGTATGATTCCGCATGGTATGCCAGACTGGATTGACGCTGGTAATAGCACAATTACGCCACTGACACCAGTCCCTACTATCATATCAACTTTTCCAAACTGAGGATCTTGTAGCCTATGACAGATTGTACTGATTGTTGCCGCTGGGTATCGTAATGCAGAGCTAAGATAGTCCACAGTTAAATTCCCCTCTCATAACACTACCAAATACTAATTGCTATGATAGTCGCTGTAACTAGTACAACGATCCAAAAATTTCTTCGACACGTATCTACCTGGCTATTTAAGCCTACGAGACAGTCTTCGCAGGTATGGTCTTCGTTCAACGTATCGACTGGGCTATAACACAGGATACATATATCAGACATGATTAGACTCAGCTCCTCATAGGTGTAATTTAATACTAAGCCACGGCTGTCCCAAGGAAAAGCATTAAGACAAAAGTGATGAACGCCAAAGGTATGCTTGACTGTCCTATTCCCGGTATTAGACCAAGAAATCCTCCCATCCACCACTCTATGTAAACGGGCCTTCCCGAATAAACCAGCCAAGAGTTGATGATGTATGGCCACAAGAGAGCGCCAATCCCAAACAATACACAAACTAACATTAACCAAAACCCAAGTCCCAATCCCACTAGTGCAAGTACAGCCTTCATAATTCTTCTCCGTTTACTGACACTCTTCTAGACAACGCTCAGCCTCTGCGTTAAACTTGCCCATCATTGTTCGTAACCGTAGAATAACCTCCTGTTTCATTTGTAGTTCTTTGATACACTTAAGCAACAGCTTTGGAGTATCACCTCCTGATAACTCTCTCAGCTGAATTTGCAGATATATTTCCTCCCAGTCAAGTCCGTTTGCCACGTTTATCTCCCGCCACGCATAAGAGCCACCTTGTGCCCTAGGGCTGCTGCCCTGTTCCGGTTCTCTCGTCGTGAGATCTTCTTCTTTAACTGGTTTTGTTGGGCCATCGCGAGAGGATCTCTCTGTACGCGGGCCAGGTCGTCCGAAGACCACGTTAGACACCTACCTCCCCACACTTGTTTTGCGTGCCTAGACGAAACAGACCTAGCAGACTTTCTTTTGACCAACGTTGACCGTTTATTTTTCCATTGACCGTCTAATCCCCTCTCCATGTTAGCCTCATCGTGCCCCTTCCTTCTTGTGGGGAAGCCGAATGTACCATCTCCACACGCGTCTTTCTGCCACTGTGGACCACCAAATCTCTTGCCGTCTTTGACGGGAACGGTGAATTCTGATCTTGGCTCATTATTGTGTTTCGCCCACTTGGCACTATTCCCCTTGACCTTATTATATCTGCGGCCTTGGCTAGAGTGTTTCGGTGATGTTTTGCCATCTGCGCAACAACTACAAGGTTCTGTCTTCATAATTATTCCTCTAGTGATTGTAGTTAAAAGTCCAGACACCCCAACTCGGGTAGGCATGTGAATCGCGTTCCGTCTATGTCTTTTTCGAATGAACGATGGAAATGTCCAAAGACCCATCTAGCAGGTTGATGCACGGCGAACATCTGTTCCAATAACTGACTAGTGCGAGACGGCCTAATATCCATTGATAGGGTGACATATGGTATCACAGTAGTTGGACAGGTGTGCGTGACGACAAATTGGGGTTTTATTCTTGAGTACTCAGCCAACGCCTTATAGCTAGCAGTCATACCTAATTCTTCGTCTTGCCACCAATTAACGCCTTCTGTCCTGATGTGTCGATCTATGCTCAATCCACCACGGACATAGAATATGTCACCGAATCCCGGTACATTATGATTACCATAGTCTCCAAGGAAATGCGGCCAATCACCTACCTTATTATAATTGTCATGGTTACCTGGCAAAATTCTGTGACATTTTGGATCTACGTTCCTGAGGGTTGTGTAATCAAAACCAAAATCCCCTACCTGGAGGGTTTGTTGTGCTTTTTTGATTAAATGATGATACGAAGAGAAGTGCCCATGGACATCTCCTATGATACGTAAGTTGGCTATCATATTTCGATAGCTCTGGCTGTCACAGTTATGCCAGAATCCCTCTGCACATCCAGTATAGTGCCCAAGTTCTCTGCTTTTACAATGACCCTATCGCTTCCTACAATTACCCTAATGACATGACCATCGGATTGGTTGATCATGATTGTATCTCCTGGGTTGGCTTCCATCGGACAATCTCCCTTAACCGGAATCTTTGCAATCTGTGAACATCTCAGATGCGTCATAATCGCACCACATAATAGTCCATATCCCAAAATTGTTACCTTTTTCCCACATGTCCAAAGGCTCTAGGACTTTTTTTATTGCCCCCCTAAGTTGACCTGATATGATTAGGTGCGCATCGATCTTCTCTTCTGACACGTATGTCTCTTTGTCTACGTGACTAGATGTTGCTGCTATGAACACATGGTCGGAAAAATTGCTATCGAATACCTCTAGGTCACAAAGTCTCCCAGTGCCATAATTGTATTGTGGATGTGCCACATCTACTTTGCACCACCATTTTTGACCGCATTCTTGGCAGTATTTAGCCTCTTGGGCTGCACAACCACACGATCTGACATTTTTTGTAAAGAAAAGTTTCCCTCTATCGATCCGACACCCGACGATAGTCGCAGCGTAATAGTTAGTATCCATTGTGTTTCCCCACACAAGCCAAACTAGCTTACTGAACAAACATCGAACGCAGTGGTTTAGTTCATAAATCGTATGATAATCCACCCAGAGACTTCCAGGACACAGACAGCGTCTTCAGCGCTTTTTACTTGACTAGGGTCTTTGCACCGTACCTTCTGTATCCCTTTGGCCATATCAATCAAACCTGGTTCGTCGAGAGTACACCCAACCACTTTGATAAGGCGATATAAAGAATCCAATGGTTCCCTGTTGGATCCTTCAATGACAAGAAAATCTCCCTTTTGTGTCACCCCTGAATCATTCGCCCCCATTGTGTCAATCCTCCGTCCCTATCTGATGGATACACGTAAATCCTTCACGGCATGTCGGTTCACTAAAACTCCCGATCATACGAGCCATGACGTCGTCTGGTACGATTTGCCCAAGCGGACGCTTTCTGTTGCGAGATAGAGCTGTCTTTGGTGGGACGTCTTGCCACAGGCAGTCGACAGCAACACCAATTTCGTTGGCGATTCTTATCCAACTACCACGACTTGGTCGTGTCAGATGTACATCATCTATTATGATGTCATATCCTCTCCTGAGCAGTACCCTGGCCGTGAGTTTCACATTTGACCATACGGTGTCCTCTGCGGGTCCATGATACTGCTGACCGGTCAATTCCAGACGGAAATCATCCGGACACAAGATAACAGTACCCTCTTTGGATCCCTCTTTGAAGTTTACGGTAGACAGATATGTAGATTTACCAGACCCAGGAAATCCGCACATAATAGTCAACATAAGTATTCCTTTCAGGATGCTGGACAGACAAGATAATGAAGGGCTATAGCCACCAATTGACCAAACGCAAGCCCTAATAGGAACACATTGATTCTGTGCATGATAGGATATCCTTTCTAAACTTAAAACTCTGGGTCAACAGTAGTCGACAGCAGCTGTCGCATAAGTTCGTGACCAAAAAGATGTCTGCATGTTCGAATTTCGTACGCCAGGTTTTTTGCCCTCTGGTAGCCAGCTCGCTCATCTTCTGCCATACATGCGTCTTCTGGTTGGTCTTCAACGAATCTTCGGAAACCTCTTTTTATCTCGATCACTGGTTTCTCCTATCAAGAATTGAACACACGATAAACTGTTTCTAGGGTCAGGAGTCGGTCGCAGTGGCTGTGTCGAAGGCGGTTTTGTCTAGGTGTCTATATACCAGCATTATACTATTATCTCCAGACTAAGTGATCTTGTTTAATACCTCCAGAATGACAGTCTTGGTAGGCGCAATCCAGAACTGTATATTACAGATCACACACAGAAATCCGACCAACCCAAAGACAATTCCACCAAATAACGTCCAGCCATGGATGAACAGTCGTAGATCTTTGTCTTCGGTAATGCGATCTGCAAAACAACACAGACCACCGCAAATTGCTGTAAGACACAAAAAGACCATGCCGAACATTACGTAAGTGAATCCCGCATTGGCCGTCTCTTGCACTACGGTCTGGGAGATAGACGCTGCGCTTGCTACGACAGGTTCCATCGCCTTGACAATCGCGCCGAATTGATCAAAGAGGTTGTTCACTACGCTGTTCATTGTTTAGTCCATACTCATCCTTCTCTCCTTATGATATGTTGTGGCTTATGACTAGTTCTGGCCGCAAGGTATAGCAATTCCACGATGATGATGTCCTTCAGCATGGTTGGGTCCACGCACCTTCATCCTGCATTTAGGACACTTCTGTCCCTGGGTTACGACGATATCATCGCCATTACCATCTTGCCCCACCGTGATCTTCCTGCCAAAACCGATGCTACTACACTGCTGTCGAAAAGAACATTGTTCGAGATGGACCCCGCGATCAGATAACACCTTGTGTTCCACCGGACCTTTTTTCGTTTTTGTACGCCTAGAACCGGTTATGTCGTAGTTTGCCATGACTTCTCCTATAATAATAGACTTCATTCATCGCATCCTCTACGAGAATACGCTACCAAGATTGGCATCTCGTTGACGTTTCAACGACTCATCCACACCTTTTGTGTCTTGCGAACTGGGCTGTTCCGTTACGATAAGATAGTTCCCTATTCTAGCGTAACACGGGTAACCATCTGTATTGAACCACGCATCCCCACTCATTTTCTTGTGTTCACCTGGACACTCTATGACTTCAAATCTTTTTCCATACCTAGAATGTCCAGGCACTGTTATCTCTATCACATCTCCAGGTTGGGCATCTCGATCTCCCATTGGCTTATTCCTCCCACAATTCGCCGTCAGCGTCATACAGCTCATCTAACGAGTAATGTATGATATGGATCGTTTCGATGCCTGTACTGGCCTTAAAAGCCGCCTCTACGCTACCCAGAGAGTTGACGTCGACCAACTTAACAAGGGCAAAGCTGCCTGTCTTTGAGTAATTGCCACCGAAGAAGTCTTCGTCGTACTCGACTCGTATGTACTGTTGGTGTTTGTTCATCCTATGCCACCTTGTCGTCGAGCATATCGTCGTCTTCAGGTAGATCTTTCAGAAAAGATTCGAGATCGTCCTGGCAGTTACTACAATCCCCAGTACAACCGCAATCACAATCATCGGGTTGACTATTTCTTTCCCAGGTAATTAGGCCTATCTCCAACTCCAGCTCCAGACGCTCGATTGCAGGGTTTTGGACGCATTCTATTATCAGTCTGAGAGCCTCGTCTTCAGAAGACACTTCGAACTGATCTGTACCGCGTTGTCGAACGAACTCGTTTGAGTCATAGTTGGTACTATCTCTGTTCCACACAGTTGCCTTGCTCATAACTATATCCTTTCACGTGGTGATTACAATAGACACTCAGGAATTCGTGTACGGACGAGATGGGTCCTCTCCATTCGTTGTATGTTTCAACACCACGACTGGCGATCTCACGTCCTCTGGATTCTGCATCTATATGACTCTTGAAGGGTTGACTCAGTAAGCTGTCGTCTCCAGGTTGTGTCCCGCAGTTGTTTATGCACCGTCCTTGTCGCCACGGACCTTCACATTTACCACATCTCTGATCGCCAACGCCGTACTTCCTATCGTCATCGCAGTACCAACAGAATCCATCCTCCATCCCCGCACCATGCAGTTTTTGTCTACAGTCCCTACACCTCAGGTGCCTAGTCATTATTCAGATCCTTTTGCAGCTCGGCGATTTTGATATTGAAAGCCTTGTATGCCGTACTTCCCGACGTCAAACTATTGAGGGTTGTTCGAAACTCATCCAATACTTCTAGAGCTGTTTTAGGGGTGTCTTCGTTGGGAGTGGATGCGACATACGCCCTGGCGTGCGCTATTGTCCGTACTATGTCGTCGTACGGATGGCTGAGTGAGTAATTCCCATCTATCGTACAGGCTACTTCTTGTTCTACGGGGGAGCTGCGGATGCGTCCGTGAATTTCATTAAGAGGGATAGATATGACCCCACACTGGTTTTCCCAGAATTCGACTATAACCAGACCATTGAAGTCACATACCCGTGGTAACTCTTCCCGTTTGGCCCTGGTGTATTCTGTTACGACTTTGAATGGTTCTGGATCGCATTCCAATGAAAGAGCATAGGTTCGTTCATAGTAGGTAAGGTCTGCCGAAACCAGATCAATCCCCATTCTTTTCGCTTCCTGTATCGCATATATCCAATTACCATCTTTCCGCGAAAGTAACAGTTCTCGCGTATTCTTGTGTCGAATCTCGTAGACAGCCATGTTTATCTCTTTCTATTATTACTCATTAGATACATCAATCAAGAAGTGACAGGACTTTTCATCGATCGAATATCCTTTGCGACTTCCTTCATGACTAATACAGCAGCTTCGCAATCAATCAAATCCCCATTGTCTAGAGACCCGTTCTTTAACATACGTACCTTGGCTATATGCGATTCACACATTCGTGCGCATATTTCAATCATTTCGTTCATCAAATCGTTGATTTGTTTCTTCATAATGTCATCTTTCATACATTCACCTCCATTGTCCCCGCTAGGACTCGAACCTAGAACTACAGCATTTTAAGTGCTGTTCCTCTGCCAGTTGGGATACGAGGACATTGTACCAGAAGTCCTGTAGTTGGTATAACTTTTATTCAGGGCTGGGCATATCATCGCCTCCTGTTTAACTCCATCATAGATACACGAGTGACGACCAAACGACGTATACAGGTCATGTGGCAACTATCCCGCCTATAATCACGGGCATCCTGACGAGTTTCAAAAAGCAATGGGGCGTCATTTTTGCCAGACACAAAATAGGGTCCGCCCTGATATGCATCACAGACTATTTCCCCATTTTATCACGTTGAGCCTTCTATGGTTCTCCATTGTTTTATCCCGCAACCTTTCTTACTGACGCCAGTGTATCCTGGGCTTCAGAGATTTCAGCCTCCAACTCGGCTCGTTCATCTCCTCCAATCGCCACATCCTTGAGACAAGATATACGGGTCTCTATCTCACACTCGGCCAGTACCAGCAGACACTCCAGTTCGTCGGGAGGAATTGTGACACCTGTCTCTTTGTTCTCGTCTATATCCTGTTGAAACGCCGCACGCCAATGTGAGGCTACCTCGTTCGCTTCTTTTTCCCTTCTGAAGATTTTAGTGTGCATACTAATTCCGTGCACGCCATACACATTCATTGCCCACGTATAATCGGCTAGCTGGGATACTCTAACACGATCCGTCCTTTTCATCACCATCGCCTCCAGTTAAGTAAAGAGCTTTCGAAGATTTGCATCTCTCTGTTGATTCAGATGAGCGTCAGTGTCTGGGGACGCGGTATTATCGGGGTTTTGAACCTCTTTGACTATGTCGTATTTAGTTGGATCACGATAGAAAGCGACATCGTTGTTCCATATCAACCAACAACATTCCCCAAGTTTGGGGAAATCACTGTCTCCAAGGAATTCTTCTGGATACTCAATGATAGTCAGCCTTGTACCAGAGAAAGGACCTGTTCTTATGACAATAATGTCTCCAGGTTTAGCATGGTCAGTGCTCATTACTGTTCTCCGCACATTCTTCTTTACTACCATGAGATAGAGAACAGGACATATGCGTACGAATAACCCTGTTCGACATAAGCTCCATTATCTTTAGCCCACTGGGCTATTTTAGCCAGAGTATCCAAGGGATATGTACGTTCAGATTTTTTATCGTCCCATTCCCACTCCCCGTCATCAAGTGACACTCTCTTGTAGGAGTCATTCCTCTGCTCGCCGCAGATCAGCTCCCTCATTTCCTTGTCTGGCAAATCGTTGCAATTAAATACGCTGACCAGCTTCATATTCTGTTCTCCTTTTGTTCCCCGATACTCTTCCTGGGCGCATCAAGAAACCTACTGTTATTGACAACACAATAGGCTTTTTTGGCGAGCCCACTCTGTTTTCCCTGCCGTAATCGTATTATCCCAAAGCGTTTCTAGCCCATTCTGCTATCTGTTCGTACCCATCGATTCCTTTGGTGTTTTCTTCTGCCATATCAAGGATGTGTCGCAAGGTTTGAAGGTAATCTTTGGATTCGACAACACATTCCTCCATATAACCTCCACATTCTAGACAAATTGGCCAGCCATACTCTTGGATATTACCGAGTATCCTTGTCATGTTTCCCTGGACGTGGTGTACTTCACGACACTTATTGCACATGAACTCTATGCCGTATGTTTTCATAGCCTTACCCCTCTCTTTTGTGTCCTGCAAACACCCCCCCCTAAGACCATGGAATGTCCGACATGTATAACCAGATGTTATATGCATCTTGCACGGCTACCTTCTCACTACAACCACCGGCCATCGTGATTTCCACCATTTTCCCAGCACTTCTACATTTCTCGATAGTAATTGCACTAGGGATTTTAACGACGTGATCAAGGTTGATCAGTGTTCCATCACTCAATTTTTTGCATATCATCGACTTCTCTCTTTACAGGACGTTAGCCACAACAATATCACGAAGTGAGCACACAAACAAGACGAAGTCCGGACGTTCTTCGGACCCTATCGTCACATTGACCCACTTTACGCCACCCACACCCACTGACTCCCACACGCCTACGAAATCGTATATAAACAAACCAAACTGGCTATGTATTGGGGTCGTCGTCGCAGTGCTAAAATGCCGTTTTTGACCCCATTAAGCCACTATTCTACCGTGTCACCAATACAGACTATGACAAATAGGACTAAGATCAAACAGACCCAAATGGCTGTACTGCCCATCTCCGTCTCCTATATACGAAAAACCTCACTGGCGCTATCAAGGATGGTGTTTATTGACAAACCACCCTCTAGGCACGCATTCGTACTATTACGGTGATGATTGTCCGATTTTCTTCGCGTAGTAGATAGTCCATGCCAACAAGAAATGCATTGAGATTGTCCATAATATCCCCTGATAGGTTCCAAATGCACTTTGTACACCAAGAGATCCCGCAATAGCGAGTAATCCCCATGTGACACTTATGATCAATCTCATCAATCTTACCCCTTAACACTAACAAAGAGTAGCACCCAGGATTTTGCAGGCGCTCGGTTTTGGATTCTTACCTTCTGATGCCAAATAACCAATACAAAGACACTAGTAGACTGATCAACCAAAATCCTCCTATACGGAGCCCAAACGCACTTTCTACATGGTAATACCCCGCCACGGCGATTATTCCCCAGGTCATAGAAGAGATTATGATCATCAAACTTACCTCCTACTAGCACTATGTAACTAAGTGCCTACGAGTTGTGTCCGGAAATGGGGCAGATGTGGGGTTCTGACCTGGATCAGAGGCACACCTGGACTAATCAAAAACTCCCAATACTTCTCTGAAAACCCCGGATAGTTTGTTTTTGGGCTCGTATAGCTACTTTGGGGCGATAACTAGGGGAGGGGAATTAGAATATATCCATGGATAGTATGACATAGATGGTCACCACTATCATTGCCAAGGAGAAACAAAGGTCTACTGGATCCCTCCTATTATTACCGCACATAGCTTTAACCCCTTGCTTAGACATACAATATGTAGTTATGATACCCCTGTGATACCCCCTATATATGGTGTGTTTACTCCCACAAACCGGTAGGTCCAAACCAACATTCAATGCATAATAATACCAATAGCAGACCTATCCACATCAAGATAATAGGGATATATCGCATGCCATCGGGCGTCCCATTACTATGGTAGGGTCCACCAGGATCTCCATATGTCATTTCTCACACCACCCCTCCTTCTTGTACCCACTACATGTAGTTGCGAACCCTCTGATACCCCCACTACATATGGTATGTGACGACTAGAAAATCATACCTACGCTAGCTAAGAAGAAAAAGGTGACAAAGACTGCGATAGGGATCAACCACCAATCGCTTGGACCATCAGCGTTGTAGCACATACTATTTCTCCCACCCTCTTTCTTGTACCCTACTACTAAAGGGAAATCCCAGAGATTACTAAAAGTATGCTGATTGCAAGTAGTATCAACAAACAGATGGTTTGAATAAAGAAGCAAGTGTTGTTTGACATCGTGCTGGTTCCTTATTCAGGTAATTCAACAACTATTCCGCGATGAGAGGGTGATATTTCCAGTCCGGTTGAACGATCCAGACTATGATAAATCTGCATTTTCCCTTCTTCGGTGATACGTGCAATCTTACCACGGACTATAGGTTTGCCGGTATTATCTACGACAATCAGATCGACACCATGTCCATCACTACGGTCCTCTAATTTCAGGTTAATCTCCGTTACTTGGCTTTCCTCGAATACTCGGATAGTTCTCGTGGACATACTATTTCTCCTATACTAAAACAAACACAGGATAAACTGACTAAGGCGCCAGACACAGATTGCAGTGCAAAGTGTGTCTACAACAAATATTGTACCCTAACCCCACCGATAGGATACGCGGATAGTCCTTAGGGACGAAGCGCGCCAAGCTGGTGGCCTTGACGCCCTTAACTATCCTCCCCAAAAAGAAAAGATGCGCCGAACCCCCACCAATCCGAGCGCCACTGACTCTCCGCAAATCTGCTTAGGTAGTCAGTTTCCCGAAAAGCCACCAGACGGGATTTGAACCCGCAAACATCCTGTTCACCCAGTCATTAACCATGGGCTACTGAGGACAGCTTTACCATTTAGCTTACTGGTGACATGCCAGTTGAATAGACTTACAGCTTCGGGCTTCTGTATCCTTCCGGACCGGCTTCTTTCTATTCAATTTACACTGGCATTAAATGAACTATGCCCCAGCAAATGAATCTAGCTATTTGTGATTCCGGGACAGTTTTGTAAGTTCTTAGTTCTATAGGCTTTTTCTAATTTACCTACCAGGGCTGTATCTCAAAACGCGAGACGGTATTGCTAGACAATAAAAAAGGGTACAATGCGCCAAACTATCTGGCATATCGTACCCTCATACATCCGTTTATTCGCGCCGACCCTGAGTCATACCTGTTCAGCGTACCCTTAGACACGCGCCCTGCAAAAGACGAACATCTTAGGAATCCAAACAAGAATCGAAATAGTATACTACCTTAGAAAGTGGGACCATTGCGTCCTAGTCGACGTTCCGACCTCGATAATTAAATCCAAGATAGAAGTGGACTATTAAAAAGACTTGCTATAAGGAATGCCTATCGGTATGACATTGCGCCCGTGGTGGCTACTAACCTGATCGA